TGGTTCAACACCATATGATCCTAATTTAACAAGTATAACTGTTCCTAATTCAGCACTTACTGCAATTACAAATACACAATACCTGATGCTTGGTGATACTATTACTGGTGATGCAAGCGGTGTTCAAACTGTTACATCACACGGAACTATAACACAAACTTCAACAATAAAACCATTTTAATATATTAATCGTAATTTACCATAAATACCTTGTCGTTTAATAGATTACGGTGACCCAGCCGGCGACCTAGAACGTCTTTTCAGGAGTAATAAAAATGGGAAAGTTTAAAATTCAGAAGTCAGCAACTGTGAACCAGTATGCTGATGCAGGCAACGTGATCGGTGGTACTGGTGGTCTCACAAGTATTGCTGGAACTCAGATTCGTCCAAACGTATATGTGACAGGTGCAACTTTTGCAGCACTTGGTAGTGTGTTGCGTCAGAAAGGACGTAGTAAATTTCTAGTTACAGATGGTACAAACACAGGTGTTTGTACACTGGCAAATTACCCCAACGCCAATCTTTCTGCTGGTTCAATGAGTATCGGTATTGATACTGCATATCTTAGCTATTGCAACGTCAATGTTACCAGTAGCCCAACTACTTTTGCGTGGGTACGTTTCAACTCAGCTAACCTGGCTGCTGTAAGTACACCAGCTGTGGGTGATTATGTTCGTGGCGTTCCTGGTATTGTAGGAAATGTCAAGATAACATCTTATAGTGTAACCAACGGTGTGGGCAACGCCAACGTCAGCTTCCAGAGCAGCCAAAGTTTCTCAAACACTGCTGCTATCAGCCTTTACAGCGGACAATTAGCACAGAGTCTCAGCAACAAATTTGTAAGAGATTTCGCTGGCAACAAGTATCAGTGGACTTTTGGTAATCCCACAAGCACAACTGCACGTATTCCAGGTGCTTAATCTGTAAAAAAATACAAAAAAATAGCAGCCTCAGGGCTGCTATTTTCATCTGTGCCTGATTAGGCATAAATATTTCCAGGAACAACTCATGAGCAGTAGTAAAAGAGTAATCGGAAACGATGGTAATCTAGCACCATATGACATTTTTGCAAATGTGGTAACCATACACGGCAATTTGCAGATCATGGGTAATACTAGTACTCAAGATATCACTAACAGTGTCATCACAGATAGCATCCTCACGCTCAATCACGGAACAACCACACCTCTTGCCGGGGGTGCTGCTATCGAAGTGGATCGTGGGACTAGTCCCAATGTGCAGATCCGCTGGAGCGAAACAAACACACGTTGGGAATTGACCAACGACGGTAGCACATATAGTGCTATCACAGCAAGTGCTACTATCGCTGCTGTGGGCCAACAAGGCGCCATCCAGTGGAACAATGCCAATTACCTGTATGGCAGTGCCAATCTGACACTGAATAATGGAAATCTAAGGATTTCCAACACCAGCATCGGCAACGGTAATATCTGGACCACTGGTACCAACCAGGATCTTTATCTGCAGGGCAATGGCACCGGCTATGTTGTCATCAATGATGTTGCTAAGTTTGCATATCAGGGCAGTGCTCCATCTAACCAGACCAATTTCACTATGCTTTTCGCCAATACAGTGGGAAGCGGCGGTACCGGATTGTACGTGGTAAATAGTGGTACTGGTGACGAATTGATAACTAAGACAAAAGCCACAGTGTTGGCGCTGATATTTGGATAAGGAACGATAATGGCAGTAAGTAATTCAATACTAGGAACATCAGCTAGTGCGATCTATACCAGCAGTGGTCAGAGTGTTGTGCAGCTATTGTACTTCTGCAACACTAGTGGATCTACAAAAACCGTCAATCTATATGTGGTTCCCAGCGGCGGCTTTGCTGGAAATAGCACTATAGTATACAGCAATTATGCTATCACCAGCAGCGATACCCTGGTAGTAGCCACAGAAAAGATCATTCTCAGCAACGGCGATGCCATCTATGCAAATGCCAATGCTGCGACAAGTATCACTGCAACCGTAGGATATATCAGTCTCTAATGGCCAGATTACTTAAAAACGATTTTATCAAGACAGGAAGCAGTGCGATCCAGTTGCCCATCGGATCCACAGCTGATAGACCTGCTGCTCCTGTGAATGGACAGATAAGATTCAACACCGATGTGCAAAGATTCGAGATCTACTACAATGCTTGGCAACAGATCGCTATCAACGGCAACGTGACCATACCCAAAGACACATTCACTGGGGATGGTACGACCACGCTGTTCACGCTGAGTTATATTCCTCCCAGCAGCACCAGTATCCTGGTATTCGTAGGCAACGTGGCGCAGAATCCCGATGATGCCTTCACTCTGGCCGGTGCTAATATAACTTTCAGTAATCCTCCGCCCAGCGGTCAGACTGTGGTTGTTTTCCACAAATTTAATTCCACCGACGCAAATTAAATCAGCAATAAATACTTCCGTAGGAAGTTTAAATGGCCATTTTAGGAAAAGTCGCTGGTACTATGCTCAAGGACAATCTTGTCCGTAATGGCACAGATCTCATCCTTGACAGCAATCTCGTATATTTCGATGTGAACAATCGTCGCGTGGGTATCAACAACACCACGCCTGGTAACGCTCTGACGGTCAACGGCAGCGTCACTGCCAGCAATATCTACATCGTCAACAGCAATCTAACCAGCTTATCAGGCAATTTATATCTCAAAACTCTGTCAGGTAATATCAGCGCCAGTAGTCTCAGGATCACAGATGTTGTAGATCCCATCTATGCCCAAGATGTAGCTACCAAGAACTATGTAGACAGCACTATCGTCAGCGATCTGTATGGAAACCTGATATTATTGGGTCCTAATAGCAGCGGAGCACTGGTAAGCAATGCAGTCACTTTGACCACTACGACCACTGTGACCGACGGCTTGAGCCTGCTGAACGCTGTATTAGGAAAACTAGTGCCACCTAGTCCAGGTAATTTTCCCAACGGCAGTGCATTGAGCTTGTCGGGCTTGAGCACACTGGGTCGTATGACCAATTTCACACAGACGGACAACAGTGGATGGGCCAATTTGAGTGTAGCAGGTGGAACTAGTTTAACCACTGGTATCCGTGCAGCCACTATCACTACCAACACATTCACACGCCAGGGTCCTGGCGACAGCGGCAACGTGCAAGTGATAGTAAACGGCGTCGCCACCGGTTATCGTGTGATGGCTCCTGGCAATAACAACAATGGCACGTATGGTCATCTGATCATCACCAGTAATCAAGACTACAGCGCATTGAGCGGTGGCAGCGGGGGTTTCTGGAGCAGTTTCAGTGCCCAGGGCAGCGGATCCAACGCAACAGCAGGATGGAATCGTATATCCATCACGGACAGCGCAGGATCCAGCACAAACACTGCCACTTGGTATTATGATATCAACAATGTCGGCGCTCCCACTTGGAGCAACACCAGCATCAGTCTAACAACCAACAGCACCACTTTCAGCAGCACAGTGCCACATTTGAACAGCAGTAGTGTATGGCGTCTGGTAGGCAATGTGGCCAAATTGAGTGGTGATACATATTACACCAGTGACACGTTCATAACAGGTTCAGCCGGTGGTGCTATGCAGACACCCACCAGTGTGACCTATACACAAGCTGGCGTGACCACACCATTGATACGAAATGCTTATGTGACATCAGGCAGTGCTTATTTTACGACCACTGCCAGCGGCACTGCTTCGGGTTTCGGTAGCAGCAGTACCGGTCCCAGTATGACGGTGTTCAACAGTTACAGCAGTGCCAGCAATACTTTCAGCCCTGGTTTGACCGTGTTGTATAAGAACGGCACCAGCACACAGATAGAAGAATCCAGTATGACCAATGCTCTTACTGGTGCTCCCAGCACTTTTCGCATAGTGAATCCTGATGCCGGAACAGCCAGCGACACCCCTGCCTTCACTGGCAGCGAAAGTGCTTTTAACAGCCAGACAGGACCTTTTTACACCACTGATGCTACTATAGTGGCAGCAGTATTGAAATTCGATCAGACCAATTACAGCACAGGTTATCAGCCTGTGGGACCTAATCTGTCAGGTCAGGGTGCAGCACAATATTATACATTCAAATTCGCCAAGACTGCGGTAGCCAAATTCAACATCCTATACAGCGGCACCATAGCAGGTCTATGGGTAGCATTGCCAGGGATAAGTCCCACTTACAGCACACTCAATGGCTGGTACAGCATGAGCACAGCTTATGCAGGTAGCGGTATTCCAGGAGCAAATACTGGTGCTGGCGGCAACGGCAGCAACGGCTGTGCAGTAGGTGGTACAGCAGTCATAGGATCTTTGGTAAGTAGTGGCAGTTACACAGCAACATTCGGTACTGTAAATACCAGTAGTGCCGGTAACATAGGCAACGAAATCTATGTCAGGGTCAAACTGACGAGTGCTCAGAGTTTAACCGCACTAAGCATACAGGCGGCAACTAACTAATGGCCATTTCACAGACACAGATAGTTGATTATTTGCTCAAGAAAATCGGTTATGGTGTTGCCAAAACCGACGTCAGCACGGCAAAAAGTCCCAGTAACGAAGCAAATGCCAGTCCCTTGCTCAGTCCTGGCGTGACAATCTGGCAACAGGATTTTTTGATTCCCAGTGTCACTGTTTTGCCTACCAGCAATAGTGCAGTAGTAACAGTATACAGCGATACATTAAGCACCAGTGTCCAAACAGTTAATCTGGCAGAAAGCACAACAAACCAGACCTGGGCTACCAATCTGACTAACTGGATACCCACTCAATACGGTTCGGGATATCAGCTAAAATTATATGCAGCACCCAGTGGCAACAGCGCACCCCAAACCTATGGTGTGAGCTTGCCTCAAGCTGGTAGTGGTAACAGCGACAGCTGGTTCTTCGATTATCAGAGTGGATTGATCAACTTTGCCGACACCAATGTGCCAACCGCGGTAACTTGGAATGGCAGCACAGGTAACGTAGTTTATGCGGTAGGAGCCAGATACACAGGTCAAACCGGAATATCCAATTTCCTTAGTCCCATCACCTTCAGCAACACTGTAGCTTTCAACGCTAATATCACAGCTACCAACGTTGCTGCCAACGGTAGTGCTGTATTTTCCGGAAATATAACCGCAAATACCAACATAATAGCAGCTAACGGCACCATTACTGCCAACGGAAACATAACAACTAACAACGGCAATGTGAATGTGCCCAACGGTAACGTCACTGCAACATTTTTCAATGGTAAAACTGTGGGCAATGTCTATACCAGCAACATATTCAGCACCGGTACCAATGCCAACATCAGTATAACACCCGGTTCCAATGGTGTTGTTTATGTTAATAGCACCACTGCTTTGCAAGTACCCACAGGCACCAATACTCAATATCCAGTCACTCCCCAAAGCGGTATGATAAGATGGAACGCCACTTACGGATATTTGGAAGTATATACAGGCAATACTTGGGAAGCGGTGGGTCTGGAAGGCGGAGCGCAGACTATCGTCACCAGCGATATTTTCTATCCTAATGGTTCAGGAACCACATATACTCTCAGCCAAAACAATACCACACAGGGTACATTGGTAACTATAAATGGTGTGGTCCAGATACCCACCACCAGTTATAGTGTGGCTGGTAATTTGCTTACTCTTACAGAAACACCGCTGACAACCGACATAATCGAAGCCAGGACTTTCAGTGCTGCTAGCCATCTGGGCGTTATAAGCAATGGTTTCAACAGCATAGATCTTACATTTCCCTATGCCCAGGGAACAACCAGATTTACCAACGACAGCTTGATCACCGCCACTCTCAACAGCAATGTTTTCACTCTCAACACAGCATTTGCTAGCAATCCAAATTCTTCCATCATCAACAGCGGCACTACATTGATAGATACTTTCAGCACAAGTGTCTATAGGACAGCCAAATATATCCTGAGCATCAGCAACACAACAACCAACGATTATCAGAGCATGGAAGCACTGGTAACCCAAAATGGCAGTAATGCGGTCATCACCACCTATGCTGTACAGACTATGGGCAACAGTTTGGTCACATTGACAGCCAATGTAAACAGCGGAAATGTGGGTTTATATGCCACGACCGCCTACAATAACAGCAATGTGCGTGTATCCCAGACATATATCACTGTCTAATCTTTACCGCAAAACGCATAAATACCGGGTCTAGGAGCAGGCCCTAATGTCATATACAATTTACCATAGTAGCGGTACAGTACAACCCATAGTTATCGCCGATGGTCAGAAAAACACCAGCACAAGTTTAACCCTCGTGGGAAGAAACTATCCCAATTATGGTAGTTTCTTGAATCAAAATTTCCTTTATATGTTGGAAAATTTTGCCAATGGGACCAAACCAACCAATCCAGTAACTGGCCAACTTTGGTATAATACCAGCATCGGCAATGGTGTTTTACAGGTTTGTTATGACAACAACAATTTTAAAAATATAGGTAGTGCCACCAGCGCCGCTTTTCCAGGACCCAGCACCACTACAAGCACCATAGGCGATCTATGGTGGGATACAACAAATAGCATTTTGAATTGCTATGGTGGGTTGGCTGCGGGATGGGTTCCTATCGGTCCTCTTAGTGGTACAGCACAAGCAAGAAGCCGCACCATCAATTACAGTGGTGGCAGCACCAGCGTGTTGAGTTTGCAGGTCAACAATGTGGATTATGTGATTATAAGCCCACTGGCTAGCACCATCACTCCTATCGCTCCCACTACTATCCCAGGATTCCCCACACTAAGTCCAGGTTTGAATTTGATAAACAGCGCAACTTTGACCAACAGCAGACTCTGGGGCCAGGCCAACGACAGTGCCCAGCTGGGTGGGGTAGCTGCTGCCTATTATCTGCAAAATCAGGGCAACCAGACGATGACTGGTACTCTGAGCATACTGAATAATCAGGGCTTGTATGTGGGTGCGACAAATAAAGGTCAGCTCAACTACCTGACAAATGATTTCCTCATAGACAACACCACTAACCTGGGTAATACCAAACTGAGAACATACAGTGGCGGCAGTCCCCTGAGTATATTGGAAATTTTGGGGAACACAGCTACAGTCGTAAATTATGATCTTATCGTTGCTGGTAATATCAGCTTGACCAACGGCAGCACGACTTTACGAATCACCGGTAGTAATCCCAGTTATAACACCACTACAGGCGCTCTGCAAGTAGTGGGTGGTGTGGGCATCGGTGGCAATATCAATACTGGTGGCAGCACCAATAATTTTTCCGGCAATATCAATGCCCCTTATATCAACGTGAGCAGCAATGTTGCTGCTTCCAGCTTACTGGTAAGAAACGTGGGCAATACTGGCACACAGTACACTGGTACGCTGATAACCAATAGCCAGCCTTTCATCAATACACTAGGCACACTGACAAGCCTGAGTGTCACAGGCACGGTTGGTGCAGGAAACGTCACGACCACTAACGTCACTGGTACACTGACCACCAATAGCCAACCCAGTATCAATACCGTAGGTACGCTTACTGCATTGACTGTGACAGGAAACAGCTTTTTCTACGGTTCCAACGTCTATGTGGGCGCAAACAGCAATGTTCATATCGGTGGAGGCACTAACGGTCAGTATCTAGCCACAGATGGAGCAGGCAATCTAAACTGGGCTACCGTCAATGTCTATAATACAGTGGTCAAAAACAGCAGCGCGGGTCAAGTGGGTGTTTATGATAGCACACAGACCCTTATAGGAAATGCTTATCTAACTTACAGCGCAAATACTCTTAGTGTGACTGGAAATATCAACGCAACTGGCGATGTTATAGCTTATTACAGTTCAGACAGACGTTTAAAAACAAACATAACTAATATCCCGAGTGCCCTGGACAAAGTAGGACAGATCAATGGTGTGATATTTGATTGGGTAGACACCAATCGTCCTGGACCTGAAGCTGGAGTCATAGCACAAGAAATCCAGGCAGTATTGCCTGAAGTAGTCACACAGCGCGATGATGGTTACTTGGCTGTACGTTATGAAAAAATAGTACCATTATTGATCGAAGCTATCAAAGAACTACGTGCGGAATTAGCAGAGGTTAAAAGCAAACTATGACTTTACCTTCCAGCGGTGCCATAAGTTTAGGTGCTATACGAACAGAATTAGGATCTAGCAGCACAAATTTCGATATCGTAGGTCATCCTGCTGATATGCTGATAGGAAACAACACCGACACAAATAGGAAATTAACAGATTTCTATGGAAAAAGTGCAGTAACTTTGACCAGTGGTACTTCTTTGAGTCCAGCCACCTATTTTCCGCAGGTTCTCACAGGCGATTGTTTTTATGTGGATATCGTAGGAACAGGAGGTTGGGATAACGGTGGAAATGCTTACCAAGTTACACTGACTTACGGAACCTCATCCAGCGGAGCCTGGAATACCAGCAACGGCAATGGTAAAAACAATTATTGGAATTTTAGTTTTGATGGTACTAGTTTAAGTTCATCCAGTTATTATAGCGGTGGCAGTACCAATTATGCAGGTACTGCGAGTAATATAGCCAGGATCAAATATGTGGGTACCGGATTGAGCCCCACTTATAGCAGTCTGGGCGTATATTCCAGCACTTATTATGCCAGCACACGATACAGAGGATAATCAATGTTTGCTATAGTTTTAGTGGAAGAAAATCAAGTGATGATAGACAATTTGAAATTGTCTGTGGATTGCACCAGTTTGGCTGGCAAATATCGCAGTGTGCATTGGCATACTAACAAAGGTTTCGTGGAACCGGCAGAACCCAGGATGGTAGAACCGGGCGATGTGATCACGGACACAAAGTTGATCGACCATCTGATACAAGCCTGGACATTCAAAAAAATGATATTGGAAAACGAAGGCAGATTGGACGCAGAATCCATCGTACACGAGGATTACGATCCCGATCTGATCCTGGATAACCTACAGAGGATAGAGGACCAACTCTACGAGCTCCAATAAAACACTCCGTCAGATAAATATCTGATATTGGAGTTGCCAGATGGTAGGTAGTGCATTAACAAGAATAAGAAATAACCAGGTCTATAACAGTGATATAGATGCTGCTACCAAGATCGTACCCTACAGTATCACTGGTGGGCTATGGGCCAACAGTTTGACCTATGCTGGTAATTTGGTCATAGGTGGAAATCTCACTGTCAATGGCACTACTGAGACACTGGATGCAACCAACCTGGTCATAGCTGATCCGCTATTGGTATTGAACAGAAACCAATCAGGGGCACCCAGTTATGATGTGGGTCTGGTAATGGCCAGAGGTAACCAGACCAATACAGCGTTTGTCTGGGAAGAAGGTAACAAACAATTCCAGCTACAGTATACCACGGAAACCAGTGCAGGTAGCACCCTAGGCGCTATCAACAACAGTGGCTATGCCAATCTGCAGGCTTATGGAATAAAAGTCAATAACTCCACTGTGGGAACCAGCACTGTAACCAATTTGGTCAGTGGTAATGTCAGCATCACTGGTGGTACATTAGATAATATCACGATAGGCGCAACTACACCCAATACCATTGTTGCCACAAGCGTTACAACCAGCAGCGGTGGCCAACATATTGGTTATCACACCGGTGCTATCGGTGCCAACAGCGCAAATACTGGTAATTTTACCACACTTACTACCGGTACAGCACAGGTCAACGGCACCCTTACTGCTGTCACAGTCAATGCTGGTACCATAGGTAATACTGGTGCAGCTTTAACAGCTAGCACCGCTACTCTCACTGGCACTGCCAACAGTTATGGTTCTGGCCAAGGTGCTCTGCAGATAACCGGCGGTTTTTACGCAGGCGGCGACAGCTACATCAGAGGAAACCTCACTGTCGCAAACATAACATCTATAGGTTATAATCAACTTATAGTCAACGCTCCACTGGTTTATCTACAAGCAGATGAATCCAATTACAATTACGAAATCGGTTTTTATTCACAAAAATTAGATAACGTGGTGGGATATAACCACACTGGTTTAACTAGAAACCATTTGGACAACGCTTGGTATCTGTTCAGCAATATCAAAACAGAACCTACAAATACCGTGGATCTGGGCAACGCAAGCATAATATACGACACTTTAAAGCTAGGAAACCTGATCGCACTGAGCGGAAACAGCAGCACTACTACCAGCACTGGTGCAGTGGTTGTTTCGGGTGGTGCTGGCATCAGCGGCACTTTGAACGTGGGTGGAAATATATTTGCTGCCAGCAATATCAGTAGCACTGGCACAACAACAGGTGCATTGGTTGTAAATGGTGGCGCAGGTGTATCTGGTAACATATATGGTGGAGCAAATATCGTTGCCACCAGTTCTGTTGTCGCGCCTAATATGTACAACAATAACGTTTACCCACTGACAGGTTCGGATCTCAACAAATATTTGGGTGTGAACGGCAATCTGAACGTGAACCCCTCGGGTCTTACAGCTAACCTGATAGTGCAAGGAAACTGGACCAATGGATATCAAAATCTGTTGGTAACCAATGGTGCAACAGGACAAGTGGGCATCAAAGTAGCACCTGGTGTTATCACAACAGGTGCTAGCTTACAAGTAAACAGCACAGATAGCATGATCATCCCAGCTGGTACGACCGGTCAGCGTCCTACTGGTGCTGCTGGTATGATTCGTTACAACAATCAATCCAATCAGTTGGAATTTTACAACAGTGGAACCAGTGCTTGGAGCGGTACAGGCAGTTCGTTCACTACCATCACAGCTGATAGCTTCACAGGTAATGGTAGTCAGACAGCTTTCACTCTTAGCCAGTCAACAACAACCAACGGTACTATTGTCGCTATCAACGGTGTGATCCAGATACCTCTCACAGCTTATAGTGTGGTAGGAACTACACTAACGTTCACAGAAGCACCTCTCAGCACTGATATCATAGACGCACGTAGCATCGTTACCACTGCCTCGGTCACAAGTATCAGCCAAAACAACAGTTATGTACAAGTGAGCGATACCGGTGGTACCACAGCCAATGTGGCTATAGTAAGCAACAATCTCATCAGGCACATAGCTAATATCAACGGCAATTACTTTGGCGGCGGTATAAGCCCGGTAGCAGGCAACACCAGTTGTGCCGCTAATACTCCCACCATCATAGACAGCTTTGATAATACTGTTTTCCGTGGTGCAAAATATGTTGTCAGTATGCAGGATTACACCAACTATAACTTCCAGATGGCAGAAGTAATACTGGTTACAGGCAACAGCAACGCCACTGTGCAAACTTATGGTGTGGTGAGCGCCAACGGTGTCAGCTTCTGTAATTTTTATGCTAACGTCAGCGGTAGCACAGCCAGACTATATGCCAACAGCAGTGTAGCCAGCTTCGCCAAAGTACAACAGATTTATATGCCGATTTAATGCCATAGAGGAGATGGAATCATGGCCAACAGTTATTTTAATATTCACAACGGACTACAAGTAGGCGGTCTAAGCATAGATGCAGCTAACGGTAATATCACTACCACAGGAACTATCGTAAGCACAGGTGCGGTGCCTGCCAGCTTTGCTGCCAATGTTTACTTTCTAGGTAACATATTTTTCAGCACAGATGGCGCTCAGATATTCGGTAACGACACGGACGGCCCCTTGGATCCGGCCTATACCTGGATAGCAGATAAAAACACTGGCATTTTCAATCCTAGCACAGGTGTGGTAGGTATCACTAGCCAGGGTACTGAATATTTTCGTGTAGCCGCAAGTGGTAACACTTGGATATCACAGACAACTCAATCTACAAGCAGTACGTCAGGCGCATTGACTGTCACTGGTGGTGTTGGTATCGGCAGCAACTTGTTTGTTGGTGGTAATACCACAGTAACTAATACATTGGCGCCTATCAGCAACGCAAGTGTCAATTTAGGCACGACCACTGCGTACTGGAACAACGTATATGCAGTAAACTTCCTGGGCACCAGTACAACAGCAAAATACGCCGACTTGGCCGAGTGTTACACCAGCGATGCTGAATATGAACCAGGCACTGTGTTGGATTTCGGTGGCGAAAGTGAAGTGACCATCAGTTCTATAGATGCCAGTACAGCAGTTGCTGGTGTGGTATCCACTGCTCCAGCCTATTTGATGAACTCAGGCCTGGAAAATATCACACAGGTTCAGCTGGCACTGACAGGTCGTGTTCCTTGTAAGGTAACAGGCACAGTACGCCAAGGCCAGATGATGGTCAGCAATGGCGATGGTACTGCTCGTGCAGAAACTAATCCAGTCCTAGGTAGCGTGATCGGTAAAGCATTGGAAAACTTTGACGGTGAAACAGGCGTGATCGAAGTTGTAGTGGGCAGGCTTTGAGTTAAATACTGGGCAAGGATAAATCATGGCTCTTACCCGGTTAGTTACTGACTACAAAGACAGCGTTCGTGCAGCTACCACTACCAATGTCAATCTCACTGGTGGTGCGCCCAATGTGGTGGATGGGGTAAGTCTTGTCGCCAACGACCGTGTCCTGGTCAGGTCCCAGACAGATCCTACAGAAAACGGCATCTTCCGTGTGACAACGCTTGGTACCGGCAGCAACGGTACCTGGTATCGCACCAGCGATTTTAATGATTACAGGGAAATCAGCGGCGGTGCGCTGACATTCGTGGAAGCAGGCACTGTCAGCGGCAACGTATTCTATTATATTCCCGGCAATGCTGGTAACGTACAAGTGGGCACCAGTCCCATACAGTTTAGCAATCTGTACAGCACCATCTTAAATTATTTTACCAGTACCACAAATAATTTAAACATTCTCAGCACCACGGCCAGCACTAACAGCAGCACTGGCGCATTCACTGTGGCTGGCGGTGCTGGCATAGGCGGAAATCTGTTCGTCGCCGGTAATTTGACAGTCACAGGCAACACCACCTTCCTCAGCAGCGAAGTGCTCAGAGTGACAGAGTATGCTGGAAACCTGGTAGCCAACAGCGGAGTCACAGCCACTAGCACCACAAGCGGTGCCCTGCAGGTAGTGGGCGGCGCCGGTGTCACTGGAAATCTGTTTGTGGGCGGTAATCTGGCAATCAGTGGTAATGTCACTGTGGGTGGAGCCTCCACCTTCATCAAGCACAGCACCTCAAGTAGTCCACCGAGCAATCCTAATGTGGGCGATACCTGGTATAACACCACGACAGATATACTCTATGAATATATCCTGGATGGTGCCAATAATACCATCTGGGTCGACATCACCAATCAGCCCAACAGTTTTGCCAACCTGGTAGTGACAAATACTGCTACCATAGGAAACGTCAGCGCCACCACTGTCAACTACACAACATTGAGCAAAGGCGGGGTGACCAGGAACGCTCAAGTATATACCACTAGCGTGTCAAGCCCTGCCAGTCCCAACGTGGGTGATCAATGGTACGACACAAGCACAGACAGCCTGTACACTTATTTCACAGACGGCACCAGCACATTTTGGTTGGACATCAGCGACAAGAGCAATTTTGTAAAATTCACTACCAGTTCATCAGCACCAGCTAATCCCAACGTGGGAGATCAATGGTATGACAACAGCACTGATACCTTGTACACCAGGATCAGTGACGGCGTAAGCAGCTATTGGCTGGACATACTGAACTTTCCTGAAGCTATCCTATATAATGCCAGCGCCAGTTCTCCAGCCAGCGCCAGGCCCGGCGATCAATGGTATGATACCAGCACCGATACTTTGTATACCAGGGTCAGTGACGGGGTCAGCAGCTATTGGGTGGATCTGTATACCAGGAGTCCGGCTGGTATCGTTGCCGGTACCACCAGCATAAGTGCCGCGCCTAATGGTCCCATATATTTCAATTTCGGAAGTGTCAATACGCCTATTGTGACATTCAACAGCAGTGGCACAGCCATCACAGGAAGCCAGACCATAACTGGAAGTCAGACAGTGGGTAGCCAGACAATCCTGGGCAGCAGTTATATCTACGGTAACATCAACGTAGTCACTCAGACCAGCACAGGATCTCTGAGCGTGGGTGCCAACGCTGCCAGTATAGACAGCAGCGGTAACGTTTACACTAAAACCATCCTGCCTATCGCCAACGTCACATATAATCTGGGCAGCCCTACCAGCAGATGGAACATCATTTACACAGGTGACTTGGAACTGAGCAATGGCATAGGTGACTGGACAATAGTGGAAGGCGAGGATGATCTGTTCATCTACAACAACAGGCGTAAAAAAGTTTATAAATTCAATCTCACAGAAGTGGATCCAACCACAGTGCCTGCTAAAAAAGGAACATAAGAATGCCCATAGTAGCAGGTGGTGGTAGCATAGAAGGTGGTAACAGTGCATTTCGTATCAAAGACGTCAACAGCACCACCATATTAGAGCAAGCCATAGCCAGCTATGGTGGACAGAGCTATACCCGAGTGACCCAGAATGCCAGGCCTGCTTTCATAGCAGGTGGAACCGATGGTACTAGCATAGCATTGAATACTGCTCTTTTCGGTAGCATGAGTTACAATCTGTTGAACACTGTTGTCAATGTAAACAACTGTTATGATACAGTGACAAACAAAGGCAGGTTCACTGCGCCCATAAGCGGACCTTATCTGTTCGTATTCACCAGTTATGGATACAATAACAATTATACGCACACCGCATTCGCAGTCAACGGAAACACTGCCACAAGGCGTGGTAATAATTCGGTATATCGTATTGTGGGTTATGGTTACGTGGCAAACTATAACATAGATAACCAGATGGAAGAAGTGATAAATCTCATAGCTGGCGATTATGTGGAACCTCACGGCATAACCGGTACACTGGGCTACTATACACCGTTATTTACTTGTTTCGCAGGAGTGTTCGTGGGATAATGCCTATCAATGTCAACGGAACACTGCTCACAGGAAACACCAGCTTCTATGCCACAGATGCAGCCAACAACACATTGTTTGTCCAAGACAGCGCCGGCCGGACCAGCAGTCCGCTCAAGAGTGATGGCAGTCTAGCCACTCCGCTGTTCATGGTAGGTTATAATGCAGCAGCAGCAGCTTGGTCTGCTCCCGTCAGTCTGGGCACCTGGGGCAAACTGGCATTCGCATACACCGGGGGTGCTGGATATCGCAATGTCAACAGTTGTTACGATCTGGTCAACTACCGTTTCACTGCTCCTTGGACCGGTTATTATCTGATCAAAGTACACAACTATATCTACTCTGGTGACGGAGTCAATTATAACTGTTATTGCCATCCAGTATTGTACGTGAATGGTAGCCAGACCACCAGACGACCCAGCACCATATATCGTATCAGGCAATACGGTTACCTGGGCAGCTATGGACACGATACCGATTTCTGTGAGATACTATATCTCACAGCGGCGGATTATGTGGAAGCCTGGTGGTATTCAGGAGGAGCGACTGTCATGTCAACTTACGACGCTCATAGCAATATGAGCGGTGTGTATCTGGGGTCTTGATATGGTATTCGATGTGAACGGCGCGATAATAAGATCCAGCAACAGTGCAGTGAGCATAACCACCAATAACTTCACTGGTTTCAATGTCAGTGACACTGGATTGCCACTGCAAAATAAACGCAGTTTTTTCTACGCACAGGGATCCACTGGTAGTAATATAAATTTTGGCAGCAACGCCGCCTGGAATACCATGATATTTGCTGGCAGTTATTCAGATAATCTGGGAGATTATAATACCAACAACGGCAGATTCACAGCACCTGTGACAGGAATATACCATTTCATGGCCAGTGCTTATGTGGTAAAACAGGGTGGCACTGATCTGGATTATTTCCATCCCACATTCTGGATAAATGGCAGTTTTACAGCCAAGCAAGTGCATAATGCCGCAACAGGCGGACCTTACAGGATCCGTGGCAGGACCTATTACAGCAGTGGTTATGCAGCCCATGGTGGCATAAATGATATTTTTTATCTCACTGCTGGAGATTATGTTAATTACGTGATATACGTGAATGCGAGTGTCACTGTACAATATTACCTGGACAACAGCAGTATGTTCTGCGGATATCAGATAGCTTAAAGGAAGACAATATGAGCCATACTATAACAATAGAATTGACAGATCTGGACTGGAAAGTGCTGCGTTATTTCGCAGCTGACCCGCACGAATGGGCCGATAACTTTGTCAGGGCCAGGATCAATGCTGCCAAACAGGAGATCTACCAGAACGAAGTGCGCCGTATGGTGGCAGATCCTGACATCACCAGTATGCCTGCCAGCGTGGATGCTGTGGTACAAGCAGCCGATCTAGTTTACGCTGATACACAACCAGAACTGCCAGCCATGACACCTCCGGGAATTTAATAAATAGCTGACAGGAGAACACAATGGCTTGGCCAGTAAACCCCATCAATGGACAGACCACCACTATAAATGGTGTCGTATATGCCTACAACAGCACCAAGAATGCCTGGGGACCAGCCAGTGTTGCTGGTGTATCGGCCATCACTTATTCTGGTAACGTGGCAGCAAGCAACGTCACTGTCACAGGTGGTTTTTACCAGAACGGTGTAGCTATCCCCAATCTAAATACGCTGCTGGCGTTCCAGTTGGCCATGTAAGGACGATAAATGAAACAATTACTTTCTTTTGCCCCAACATTTGTTCCAGGAACAGCTGGTGTGGGATATCTGGATTTCAGCGCATTTCCTTTTTTCGATATCAGCAAATTGTATGCCGTGATAAATGTCACAAGAAATGCCATAATCTATGCACCAGGCGCAGCTGGTTTAGGTGTTGCGACCCCATCCAATGGTATCGTGGGCGCAAGCACTGCCGCAGGCGGAGCACCTTTGACATCAAGCATAGTGCTGCTAACTTATGATACATCTGCTCATTCCAGCACGGATATCATCAACGTATTCTATGATACCAGCATAGGTGCACTGGATTTCGGTGCGGTAGGAAACGAGGAAAACGCCACACAGGAAACTGGTGGAAATCTACAAAAATTGATGGAAATTCAACTAGCGATGCTGACAGAATTGCAGACGATGAACATTATCCTAGCCCAAGGGCTAAATATAAACATGGATGACTTGAACCAACTCAGGTCAGATTTGACTAATCCAAATACACAGGAGTTTAGATTATGATTATTCAGGGACAAGTAGGTCCAATCGCACAGAGTGCAACACCCGGCACTAACCCTCCGATTCGTCAGGGTAACCAGGGTGATATGATCGTCAGTGAACTGCACGGTCGTTATTACGAAACAGCATACCGCCGTAACTTGTTTTCCGGCGCACTATCAGGTGCCACTGGTGTCACAGCCACCGCACTGGGACTGGTAACTGCCACAGCTTACACTGGTCTGGTGCTTTACAATCCTCCAGGTTCAACTGTCAACTGTGTACTGCAAAAAGTAGGTTACAGCTTCCCCATTGCCCCTGCTGCTGCTTCAGTAGTCAGTATCGGTATAGGTTTTTCAGCACTACCGCTGATCACCACAACTGCTGTAACAGTACGTAACAACTACATCAACGGTCCAGCATCGGTTGCTGCACTGTACTCAGTTGCCACACCAGGTATCACCACAACTGCTCCAGTAACCACATATCCTGTGTACACACTGGGTTGGGTTGGTACTGTTGCTGCTACTTCAACTGGTCAGACACCAACAGCTTTGGTGGATCTGGAAGGCAGTATCGTCATTCCTCCAACTGGTTACGCTTGTTTCTACTTGAGCACAGTGGCCAACACCAACGGTTTCTTTGGTTCAATGGCTTGGGAAGAAGTGCCAGTATAATACTGGTAAAGATTTCGATAAAATGCCGCCTACGGGCGGCATTTTCGTCAGTATATGTGATCAGATAAGTATGATATATGTTTGGGATAGATAAATGAGTTTTCCTACAAGTCCAGCAGACCAGCAGATAGCAACTGTAGGCGGTTATAATTACCAGTACAGTTTTGCTACAAACACCTGGACCAGATTATATTCAGGCATAGCCAACAGCAGTCTCACTCTCAGTGCCACCACAGACAGCACTGGTAGCAGCAGCGGTGCTCTGATAGTCACAGGTGGTGCTGGCATAGGTGCCAACCTGTATGTGGCTGGCAACGTGAATGCCGCGGCTTTCCGTTACAGCAACGGTCAGATCGCCACTACCAGGCACACTACTAGCAGCACACCTCCGGCCAATCCCAACGTGGGAGATTTCTGGTACTGCACTCAGAACGATACCATGCTGAGATACACGTATGACGGAGGCGGTTACTACTGGGTAGATATCACCAGTCCCACATTTAGCAATTTCAGCCCCAGTACCACCAGCATTGCCAATGCCGCCTACGGCATCAATACAGTGGCCAATGGTGCTCTGAGTATCACAGGCAATCTAATTCCCTCCAGCAATGTGACATATTCTTTGGGTAGCAGTGCATATCAATATGCTAACCTGTATACAGCAAATATATTCGTAGCAGGGCTAGCCAATGTGGCTGGCGTGGTTTACATATCCAACACCAGTCCTGCCAGCAGCACAGTGTCCGGAGCATTGCAGGTATCTGGTGGTGCCGCTGTACAGGGTACAGTATACACAGGTAGCAGTCTCACAGCAGGCGCCAGCAGTGCCAATTATCTGACATTGGCTGGGCAGACCACAGGCAACAATCCCACCATAACCGCTGTGGGATCGGATACAAACATAGGCATCACCCTTGCGGTTAAAAACACAGGCAATGTGGTAGCTAGTGGCAATCTCAGCGTCACTGGCAGCGGATATTTCAGCGGAGTCTATAACGAAAATAGCACATTGGCCGGTGTGTTCATAGGCAACACAGGCTCAGGCACGCCTAGTCCTCGCATTGGTTTTTACAACGGCAACGTGAGCCAGAACTGGCAGATTGACAACAATGCCGGTGAGTTCCGTTGGTTTGTTCCTGGTTCAACTAAGTTAACCTTGTATCCATCTGGCAACTTGAACGTAACAGGTGGGTACACAGTTAGTGGCAAAAAAGCAGTCAACGGTCCTGCGTTTAGTGCTTATGCAAATAACTCAGCACAGACTATAACCACAGGTAGCCAACAAAAGGTTCTATTCCAAACAGAAGAATTTGACACAGATAATTGCTACACCAACTCACGCTTTACTCCCACAGTGGAAGGCTACTATCAACTGAATGCCGAAGTTCGATTAGATGGTGCCACTGGCACAGGCGAAATGATGATTGTTATTTGGAGGAATGGTTCAGAACACAAGCGTGGCACAAATCAAAGCGGCACACAAATTGCCTCAAACTTTTGGGCCATGACTGTGAGCTCATTGGTGTATGCCAATGGAACCACAGACTATTTTGAAATATATGTTCAACAGGGGTTTGGCGGAAATGTAACTGTTACAGCAGTTGGCTCTCCTAATATCACTTGGTTCAACGGTGCTATGGTACGCGGAGCATAAGGATAAAACATGACATTTCCACTGAGCCCTACCAATTTGCAACTGACTACTGTGGACGGCATCAATTTCGTATACTGGAGCAATGCCAATGCCTGGTTCAGGCAGACTGTCAACAGCAACACACTGACGGTGGGCAATCTGAATGTTACTGCCAATGGTACTATAATTGCAAATAACATAACAACCACAGTTGGAACAAACAGCAATCTTTACATCGATCCCGATGGCACAGCTGACGTTGTTTTCAGTCCTGCTACCACAGTGTTTGTTTTGGATACAAGTGCAAGCACTAATACTACTACGGGGGCTTTGATAGTCGCCGGCGGCGTAGGTATAGCTGGTAATATATACGGCACAGGGGCAACTTTCGGCAACACTGTGACAGTAAACAGCAGTTTTAAAAGCACCCAATTCACAGAAACACGTGCCACTCCTGCAATCACAGGGGGTGCGCTGAATTTAGATTTGAGTACAGCTAATTTTTTCGATGTGACCGTCAATGCTAGCATAAGCAGCATGACTTTTACAAATCCTCCTGCCAGCGGCACAAGTTTTGGCTTCACGTTAAAATACACCTATAGTGCTACAACCGGTTATACAAGTGTATGGCCATCCAGTGTTAAATGGCCCAGCGGCACGGCGCCTAGTTTGACCGCTACGAGCGGTAAGACCGATTTTTTTGTTTTTTTCACAGTGGATGGGGGTACCAATTATTATGGATATGTGGGAGGATATAACAGCTAATGCCCATATCTAAATTGATGGCAGCAGCAGCCAGCGCCAAGACTGCAGGAGCAGGTAGCCAATCCTACACCACGCCTGGAACTTACAGCTGGATAGCACCCATAGGCGTCAACAGTGTGAGCGTGGTAGCTATAGGTGGTGGGGGTGGTGGTTCCGTCACTAATGCGGGTGTATATTTCGGTTTCGCAGGCAATGGCGGCGATCTGGCCTATAAAAACAACATCGCTGTGATTCCTGGACGAAGCTATGCTGTAGTAGTGGGGGCTGGTGGCACCGGCGCACCCAGTCAATCCAATGCCGGCGGCAACGGAGGAACATCATATTTCAACAGCACAGGTACAGTAAGCGCAGGGGGAGGCACAGGAGGTAGTACATATGTTTGTGGTGGAGGTGGATGTTTCCTTGCGGGGTCTCTGATAACTATGGCAGATGGTTCTTTGAGGAGAATCGAAAATGTTTATGTGGGAGAGTATGTATTGGGAGCTTTCGGTGAGATCAATAAAGTGATCGCCCTGGATAATCCCATTGTGGCTGCTAGATATATGTATAAGATAAACGATGAGCACTATACCTATGATGATCATCCTCACATGAGTCCAGATAAAAAATTTTACAGTTGTGATGTGGATGCCATCTGCGATGTATGGGGACGCTCCTATGCCTGTAAACTGGGAGATGGTTCTGTGATACCTCTTAAAAATCGTGGTTTGGATAATCCTAGAGAAAAAATTAAAAAACTTACTGTGGGAACCCAGTTGCTGCACAGACAGGGGAGCAAAACTGTAACCAGTATCCAGAAAGAAATATTCGACTATAATACACCACTATATAATTTTGTATTATCTGGCAGCCATACCTATTACGTGAATGGTTATTGTGTGACAGGCTGGCCTAGGGAAGATGACTTTGATTACTTGTCCTGGCAGAAAAAAGATATAGTATTGGATATAGGAGATTACCAATAATGGCTATTACGGGTGACGGCGGTGGCTTAGGCGGCACAAGCACAGCCCAAACTACTGGTGGCGGTGGAGGCGCAGGCGGTTATAGCGGAGCCGGTGGATCCATGTCTGCTCCCGGAAGTTTCAATGGTCTAGCTGGCACGGGTGGCGGTGGTGGTGCTGGTGGTTCTGCAGACAACGATAATAATTTGAAAGCAGCGGGTGCTGGCGGTGGTGGTGGTGTAGGTATCTTCGGTCAAGGCACAAGTGGATCAGGAGGCACAGCATTTATAAATTATGGTGCTGGTGGGAAAGCTGGTTCGGGAGGTCTGGACGGCAGCAATGGTGCTGGCGGGCTAGCTGGTGTTGCTATCGGGGGAGATGGCGGTTTGTATGGTGGTGGCGGGGGTGCTGGTCTAAATAACAATACGCTTTTGAGCGTTAAAGGTGGAAACGGTGCAGGCGGCGCTGTGAGGATAGTGTGGCCAGGTACCACAAGGCAATTTCCCAGTACAAATGTTTCTGGTGTATAATCAAGGAAAACAACTATGACTTTATTAATACAATTAACTCAAGATCCAAATACAGGAGAATCTAGAACCATTGAGTTTCCAGTACTGAGTGAAAACTTCCGTATGCTACATCCCAATATCAGTTTCCCTGCTATGCTTACTCCAGATATAGTGGAACCTTACGGTTTTGGAATATACGATTACAGTCCCGTGCCGGCATACAATCAGAATACACACAAACTTATAGAATCCAATCCTGTGAGAAATGCAGATGGTATATGGTTACAACAATGGATGTTGGTGGAATTAACAGAAGAAGAAAGGATAGCTAGGCGCAATGACGTCTTGGCGACCGTTAGGCAACAACGTAATTTTAGGTTGAGTATGAGTGATTGGACTCAACTTCCGGACGCTCCTATGAGTATAGAACTTAAAGAAAAATACAAAATTTACAGGCAAGAACTCAGAGACCTTATCGATGACACGCTTGATCCTTATAATTTCTCTTGGCCACTGGAACCCAGTACCTTTGTCCAAACAGCGCCGCAGGTTATATAATGCAAATAGTTAATCTACCAAAGATAGTCAATTATGGCAAACTGGTTTTGAACGTTTATGATTTCGATAAAATGGATCAGATACTGCCTATGCACAATCATATTTCGGGTGGAGAACATATCAGTATTGTAGCAAGGGGCAGTTTCCTAGTAAAAGGAGAAAATTGGAATAATGTTCTTAAAACCGGAGATATAGTGGATTGGGAAAAACATATTAATCATGAATTCCTAGCATTGGAAGACAACAGTAGATTGGTCAACATAATGAAGTAATAAATACTGCATATATGGAATCACAATGCCAAATTTAATAACACCTCATTACCGTAGAGATTACACAGGGGAAGTCGTTTCCTATGTATACGATGATGTGCTCAACAGTGTAAAAAGCAAACCTAGAGATTTACCTTATGATTTTGGTGTAAAAAATGCTATTGTGCTTGGTAATGGTTTGAGTAAAAATTTACCAGAGATACAATTATTAATCAATACAAATAAAAGTAAATTTGCTGAAAATTACAAACTCACTTATGCTTGTAATAGAGCTTTTTTTGATACTGCTGCTGATTATTATGTGATAAAAGACGCAGATATTTTACAGGAAATCCATCCCGATCTGCATCACAAGTGTTTTGTCAGTTATGATATGTGGTTAAATCGTTCCCAAACAAATCTAATACCTTATTACAGCCATTTGGATGCTGGTACGACTGCGGCATATCTGGCGGCTTTTGATGGTGCTGAAAAAATATTTTTATTTGGTATGGATGGAACAGATGGTCTCCAAGTAGGCAACGTATATTCCAATACCCCAGGATATACTGATCCAGTCTCTCCTGAATGTTTTAATAAATTCCATATGTTTCTATATGATTTGATTAAATTATATCCTGATACACAATTTTATAGGGTAAAAACCCAATATACTGGCAAAACAAATGTAGATCTTTCAACTCTACCCAATTATACTGAAGTCAGTGTAAGGGAAGCCGTGCTGCTAGGCGACTTCTAATAGGTCCAAGATCAGGGACAGCTTTTCCTGTATGATACTGTTGTTTAAACTGTTGTATAGGCCAGGATGCAAGGGTCTGGGATGATTGTTCAGATTGCACCAGGCATAGCCTTTGTGCTCGCTGCTTAATTCAGGTATGAATTCATTCTTTACTATCAGCACGAATGTGTGGTAATTGAAATGCCCATCGGGGCTGCTGAACAATTCCAGTGGTATGGTTTTCAATATGATGGGCAGGAAACCTATCTCTTCGGTTATCTCTCTGGCCAGACCCTGTTGCAGTGTTTCGTCGAAATTCAACTGTCCGCCCACCAGGCCCCAGGTATCGCTGTAAGTGTCCTGATCCCTGAGCAGGAATAAACCACGGCCTGTCTTGGCACTGATTATCAGAGCACCTGCCGCTGTCAGATCACGATGGACCAGAATCCTTCGGGATACAGTCCTTCCCAGCTTTTTTGCCATTGTTCGCCGTTCCACATATATTGGATACCTGAATAGGTATTTGTAACATACTTAGTGGGCGTGGTGCTGACAGGATGCAAATCTATGTTCCAATTATTGCCATCATACTGTATGATGTCGTTGGCCTGTGCTATGGGACCGCTGCCGTCTGAATTCTGCCAGGCCAGTGGGCTGTTTCCTGCCTGGTTGTTGGCATTACCTAGATCATTTACCAGCAGGTATCGTTGTCCTATCGCAGCAGCGGGCAAGCCTACTCCTGGACCGTTCACAGCCGGATCTACCACGGCATTTATGGCACTGACGTTGTTTGTGGGAACCGTGGCTGGATCTACAGTGAATAAAAGTTCGTATTCATTGGTGGGATTGTAACTGATGGTACCTGTGACCAATCGCTGTGTGATGCTGTCTGTGAGATACAAGAGACTGTAACCGTTCTTGATCTCGCCGAAACTGTTTATCACAGGTGCCCATTTGATCTGGTTGCTGTTGGTTGTGGGTATGGTGAAATTCGTGTTGTTCAACACCGGTCCTGCCCTGTTGAACAGGGTTGCAACGCCATTGTTCACCACTATCTGATAGCCAGTGGGCGTGAAATACTGCCTGTCTCCCAATAGATTGATCTGGTCCACCACAGCCTGTATCAGATCGCCGTTGGCATCGTAAACGCTGCCCACCACGCTCTGTATGACGCCCAGCCTTTTCAGCTTGGCAGGAGTGGTGAGCCATATGGGTAATTCGAAAGTGAGTGTGGCAACATCTATGGGATCGTCTGTGCCCACAGGTATGTTGCGTGTGGTCCAATTGGTGGCAGTCAATAGGATATAACTGAGGCTGGTCCAGTCCAGCCAGTTATCTGTGCTCTGTATCTCCATATCCGGATTGAATTGGCTGCATATCTGCTCCCACAACTGCAATTTCTGATCAAAATTCGTGGTCCACAATTCCATTACCATCGTTATCTTGTATGGCACAGGCATCAGCCTGTCTACGCTCAAAGCCTGTCCTTGCGTGGTTCCCACTGTACCAGTAGTGGGATCGCTGGCCCTGGTCCTGATCTGTCTCTGATCCACGTGTGTGGGATTCTGCATACGTGTGCGGTCATAATCCACCTTGGTAATATAGACAACCATGGCAGGCACACTGTTGACGCTGTTGTCGCTGTTCTGTTTGAGTATAGCAGCCACTTGCCTGTTTGTATCTGCATAGCGCACAGGTACGCGGTACAACACTGGATTGCCGTTGAGATCGTTGCCGTACTCCACGTACATCTCACTGAAAAATCTTACAAACTGGTTGACAAATCTACGTATCTGTTTGTCGTAAAAAAACTGACCCATTGATTATCCTAGCTTGTCTGGTGCTATTTTTAGCAAGTTGCTCAGTGCTTGTTTCTGGCTGGTGACGAAACCATTGCTCAGATGAGTTGTTGCGCTGTTGTTTATGAATGTGCCCAGCAAGCTCTTGTTGTTGGCACCTGTCATATTCTGGCGCTGTACATCCTGTATGGCTATCCAACGTTGTCCATCGTAACGGAACAGGCGATTGGGAAAATAGTCTGTGCGTAGTACATATTGGCCCAGTGTGGGATGCACAGGAAATGCCACGTCGGCAGTGACACTCAAACCATTAGGTGCGTTGCCATCACCTGTCAGGTAACCCTGTATGCCCTGTGTGGGACTTATGGCACTGTTGCTGGGTAGTATATACAGGCTAGTGGTGCTGTAACCACTGAAAGGCACATCTGTTTCTGCTTGTACGACCACAGCATCATTGATTTGTATATTCTGGTTGTAATTGCTCATTATGTCGCGCAAATTCAAGGTGCTGTCGTCGCTCACTGGTTGATCTAGTATGTCTTTATATTCCTGACCATCCACCATTGGTACCACTTTGCAGCGCCACAGATGATAGTGCCAAGTGGGTGCATAACCTTCAGCTGCACGGGTGGCTTCTTGCACCACGTAGTATTTTTTCAATGCTGCTGGTATAGTGTCGTCCAGTGGATGATAATCTTTCAGATGCGGCATCTCGAATACATCGCCTGGCATTATCTTGCGTCCCAGTCGGGCCACCATATCATTGTAGTGGAATGTGATGTATAATGTGTCGTTGTTGATGAACAGTCCGAACTGAGCCAGATTGAAATCTATGTCCTGAATGGTATAGTGGCCACGCAGGTTGTAAACGTCCAGATCATATTTGCGATCACGGTTTTCCAGGAACAGCAAATCCTGTATGTTCTTTTCACTCTGATTGGCATACTGTGGTTCGGTGTAATCTGTGGTGGCACCGTTATCTTTTGGACCCAGATATTTGTGTACGTTTATACCCACGCCGCCGGCAGTGAACACTTCCTGGATGCGTTTGTCTTGGAATTTGTAATCGTTGCTGTGATTTTCACGGTATAGACTTAATCTGGGCATATGAGTTCCTAGATATATTTATCTAGGAACAGATAGCTTATTTTTCGTATACGAAATACAATCTGTCGCCGTTGTCTTTCTTGAAGGTTACCATACGGGCCAGGTTTTCCCTGGCTATCTTGTCTGCTGTCTCGAAGTCATAGGCAAAAATGTCTATCCAGGGACCGTTCTTGTGGCTGATACCAGGATTGGCCCTGACATAGATCCTGCCGCCAGGAGCAAGTAGACTGAAAACTTTGGCAAATTGTTCACCTATGTCTGTGTAAGTGCCGAAGTTGATGCTACCGAACACTATGATGGCGTCATACTTTTCCGGCACGTTGTACTCCATTATGCCCACCATGAAATCGGCATTGTTGTTGTATTTGTCTATGCCTGTGAGATTGGCTATCTGGCTCTTGAACTGATTGTAGCCGCAGCCCACATCCAGCACAGCAGCAGGATTGCGCTTGTTGATCTCCTCTGCTATCTGCCAGCCTGTGTATTGGAATTGGTTGGTCCTGGGCTGCCAGACACCTTCGCCCCAGAATCTAGTTTTGTACTTTTCATCTATATCATCCACGATGTCCTGTAATGATCCGGTATAATTGACATCCAGATCAAATGTCTGATTGATTTGCTCTTGGAAATTTTGCCAGCGTTTGGGAGTCCAGGGCAGCTGATCCACGATGGTTTCTTTATCGAAACTATCCTGGATTCCCTGATATTTTTCCAAAGCGAAACAATCAGATAATTTTTCCAATAGATGGTTATAAATTTTGATATTCATATTTTTTTCCATATAATCTATATTTTTTATTTATGTAAAGAAAAAATCACTAAATAAAAAGTAATTTTCACTTGCAAAGGAATTTTTATGGACTTCTCAAAATTATTTCCCTTATTTGCTCCTGAAACGGGCAGTATGGTTCTGGCAGCATATGCCTTAGTGGCACTGACACTGACATATTATTTTGCCACTGGTTTCAATACCAATAAAGAAAGCTATCTGGTAGCACGCCGTGGTGTAGGCCTGTTGCCCGGAGCACTCAGCGTGGGTGCAGCCTGGGTATGGGCGCCCGGTATGTTCATCAGCGCACAACAGGCATATCAGAACGGTCTGGTAGGCTTGTTCTGGTTCACCATTGGTAATTTCCTCACGTTGTTCTTGTTCGGATATTTCGCTAAACTGCTGAGAGAACGCAAGCCAGATGGATTCACTATCGCGGGATATTTCCGTGAAAAATTCAGTCCACGTGTGCAGGCACTGCTCAGTGTGGAGATGGCCATGCTGGCAGTGTGTGCGTTCGCTATCAATGTGTTGGCAGGCAGCAAGAGCGTGGAAGTGCTGACAGGCTTGGACTATCACATCGTGAGTTATTGTCTGGCAGTACTGGCACTGGTGTATGCTTTCGGCAACGGTTTGAAAGCCAGTGTTGTCACCGAAGTATTGAAACTCAGTGTGTTGTGGATAGGATTAGTGGTATTGGTACCCAGTGCGGTCAGCAGCGCAGGTGGCTGGGACATAGTGTTGTCAGGACTGGGCGGCATCACAGGCAAAGGTGCCAACATATTAGGCACAGACTTCGCCACTGGTGTTTTCATGGGCGTGGGATTCGTCACATTCATAGGACATATGGGAGGCCCCTGGGGCGACAACAGTTTCTATCAACGTGCGTTTGCCATCGATCAGCAACAGGTGCGTAAGGCATTCTGGATAGGCGCAATGATATTCCTTTGCATCCCTGTAATGAGTGGTGTGCTGGGTTTCTTGGCAGCAGGCCTAAAATACCAGATACCAGCAGCACTGGTAGGTTATACCAATATCGTAACAGTGGGCAGTCTGTTGCCAGCCTGGTGCAGTATGTTGTATCTGTTCATGCTGTTTGCCGGTCTGGTCAGTGTGTTGGATAGCCAACTGAGTAGTGCAGCCAACATAGCAGGACACGATGTCTATAATCGTTTCAATAGCACAGAAGAACACAGCATCAGTTATGCCAGGACAGGAATGATGATACTGGTGATAGCTGGGTTAATTATGGCCAATTGGCCAGGAATGACCTTGCAGACCATATTCCTGTTCTTCGGTATAATGAGAGCCTGTGTGTGGCTGCCCATTATGATCAGCATCTGGAATGAGAACGCCATCACAGAGCGTGGGATGTTCTGGGGTATACTCAGTGCGTTCCTCGTGGGCTTCCCCCTGTATGTGTATGGACAGTACTGGGGCGGCGGCAAGGATATGATATTCGCAGGTACCATGCTGGCAGTGTTCGGCAGCGGATTGCTGAGCGTTATCATCAGTTACGCGGACAATAACACAGACAAGTTGGCAGCTACAGAAGTATGAAAATACTGGTCCTTGTGGGGCCACAAGGCTCGGGAAATCATCTGTTCAGCAAGATATTCAGCCTACATACAGATGTGCTGGGCTGGCAAGCACTGCTGGAACCAGATGGTTACTTCATACCACACATACAGGAACCTTTCAATGACTATTGGCGGGATCCTGATACAATCACGACAGAGATGATGCAGGGCAAACAGTATGCTGTCACAAGCATCAGCTGTCCTTACATACAGGACTGGATGCCTCGCATACCTCCTCTGTTTGATTTTATTCACGCAGCCCAATCAGCAGGCATCACGGTACAGCCTGTGATAATTGGTCGTGATCAGAACATACTGACACATCAACAGACCAGAGTGCGAGGAGGACCCAGCTGGGGCACACTACCACAGCTGATACGCTGGTTCCAGACTCCTCCGTTCTTCGTAAGCCAAGAGCTGTTGTATCTGTACAGGCGCCAGTATGTCAAGAGCTTGGGTCATTGGCTGGATTTTCCTGTAGCTGATACTGATCCTTGCATAGATGACATCTTGAAGGACGATGCCAACAGCAAATACATACACGCGGCGGATCCCTATTGGTTAGATGACCACGTAAGAAATATTAACACACCACCATGGTTGAGGAAAAACGATGAAGAATCTAGATGAGTACGATAGCAGTTGGGAATGGACTGTAGAACGAAGCAACTATCATTTCGACAAATGGCGGAAAGATGCTGATGGTGAATGGTTCACACGTTTAGGTAGATTTACCGGAGACTGGCAGTCAGAGATCGACGATATCAAGCACAAAGCTGCTCCTATGAATTGGGAGACACGAAAATTTTATGGAAAAGATAGCCCTAACTACAGCCCTATGCTGGCACAGGAAGAACGCGACATAGCTGCTGTGGGCGGAGATCCCAAGATGACCATCACTCATATGTGGGACGATCTCACAGGATATCCCACGTTGCAGAAGATGGTAGATTACTTCCAGATAGAGAAGCCCAAGATACGCATACATATCCAAAAGCTGGGAGATATGTTCAATCTGCACATAGACAAGCTGTGGGACATAGATGAAAATCCCGACAATGTCATACGTCTGACAGTCATGTTGGAAGATTGGGAACCGGGACAATTCTATATGTATGGAAATTACATCTATGATCGTTGGCGAGCAGGAGACGCACACATATTCGACTGGCCCAATGTGCCACACGCAACGGCCAATGCCAGCAGGAGCATCAGACCTACATTGCAAATAACCGGACGTAAATCAGATCGCACCAGGTTTTTATTACAAAGAGCCGGACCTGACGTGAGATATTCCATATGAAATTCACCAGAGATCTGTTGTTATTGATCAAAACAGTCAGCTGGCGTGTGGTAGGCACACTGGATACATTCGTGATAAGTTATCTGATAACAGGGCAACCACATATCGCACTGGCCATATCAGGTATAGAATTCTTCACAAAGATCTTCCTGTACTATTGTCACGAACGGTTGTGGTTGCCTATATTGAAGAGGATGTGATGTTCAAATATGTTTTCCTGGCAGGCGCACCTGGCAGCAAATGGAGCAGTGTGGCTAAAAATCTATACACCAGTGATAGCTTCGATACCAGCGACCAATCGCCTGCCAGGCAATATTGGCACAGCGCCTGGGGCGAAAACTTATTGATGCATATGGGTGCCTACTGGGATCCACAGATGGAATTTGGAAGTGATTTCTGTGATTTGAATCTATATACTAAAGAAGAATTGGAACAAGAATTCGATAAACCCTTCAGTGCTACAGGTGTGAGATTGATAAAAAGCCACGTGTTCAGTTATCATTTGGATTTTATCAGACAAACCTGGCCTGATTGTCCCATAATAATCGCTCATAGACCAGATGATGCTTGTCTAGGATGGTGGGTAAGGTGTGGACATTTTGATATCACATACCCTTGTTATTCTTATTATAGAGATTTAAAAACCATGGCAGTTCATATAGACAACCAAAACTCAAAATTGTTGGAATTCAGTCGGATCTGTGGGCAAATATCCGATAATCAATTGTTGTGTGAGTATTTAGGTTTGAAGAAACCTGCTGTATTTCAAGATTATAAAACTAGCGATGTGAAAGTTTTTGTCAATTACCATATTTCATCATGACGGTCAAGACGTCTGCTTCGTTTTCTAACAATAAGTTGTAATAGGGATCGCCAGTGTTGAAGTGCATATTCAGATTATAATCACCTATGAGGCAATCGTCCAGCCAGTCTCTTAATGGGCGGCCCACGGTGTGTTCCACCACTTCGCTGTTCATGAATTGCAGTGGCAGGAAAAAGTTGGTCTGTATCTTTATGTACCAATTTTGATGTAATTTGACTGGTTCTTTTATGTGTATTTCTGTATTCATTTAGTCTGTTTTTGGATCTCTGATATTCGTCTGCGAACATATCCTATAATGATCGCTTTGGCTTCAGGACCCTCGGGTATTTCCACATCCTCTCTTAGTTCGTTCCTTAGCAGGTAATCCAGGCTAAATTCGATCATCTTGAGGATGCTATAACTCATCTAACTTTCCTTAAATGTAGCCCATGGCCCTGAACCAGCCATAGATATTTACACTGGCGAAATAAAAAGTCAAGATTGCTGGCCAAGCTAGGTCGCGTCTGATATTGGTGTAGGCGCTGATGCAACTGCCCACGAAAAAACCCGGATAGATCACTGTCATATCCGGGTGTCTGGCAGTAACAGCCAATGCCAGGCTGGCGCAGATGGTTATGACGGCAGCTAACATCTCCAGATAGAAACAGGTCTTGTCTGTGTGATAACTGTTATAGAAAAATTTATATATGTGCTTCATAACCGTAATCCTTGGGATACCACTCTTGTCCGAAAAGAATTATCTTTTCAGGTAGCCAGGTCTGAGAAACAAAATTTTTGTAATCCTCAGTATCCACATCTTGAAATATTTCGTGTTCTAGATCTAATTTCAAAAATATATCCTCATAATATATTATTTTTTTGTGTTTATCGAATAACTTTTTATTGAAGTGGTCATAACTTTGAAAGTGTCTGGATCTTTGATCGTCTTGGCCTTTCAATCTTTTATATAACCACTCGCATCTATGTGTATCATTCAATGGCACATCATTGTCCAGCAACTCCTTATCCATTGTGTAATAATAGTGCGTCTCCGCTGGCCTATCTATATTTTTTAAAGTTCCTTCGATAAAAATATTAGCGTAACTTTCTTTATGGAATTTGATTTTGACTACTTGGATATTGTGTTTTGTAAATAATTCCATTAAAGGAAAAATATTTTCTATGTCATGACATCTTAAAAATTTTTTCCCAGCATCATATTGGTCGAAATACCGTCGGAAATATGATACATCGTAATCTTTATTAAAACCTTTTGTATTTGCTAATTGACTGATTTTACGCAAATCATTCTCATCTTTGATAAAACTGGGAAATCTATTGTATATATCTTTGATAAAAGTATCTTTGTTGAGGAATCTGCAAAACAGCTCGCCCTTGCAGCCTCCCAGATATTCTATCAAATATCGTTTGTTGGCGGAGAGGGTGGGATTCGAACCCACGGAGGGCTTGAACCCTCGCTGGTTTTCAAGACCAGAGCCATCAACCACTCGACCACCTCTCCTTTATCATATATAGCTTGGCTGGGATGCATGGATTCGAACCACGATAAACGGAATCAAAATCCGTTGTCCTACCTTTAGACGACATCCCAACTACTATTGGTGCTAACAGCTGGCTTCGATCCAGCTTTGGACCCGCTTATGAGGCGGGCGCGATTCCACTACCGCCCTGCTAGCATATCTTGGTTGGCGTGACTGGTCTCGAACCAGTGACCTTTCGATTATCGGTCGAATGCTCTTCCAGCTGAGCTACACGCCATCGTTAGTGGTGCCCCAGGAGGGACTCGAACCCCCACCACCTGGTACCTAAAACCAGTGCCTCTACCAATTGGACTACTGGGGCATTTATTAGATTAGATGCGGCAGGAGTCGAACCTGCGGCGAGCAGTTGTTCAAACATATCGCCTTCCTCGCACATCTAAACTTGGCTCCGAGTGTTGGAATCGAACCAACCTGATGAACAGATTAACAGTCTGCTGTCCCACCTTGTGACCGACTCGGAATAAACTTTATATCATCAGTATATATGATTGTTAACATATGTCAACAACTATTTTTGGCACACCCGGAGAGATTCGAACTCCCGACCGTCGCGTTCGAAGCGCGAAGCTCTGTTCCGCTGAGCTACGGGTGCCTAGATACTAAACCCCAAAAGTACCACACTAGAACCCTCTGATAATAGTTCCTTGATACTATCCGTAGCAGCATTATATGCTTGATGTTCCGGGTTCAATACATCGAGTTCTGCGAATTCCGGACCGGTATATGTTTTCCAATCCTGCAATCTGCTGTATTCCACAGTATCGAATCCCAGTTGCTTGCTCCAGTGATAAAAATCTGTTATCTGCTGGTAATTGGCCAGCTGGACTACCATACGATTGTGTGTCACGAAGTTATGCTGTTGTTTTAATTGTTGCATATACTTGAGATTGTCCAGTATATCTGTAAATCTACCTCCACGACGCAGATGTTCATATGTATCTGCGGTGCAACCATCAGTAGTCACCGTGATACTTTTGATATTTTTATGTATATTAGCAAGTAAATGCCAGTTTTTCTTTAACAACAAACCATTGGTTTGTAAGTGAAAAATAACATTTGGGTAATTGTTTATAGGGAAAGTTTGTAAAAATTCCAAAAGGAATTTGCTGGCAAAAATCTCTCCGCTAGTGCTCAACATTATTTCAATAGGCAAATGGCTTTTGCCGGCAAACACGTTCTGGTTTAACAGATTCATCACTCTGATATTGTTACCAGTGTCGCCAATGGTATTTTTAATCACTGTGTTTCTACAACTGGGACAACTGAGATTACAGGTCTTATCACCAGCTATAAAATATTTGGTAGGTATTTTTTTACTGCTTTCTTTCCTGTATAACCGCCATTCTGGATCGAGATTATGACCAGGGGCATCTGTGTGGGGTATCAACCACTTGTTGTTTATAACACCACATTTATCTGCGTTACAATATCTGTAACTGCCATCTCTGATGCTCTCACGCATTAGCTGAGCTTTTGGGCTGTTGAGTATGTCTTGCAAGCTGGCATTGTTTATGTTGCCGGCTATCTGTGGCATCCAATCACTGCATCCACAGAGTTGTACATTGCCCACGGGATCTATATTGACCGTACGGAACGGTTCTGTACATACTAATCCTGACAGATTTTTATCGGGAAAAACGGTCATATTAATATATATCAGTATGGAACCCATCAAGTGCAAATTAGCAGAAATAACTCTAAACCTGGATATGAGTGGACGAGTGACTCCATGTAATTACAACAGCCTTTATCTCAAAGACAGCAGTGGTAAACCTATTACATTGGACACAGGTTCATTGAAACGGGCCTGGAATAGTGAAAGCAGAAGTAAATTTCTCAATACGCTGGCTAAGGGAATTCCCAACCCTTATTGTTCCAACTGCTGGAACAACGAAAAAGCTGGCAACCAAAGCGTCAGGCAAAAATACAATCGCCTGCTTGCAGATGTAGAGTCATTGCCTGATCAACCCAGGATCTTGATATTAAAGCACGGCAACAAATGCAACTGTGCCTGTCGCAGTTGTAATCCATATAGCAGCACTCAATGGTACAAAGACGCTTACAATTTAGAACAACCAGCTGTGCCGTTCAAAACCTGGTTACAAAAGTTTGTCAGTTATGAAACCAGCTATATCAACAACACTGAGTTAGAAGATACTCTGGCTGAATGGCACGACAGTATTATATTCTTTGACTTGTATGGTGGAGAACCATTGCTACATCCATTGACATATAAGATCTTGGACAGTGGTATACCCACGCAAGACGTACAGATGCACACCAATGGTACCATATACAAACCTGACTTAGCCGATAAAATGAGCAAATTCAAAAGTGGGTCATTGGGATATAGCATAGATGGTGTAGGTGCTCACAATGACTATATCAGGGCTGGTAGCCAGTGGGCGACCGTGCTGGAGAATCTACAACGCTACACTACAGATTTTGCCAAATATGATAATCTGTCCGTTCAAGTGCAATACTGTACAATGAGCCATAATGTATTTTATATTCCAGAAGCATTCGAGTTTTTCAGCGATCTGGGCTACATCATTGGATTTACAAACCGCGTCACAGACAAGGCTGACGCAAATATATGCTATCTGCCACCAGATATAAAACAGGCTGTGCGTGATAAGCTGCTTGCACACAAGCCCAGTCAGTACGTTCAAAGCTGGATCGATCAGCGTGATTGCACACTGAGATTTTTAGCAAATGAACCCACTGACTGGGCTAGCAAAAAGGATAGTTTTATAACTACCGTCAGCAAACTGGACCAACTACGAGGCGAAAACTTTGCCCAAATGATGCCTGAGTATGCTGCTTTATTTGGTCTCGGTGGAGAGATTCGAACTCCCGACCCTCTGGTCCCAAACCAGATGCGCTAGCCAGACTGCGCTACACCGAGTAACTTGGTTGCGGTGGGGAGGATTCGAACCTCCGATCTTCAGGTTATGAGCCTAACGAGATGACCACTTCTCTACCCCGCAATATTCCTTATAATACTACTGAAGCATCAGTTTGTCAACAAAATCTTTCAACAAACTGTAATGAGCACCTTTATGCCAGTGTTTGAGCATATAGGGATATGCCTGGTACCAGTGCAGATTTGCCTCAGGATGGCAACCTATCAGTCCTATACGATCCTGATATATGGCCATGGCGTCACCGTTTACGTATGTGCTGACGGTGGTAAACTTGTTTTTATCGCCCACCAATGCTGGGCCATCATAGAAGTACATCTTCTCTGGTTGTCCCAGCCAATCCACGTCTATGGCTTTGGCGTGTGGTCTACGAGTGTCTGTGTTGGGGCGTGTGATATATTGATAGGCTCGGACGCCGTCTAGTATGTCTAGATAGTGATATCCTGCCCAGTAAGCACCCATACAGATACCCAAGTACCTGCCACCTTTAGCAACAAAGTCCTGTATGCGACCAGCGTTTTCACGCATCAGACTGGCATAGCTGTCGCTGTCTCCCAGTCCTCCTGGCACAGCGATCATATCCACATCATCGAAGAAATCTTTTTCCACTCGATGTTTTGTGAAGATCTTGAACTGATAATCTGGATGCAATGCCTGCATAATTCCATTGCCCGATTGTACCGAGCATTTGGGCTGGTGCAGGAATAAGGCTATCTTGCCTTTCATTGATGACCTTTGTTCAATTGACCTTTTATTTAGTGTGTAGTGGTGGGGCGTCCTGGAATCGAACCAGGCGTGCTATAAGCGGTGGATTTACAGTCCACGGTATCACCTTGATACTTCCGCCCCTTATATGGCACTGTCTACAGGTATCGATCCTGTGCTACGAGTTCCACAAACTCGTGTGCTTCCATTACACCAAGACAGCAAATTTTGGAGCGGGCTACGGGAATCGAACCCGTCTCGTCAGCTTGGAAGGCTGTCATAATACCACTATACCAAGCCCGCTAATCAGGTACTGCTGCTCCGATTCGAACGGTGTCCTAGTGTTGTCCATCTGTGTTTCCCATCAACACCGACAGCAGTAAAATTGGAGCGGCTGATCGGGGTCGAACCGACGACATTCACGTTGGCAACGTGACGCTCTACCACTGAGCTACAACCGCAATTACATCTGGGCCAATAAGGACCAACTTGTTTCTTTATCCTGTCTATTATGCACTGAATCCAGCACTTTGTCAAGTTTTAAAATTTCCCTATCGACGAAATCTATAAGGTTCTGGTAGTTATGCTCCACATCTGCATTTATCTCTTCTAGATTTGTGTGTTTAGTATCAAGAAAATACATGGTATTGGTCATTATACTGCCCAATCTTTGCTTGTCATATTCTATATCATCATAATCTGTTATCTGCATATATTCTTCGAAAGTCTTGAAACCCAGGGTCTTGATGTATTTCAAACTACCAGGAGGCGCAGCCATGACGAAAGGATGCCTATTGGCTATGGCACGATAGGTTTTTTCTGTAACCCACACTGTCTGGTTATACATGAAGTTGGTTTCGCTTATGACACTCAGGCAAGTGTTTTTGTATAAGTTTACATCATAAGGAAAACCCCAGTAATGGCTGCTGCGTTCCTGCATCTGCACGTCTATGGGATCCAGTCTCTTGGTCATCTGGGATATGAATATTTCATATTCCTCATCTGTAAATTCTGGGGCCAGATGCCTGGCATCGGCTTTGATGTTATCGTTCAGATACAAACTCCAGTCTATGCGCGACAGGTTATTGGCTCTGTAGAATTCGGCCAGCAATGGCATACGGTTCAATTTGGCTATCTTGCCCAATAGCAACAGGGCGCGATCGCTGTCACTGTTCCAGGCAGGATTGGCCAACACCTCTCCCGAATAATTCCAGCTGCGATATTTCTTTTGATCTCCGAATATCTTATGGAAACTGTATAGAGCAAAAAACTCCAGGAAGATCATATCCGACTGGTCTATCTGGCCAGTGTACACTGGATATCTATTGTGTAAAAAACTGGTGGGAAACACGAATTTATAATGTGTTATGCCCAGGTCTTTCAATATGCTACGGATATTTTGAGTGACATTGTCGTACCAATAGAATTCAGGAAAATTCTCCCAACAATAACTGAGGAAGAAATAGGGTTCAGTACCAGCTGCTCTTGTCTGTGCCAGATCTTTTTGTATATTTTCCTTCAATCTTTCGAAGTTATAACTGGCTCCGAAATAGGCTTCCATCCTGATGCATTTTACGAACATAGCGAACCTTAATAATGGTGCCCAATGACGGATTCGAACCGCCGACCTGATGATTACTAATCAACTGCTCTACCATCTGAGCTAATTGGGCGTTATGGTAGTTATCAAAAACTAAATACTGTATGCAAAAAATCATCGCGGTATTGAGTTTCTTAGTATTAGCCGGTTGCAATGCAACGGTAGCAACATTCGTGCCCAGCTTCTGGGATGACAACCAATCCAGGAGCATCATAACAGCCAGACAACTGATTGTTAACATCAACTGTGAAGATACACAAAACTTTCAAGCTGTACAAATACAAAAAGAACTTCAATGGTTTGAACTGTACAGCGAGAGCAAAGGCTATCTGCAACACGATGTGCTGGAACTGATCGCTCCTATGCAAAAGACAGTGAACGAATGGGCAGACCGTAGCAAAGAAAAAGAACCCAGTGCTGCCTATTGCCGGATTAAGAAAGACATATTAGTTAAACAAGCTGAACTATCAAGCAAAGCCGTTTTAGGGAGATTCTAATGGCATCACTACAAGAACTAGCACACTGCGGATCAGGTTGGGCAGAAACTCGCGCTAAGATGGCCCTAGACATCCAGAAGCAACGCAACTCAGGCGCATTATCACCTGAAGAAGCAGCTGAACTTATGGAAGACCTTATCGCAACCGATCGTTTGAACGAAGAAGCTGACGATATGGCCGTTAAAGCTGCGTTGATAACTGCTATCAGCATAGCCAGCAAGTTTGCATAATTGGTGAACCCAGCCGGGGTCGAACCGGCGACACCCTGATTAAAAGTCAGGTGCTCTACCTACTGAGCTATGGGTTCTTAAAATTTATGAAGGTTACAAGCCCAGTCACAACACCCCAAGGGCATATAATACAGGTCCACCTACAATCCCTCTGGCCTCGACGGCAAGGGGCTCCGTTGCGACATCTTGCGATGCGACTGCCGAGTAGTTCCCCTTGCCAATTCCTGCCACGTTTGTTTATGCTGGTTTGACGGGCCTCCAGCACTGGTACGCACAAGAGACAGACCGCGGTGACCGTCTCTATAGTAATCCAGCGACTCTAATTTGGCGATCAAGACGGGGCTCGAACCCGCGACCTCCGGCGTGACAGGCCGGCACTCTAACCAACTGAGCTACTTGACCAAACTCTATATTATGAATATAACACAGTTAAGATAGTTGTCAACCGGTTATTTTTCTGTGACGCCCAAACGGCAACTGACATTCATTTCTCTGGTGTGACCATTATCAAACTTGGTGATAATATACCCTCGGCCGCTATCCAGATCCACTGCCAACACTGTGTTACCACGGTTGCCGATGTGTGTGACAATGCCCATATTACCATCGCGTTTGGTAAACATCTCATAGGGTCCTTCTCCATCATAAGAGATAAAACCTTTGCTGTCGTGTACCGCGTAGCGGATCTTGCCACCGTTGGCCAACGTGCAATCAGCAGTGGCCCAGGTTTCCGCAACAGCTGGTGATGCAATCAAACAGGTAGCCATAACAATACGCTTGATCATTTTACACTGTCCTTTATGTTTTTTGCTATCTTTTCATATGCTTCCACTGTGGGTGGGTGCACCTTGTCCGCCCCCACCCGGTCAGTGATACTTAAAACCCAATCGCCAAATTCTGCAGCTACATTTTCCACTATGGCTCGCTGTGGCGCTTTGACCTGATCGCTGGGCAATACCCATATGACTTTGGCAGCACTGAATTTCTTGCGTATGCGGCGCATGGTGGCACTGCTATCTGCGATGTCGTTGGATCCCAGACTGACCACCACATACCGATATTGTTGCATATCGAATATGGGACGATCGTGATATTTCTTGTACCAGTTATCAGTATTGATGCCGATTTCTGTGATTTGAACACAATCGCGCATGACACTGCTGATGCCGCGTCCGATGCTGTCGCCCAAGATCAAACATTCCATCATCGCCTAATCTCCTGTATATGTCATATTACTACATCTAACATATATGTCAATACTTATTTTTGGCACACCCTGAGAGATTCGAACTCCCGGCCTTCTGATTCGTAGTCAGATGCTCTATCCAGCTGAGCTAAGGGTGTATGGTGCTTAGAAACGGGATCGAACCGCTGACACCTGCGTCTTCAGCGCAGTGTTCTACCAGCTGAGCTATCTAAGCAGATTGGAGGTCTGGGAGAGAATCGAACTCTCGTAGGCGGTTTTGCAGACCGCTCCGTAACCACTCCGACACCAGACCAAATTAGTGTGGAGTATTTGTTCAGGCACTCCACAGCCTGGCACACACAGCCCATCCTGCGTTTCGTGTGTGGCGGAGGCAGATCATAGTTTAGCAGGCCTGCCCAAGTGAAAATGTTACAAAACCTATGACAAGATCGCTATCACTTGGAGGGTTTGTAACAGTGTAATGGCATAGGGACCCAGCAACGATCTGGGAACTTTGGTTTTGGAGACCAAGATTTTGCCTATTAAACTATCCCTACATATAAAGTTTTAAACTTGTGGTGGTTGTTGTGCTGCCGCTGCCTGAGCAGCCTGTTGTGCAGCCAATCTCTGATTCCTGCGTCTCATAGCACCTGGAGTCTGGCTGGTATAACCAGCACGTTTACCTCCGCCCTGTGGACGCTGTGTGGCCTGTTTGTGACCTATGGCAGCACCGTTGTTGAAACTGTTGCTCCAGCTGTTGGCAACCTTGCCGCCCTTGTTCAGGCTCCACATATAACCTGCCTGGTGTCCACTGCAATCTTTGGTGCAAGGACTGCCCATGAAATCCAATTCTGTCAATATCTCGGCTATACGCATCGGATATTTAGTGTGTGACCAGCCCCCTCTACCGCTGCCACACTGGCTTATGATCGCCCTTGCCCAGATCCTGTGATGGATCCTACTCAGCAGGATGGTTTCTGAGTGGCCTGCTCCACTGAGGGTTACCTCCACCCACAACTCATTCCATCAGGTTATTTTTTACTTCTTTTAGCACTTTGCTGTGCATATGGCTGCGTTCGTACAGATTGTAAAAATAACTCAGCGGATTCAATCTGCGTTTGTAATCTCTGGCGCTTATGTTGCTGCTGGTGATGTGATTCAATTCGGGTGTCATGAAAAACCTACGTAAACGGATCTTTTCATCAGTCAAAAACCTGACAAAACTGTATGCATCGCCCTGGTTGAATGTTATGGTCCTGTCGCCTGACTTAACTACGAACGCACATTCCACAGGTCTGAACCATTTGCCAATGTTCATCCGGCCAGGTATGATGTCTGCATTGTCTGTGAAACTGTTGCTAGTCAGGAAACAAGGCAGCACTTCTATTTCCAGATCTCCCTCTGCAACAAATATGTATTTGAACTGCATACTGGTCCAGTTGGGATATTTGAAATCTCTGACTGTGACCACATCTGTAAAAAATTCTCTGTCCCACATTGTGGTGCTGATGTCGTTATTAGCATAAGTCAATTCATACTCTATGGGTACGTGTAAACTATAGGTGTTTTTACAACTGTCACGGAAAGCAGGGCAGCTGGTTATACGGTTTTTTGGATTTTGGAACTCAGGAATGGTTTTTGATATTTCTGCCAAAACCGGCCTGGGTTCTTCATAACTTATATGTGGTATGCTGGCACATTCTGCCACACTCCAAAATATATCCATAACATTGTCCTTTTCTTTGATTTTATACAATGTCACTGATAAAGTCAATATTGGCAGACCAGGCAGGGATCGAACCTGCGACACACCGATTAAGAGTCGGTTGTTCTCCCTCTGAACTACTGGTCCTTTAACTGGTCCGCCCTACGGGTGTCGATCCCGTTACTCTACCTTGAAAGGGTAGTGATATAGCCAGCGTTATCTAAGGGCGGTTGATTGTCACTTTACAGATACACACAAATGTATCTGTGGAGAGACAATCTCTCCTGCTCCGCTGGAAACCACCTATTCAGCCATTCGGCTCAAGTACCAGTCGGAGGTTGCTCTTATGTTTAGGGAGCAACTGCCTGCCAACAAAAAACCCCGGGTTTGACACCGGGGTTCTTGTAAACTATTGATGTGTGATCACATCACGCCACAAGGACCCCACAGGTATGACGACCATACCAGTTACAAATGGGTGATTTTGGTTCTTGCGACATAAACATATTCTTTTCCGTTTGTTTAACTTACTATCTATTTATACACTATCGTCAGACGATGTCAACTATTTTTTTCGATTATTTTCAGATTTTTTACAAAAGTTTCGGTGCAAGCTGCCCAGTCGTATTGCTCGCTGCTGTTCCTGACCGCCACTCTATCACATAACATAGCACGTTCCACAGCAACAGTCAAGTCTGAATCCATGTAACCGTTGACGTCATTTATCACCACGTCTCGGGGACCTGTCACAGGGTAAGCAGCCACAGGTGTACCTGACGCTATACTTTCCAACATCACCACACCGAAAGTATCGGTCTGGCTGGGAAACACGAATACATCCGCGGCAGCATAGTATTCAGCCAGTGCAGTACCTGTCTTGGCACCTGCGAATACCACATCTGGATAACGTCTTTTCAATTCCGGAAGTATAGGTCCATCTCCCACAAGTACTTTGGTGCCTTTGACACGTAGACTGCAGAAGTCGTCCAGTCCTTTTTCTTTACTGACACGGCTAACACACAGTATTATGGGCCTGCGATAGCTGAGCCTACGACGACGATCAGGATGATATAGCTCACGATCCACACCACGATTCCAGATGCTGAGATTTTCAAAACCACGTTCACCGAGATCGGTCATCATATCCTGATTGGTCACCAGCACACGGGTGCTGAACTTGTGGAACACCCGCATACAGCGATAGGTCCAGCTTTCCGGTATGTGATAATGCTGATAGAGATATTCAGGAAACTTGGTGTGATAGCTGGTGTTGTGTGGTATGCTACGCTTTTCCACCTTGCAGTACCATCTGGCTGCTAATCCCAGTGGACCTTCTGTGGCGATGTGTATGGCATCAGGATCGAACTGTTCGATCATCCGGCCCACTTGCCACAGGTTCCAGCTGAGTCTGACTTCCGCATATCCAGGTGCACCTACAGTGTGAAACTGGCCAGGCTCTATGATCTGTACATCATGACCCTGCTGTATGAGATGCTGTACGGTGTTAGTTAGTGTTGTCACTACCCCATTTATGCTGGGTTTCCAGGTGTCTGTTACCAGTGTTATTTTCATTTCTTTTGCAGGCTCCTGTGACTTTGAAACTATCGAATTTCAACCAATAGGTCATTGTTTTCAAACTGGCCTGACAGGCTTGCTCTGTGGGAAATTCCAGGGTCACACGACCAGGAACATCTGCAGGATCACCTATCTTGACTGCCAGTAGTATCAATAACCACATCAGTGTCTGTTGTCCAAGTAATTATCTCCCAGAGACCATCGGTATGTTCAACCAGGGCCGTGCAACTCTCCACCCAGTCGCCTGAGTTCATGTATTCTATATCGTTAATCATTCCTATCCGGGCACTGTGGATGTGTCCACATATGATGCCGTCTGCTTTTTTCAACCTGGCATAATTCACCAGACTGGTTTCATAATCTCCTACAAAGCTGACAGCCTGCTTGACCTGGTTCTTGGCCCATTTGCTCAGGCTCCAATAGGGCAACTTTAGCTTGTGCATTACCCAATGCAATGTTGTGTTGAGATCCAATAGAGCTGTATAGGCCCAGTCCCCGATGTGTGCTAGCCATTTGGCATTCAGTGTCACGATATCGAACTTGTCACCATGTATCACAATGTATTGATTGCCATTGACGCCTGTATAAATCATTTCGTTGTGCAGCTCTATGCTACCGAAATTATATTCCAAGAATTCACGCATAAAATCGTCGTGATTGCCAGGGATATAATAAACTTTTGTGCCTTTACGAGCCATCCTGAGTATCTTCTGCACCACTGTGCTGTGGTGTTCGTTCCAGTACCAGTTTTTCTTCATCCTCCAACCGTCCAGGATGTCTCCCACCAGGAACAGGTTTTCACATTCTACTTCTCGTAGGAATGCCAGTAATAGTTCGGCTTTGCTGCCTTTGGTGCCCAGGTGTACGTCGCTGATGAATATGCTTTTGTATTGTTTCATGTCTGCTATTTACCAAAAAAAAGAGCAGTATAACATACTGCTCTGGATTTGTCGAGTTCAAATCACGCTGTTAGTGCAAGTCATCTTCTTTGTGTTCTGCATCAGCATCTGTATCTTCTGATGCATCTTCTGCATCATGTTCTGATTCATCTGCTTCATCATCTTCTTGATCATCAGCGAATTCATCATCTGCATCTTCCTGGACTAAGTCTTCTTCATTATCATCAACATATTCGCTGCTGATGCTTACACTAACTTCTGCACAATCTTTCAATGCTTCTACAAGAGCATTGATAGCTGCCAGAACAGGACCATTGTCGAAATCGTCTGCTTCCGCAAAACTAACACTAACCACTAGACCGTGTTCAACCATATCAAGATTCATTTTGTTTCCCCTGGGAAAAAATAAAAGCGGTAGACCATCTACCACAAATATTTAAGACCGGCAATATTACAATCGTGTTACAATCACTGATATTAAAAATATTTTTTCACTGCATGGTAAAGTGTTCACGATATCTGGGTGTGATGTCTGTGACAGGCAATACCACTAGCACATCGGTGGTATTGAATTCTCTATCTATCACAGCGCCTGTGCCGAACCTGGCACCACAGCGCATATAACCTTTTATCAGTGTGGGCAACTGATGCAACACTTTTTTAGCATCATAATCTGTCACCCTATCTGTGTTGTCATAATCCGAACGATGTGCCTGGGTTTGCCATTCAGGTGCAGCACTGGCAGCATCTTGTAGCAAGCTCAGTTGTTCAGACAATTTTTTAACATCTGTGCCTTCGAAACTGGCACAGCCGAACAAGGCATCTATCTTACACTCGTTCACATACCACCAGATGCCACGCCACAATAGTTCTATGGTGCGTTTGTCGCGGTATGCGCTATCAACGCAGCTACGCCCTAGCTCTAAGAAACGCTTGCCTGGGTGTCGCTGGATCAAGGCCGCTACATCAAACTCTGTTTGGCTGTAGAAACCCGAATACTTTTCTGCTACATCTTGTCTGAGTAGGCGATAGGTGCCTACCACTTGTTCTTTATAAAGTTCTTTAACTCCTGGCATCTTCTTTCTAGGATACTTCGTATCCACCACCAGTAGATGATCACAATATGCATCATATGGATCTATGTCTCTCTGTTTCATCATCGCCTCTAATGTGGCGATGGCACCTTGCTCTTTGAAGAATATACGATACCTGAGTTTCTGTGCTTGCTTGATCTCTTTACGAGTCTGTGCCAGCCGGATCTCCAGATCACCTATGCGACCCAGCACCACCGTATAACTCTTGGGTATGACGAAAGGTATCTTACCAAATATACTCTTTTCCAGATCGCGATTTAAAGCATTTATCATGAATTTAAAATCTGGAAATACGGGTTGCATCATTCAAACCTCTTCGTTTACTTACCGTATTATGGATTACGAATGTTACAATCATATTACAATCGACATTTTTCCTGTGACATCTGGTATGCAGAAACTACCTGCCAGCGGTCATCATCAGTTGCAGGTGGCACACACGTTTGGTCATCTTGCCCTGCTTTTCATACACAACCAATCTGGGACGATTGGGATTATTCCGGCGTTCTTCCACCAGGATGTTCAGCTCTTCCGGCAGGATGATGCCCAACTGAAGCAAACACTCGTGGGGATTCTGCTTGAGCAGTGCCATAAGGTCCTTGTTGCACCAGCAACGAGCCAGCACCTCTCCCAGATAATCCAGGATACGGGCTTTGACGTCAGCAGGATCGATCCTGCGGTACTCGCGAACTTCGATGGCTTCGGCTTGTGGAAAATACTCATAATTGTGGTATTCGTGGAAATATCGCTGCACTTGTGCAGGGTGATAGGGTACTGGTAACAAGGTCCGTCCTCCTTGTGACTGTTACATTTTTAACTATAACACAGACATTTCACTTGTCAACAGCTTTGTCATAAATATACTAAAGAGGATATCATAAATGGCCACCGCACAAGTTCTTACGGTTAGTGGAACAAGCACCCAGAGTGCTGCTGTACAGACCACCAAAGTCAAAGTGACCAGCAACGTCAGCGTACACTATGCTGTAGGTGCTAATCCCACCGCCTTCACAGGCAACTGTATGGTGGTTCCAGCTGGTGCTACCAGAGACATCAATATGGAAGGACTGGGCAACAAGATCGCATTCATCACTACCGCCGGCACTGCTGAAGTGGTTGTGGCCAATGTGGGTTATGTAGCTGCCAGCACTATCGCTGTGGTGCAGAGTAGCTGAGGAATCATGATGAGAGCAGCAGAACTTATACGTAGCATATTAGATGTGATAGATGCGGTCAACAATGCCGAAGATGCTGCTACCTATATTGCTGGCACTTGGTATTGTAACTAAACTTCCACAACCAATGCAGGATCAAATCCTGTGGTCTCTGATGGGTAACCCAGGGGATTGCACACCACACGTGCCTGATTGATTGAATAATCGAAACAGTTGTGGACGTGACCGTGGACCCATAGTCGGATATGATAATTTGTGACCATCATATGATCCAGGCTGCTGCAAAAAGCATAGTTCATATCCGCCTGGTTGCGATACATCTCGTGGATGCTCTGATAGCTGGGTGCGTGATGCCCTATGATGACCGTGGGCGTGTGATCCATTGCAAGTTGATCTGTCAGCCAACTGACATCGCTCTGATGTTTGGCCAAGGTATCCTGGGGACGCAACCTGCCCCACTGACCTGCATTGAAGTGTTTGATCCAGCGGTAGTCGCTCATGTAGCTTTTCACAGCCCACATCACATTGGGATCTGCATCTTTGAAACTGGTCCACAATGGCACACCCAGGAACCTGATACCATCTATGGTAATGCTGTCCTGATCCATAAAATGGATATTGTGGTAATGTGCCATCTCTGTGCGTAGGATATCTGATGTGCGCTCCCAACGACCATCATAATGTTCGTGGTTACCTGACACATACAGCACGTGTGGCCAGTTATCGCTGCAATGCTGGAAGAACTCACGGAAACGTCTGGCATCCCAGCCACGCCAATCACCGGTCATCACCTGTGACAGATCGGCAACTTGACCATCCACTGTGAATTTATCACGGGGATTACGATACAGATCTTCTGCCTGGCAGATGTCGCCAGCCAATATCAGCACATCAGCCCCAGCATTGTGCAGCACGGGTAGGTCATTGCGGTGTTCCAGATGTAAGTCACTGACAATTTGAATCTTCATATGGCGATTATAGCATCATCTTAATTTAAGTCAAGCAAATATGTGCCTGATTCCACCAGTGATATCATATGGTTGTGATTGTGATTTCGTATTGTGCAGGTCATTATATTCAAATCTGCATTTTGCAGACAATCCTGTAGCACATCTATTAATTTCTCCGTGCGTGTGATGACATCTGGAATACGGTCATAACTTTGATCCAGCATTTCAAATGTCTTGAATCCCATCATTCTAAGATAATCAAGAGTATGGCAACTGTTTTGGATCAGGAATATCTGCTTGGCATAGATGCTCTTGTAGGTCTTTTCCGTGAGGAATATACTATGAAAACCATCGGCATCCACGCCGTCTTCGTTGCTATCGTCGCAATAGGTTTCGCTGATGACATTTATCAGATGGTTGTACACTGGGCTGTTGGTGCTGTGGTCATTCACATTGGGATAGATGTCGCTGGAGATGTGGTGTGCCGACGAGAACCACTGCCAGTTGTTGAGATACCTGGTAAATCGACCATCGTCCAATTGAGACCGTGCATGATCCAGGTTCATCACGCTGTCTATCTTTTGTTTGGTATAATCGCTCACCGGTCCCACATTGAAGTAGATGTCTTTGCCAGCCCAGCTGCAATGATCCGCCAGTCCCAGATCCAGCAAGCAGCTGATGAGATAACTGCGTGGGAATTTGGGCCTGCGGTTGAGGCAGATGAAACCTGGTTTTTTGGCGCCAGGTGTCAGGCAACTGTTGTTGTTATAGGTGCGTACCAGGAAGTAAGGCAGATGGTATAATCTGGCGTATTCTATTATGGTTTGCTGATATAATTTTTTGGGATAACCGCAGCAGATCACCACGATGCGATCCCTGCCTATGCCTTTGTGATATAACCGCGCTGCTATGCCCAGCAAATAATTTTCAGCAGCCTCCCAGGTATGGGTCAGTATCACTGTCTGTCCTGGTGCTAGTCTGGATGCTATGAGATCTGCGATATCATTGAATCCATCGCTGCCATCATTTTGTACCAGATCCGCTACCAAGCTATCAGGAGGAAATGTTCGTGCCCATACTTCCAGGACATCTGCGAGATTTTTCTCGTGTTGACCCCACAGGTATTCAAACTTGTCCAAGGTTGACCACCCGGCATCCTGGTATCTGCAGATTCCTACGCCAGGGATCCACTATGATGCTGCCTGCGGGATAATCTGCATAATCTGATATCCAATCATGATGGTAACTGATCAAGAACGTGCTGGCTGTCTTGGCCACGTAATCGGTATTGTTGAGCGGATCCACGTAATTCACATTGCCAGCCAGTTTTTCCACATAATGACCCACCAGCAGACCGTAACTGCCATCTGTGTTATGCACATTCTCTTTATAGCTTTTGCCCAGTATCACCACAGGTAATTCGTAGCTGCACAGGCGTTCGGCCAATCTACGTGCCTGCACTTCACGAGTACGCATTATCTCTCCGAACATATCATAACCCAGATCCAGCCTATCGCTCAACCATCTCAGAGCGATATTATCTCGGGGATGGCAAGCACCCCCATCGCCCAGGCCCGGCGTCATATATTTGCTGCTCATTATGCGCTTGGTGCTGTTGCTCAGTGCATTGGTAATGTTAGCCAGATCCATATGCCCAATACCCAGGGCCACATCCATAATCATATTGGCAAACCCCAGTTTCATGCTGGCGAATGTGTTGTAAAAAATCTTTATGGCCTCGGCATCTTCCCAGGTGCCTGTTTCGTATCTGGCTTCTGGTACCAGCACACTCTTGTATAGTTCTATCAATCTGGGCACATTGGGATTGGCATCAGAACCTATTATCACCATTTCCGGATCCACGAAGTCTGCCGCCACTGTGCCCACTGCTATCAGATAGGGATTATAGATGATGTCGGGAATAATAGGAGCCAGCTCGCGCCTGGTGGTGCCTGGCAATACAGTGCTGATCAATACCACCTGTTGGTCTGGTGTCTTGTGCTGGGCGATCTCTGTCAGCACTTGCTTGACCAGTGTATAATCGAAATCTTTCACAGGCAGATGGCTGGTGGGTGTCTCGCCCCCGTAACCTGTTTCGTGCGGTGTGGGCACAGCAATGAATATGAATTCACTGTCCTTGATGCAATCCGCTATGCTTGCTGCCTGGGGAAATACGGTGGGTATGAAGCTGACATCATAACCACGAACCTGATGTTTTCGAGCCATTTCGGTGGCGCAGGGCAAACCTAGTTTACCCAATCCTATCATTGAAAGTTTCATAAAAATATTTATAAATCCAGAACCCGTAGTAAATTTTCTGTGTTGGGTCTGACCATTGTTTCTTGGTTGTTGGCATACAGATTATGCGCTATCTCACGGTTACGTCGGAACCTTTCAATGTTTTGCTGTTTGTATTGCTGCCAGTGCTCTATGGGCAATTCACAGATCTTTTGTAATTGATCCACTGCCATCAATATGCGTCTGCGGCCGTCGTGTTCATTATCATAACCGTGATCTATTATATCATCGAACATATCGAAACCCAGTTGGCGTACAAAGCTGACGTGCCCTGATGTGGCAACATACACAGGAACCTGTCCCCAGGCGAAGGGTTTGGTGCTTTTCTCTGTTATGAAAGGTGTGTTCCAGTTGCTAGGTGTGATTTCGGCATCATAACTGGTTTCCTGTACCACGTTGCAAAATGCCAATGTCATTTTGGGGTCAGCTGCATAGTGTTGATTTTCTGCCAGTGCCCCTGGTGCTATCAGCCCTTCTATATACAAGGGGAATTTGTCCTTGTATCTGTCTGGAGTCTCTCTCCACAGCAGACTGTTTTCGCCCTCCCTGTTGTAATAACCACTGCCCAGGCTCATATAGCCATAGGGTTCCAATCCCCTGTCCAGGATCTCCACTGTGGTGAGCAAACGATGGCGTTTGACTATCCTGGCTAGACTAATATAATGATGTTCCGGTACCAGATCATATGTGCTGTCTTTCAGCACCATATGGGTAATAGCCATGCTGTTGCATAGGGCAAAATTTATGGGATCATCGAATTGGTGTTGGCTTCCGCCAAAGATCACCTGATCTGCCAGTGGTATACCAGCATTGTCTGCCATCCAATCCATGAACGTCTTGAGATGATAACGATATGTGGGTGCCTCATAGGCAGCATCTATTATCAATCTATGCCTTTTATCTGCTCGGAAATAAGGCGTCATATGATCCAGGATATGCTGGAATTGTTTGTCCTCTCTGAAATTGATGCTATAGATGTCTATTATCAGACAATGATCTGGACCTGTATATCTGTTGGCCACGATGTCCCTGGCAGGATAGCTACGCTCGGGATTATTGAAGGTGAAAAAAGTGTATCTGTCTGTGGCTGTTATGTGCATAGCTGATCACTTATACAAACGCGATTGGTTTTATTGCCGCGATTCAATTCCGGATAACGGTCCTGATCATCTAATCCGAACATTATGCAGTCTGTGGCCTGTAGGCCCATATCTTTGATCACTTTCTGATATTTCTCACTGTAGCGTCCCCAGATGTAATCTGGTTTAAATGTGTCGATGATCTGCTCAGCCACAGCGATGTCCAGCCTATTGTTCATCCCCACACTGTTGAACACATCTATGCCATCGTCGCTGTTGGTCTTCTGGAATCTGATTCCCACACGCAGGTTTTCCGCACCATACAACATCTTACTGAGACTGAATACCACAGTGTCTATGCAGCTCTGGTCCAGATCTATGACTATGTTTTTGCTGCAAACCACATAGGCCATATCCAGCAGCACAGGCACACCCATCTCGCTGCAACGGCGCAGTATCTCGTTGGTATCAGGATGCTTGCTGCCCAGGTCGCTGAAAGGTACGCTGATTATCACTGCATCGTTGGGATCTAGTGGCGCCAGAGGATAATCCAGATGTTTGTATCCTTGCTTGAACACAGCCCTGTGATACATGAACTCCCCAGTTAATGTGCGGAAACGCCTGGTGTGATGTTTGATGTAAAAATGATCGAACGCCTGGCTGGTGCCAGCACACAGGCTGATGTGCTGATATTGGCTCAGGGATTCCAAACTGTTCAAACGATTATTTGTGATCCAACGCTGGAATTTCTTGGCAAATCTCACAGGCAGATCTGTATCATATAGACTTTTCATCACGTTTAATGACTGGAAAAAGTTCCTGTGATCTGCATCTGGTATGGCTCTGGCCCCGCGATGATTCATCTCTGGCTCCTGTCGTCCACGGGATTGCCAACTTCATCGAACCAGTATAGGCTGCGATGTGGCGGATCCACAGGATCGTGTTCAGCTCTGCTGGTATAATAAAACAATCTCAGTGCTTTACGGCTGTAATCCGCAGGACAAGTCATGGGTTCAGGATAACCGTGATAGGCTATGGGGCTGTAGCCCCAGATGGCAGCATTGCCTGGACCAGGAGTTATGCTTTTTATCACGGTTTTCCTATCTTTGTCATAAAAATTAAGGCTACCGCCCCAGTCTTCTTGCCATTCATCGTTGAGATAGATCACCACACTGACAGTGCGATGCAAACCCAACTCTTCCACCCAATTGAAGTCGCTATGGATTTTCAAACTGTCTCCGGAAAAACTCTTGACATATCCTGCTCCTGTCAGATGGGGATCAGGAATCAATTTAGCCATCCCAGTGGCACATTCCAGCCATTTTAAAATACGACTGCTGTGCATTATGTTGATGAAATCTCGCGCCACAGGAGTATCTTCCACCTTATTGTGTTCATACATACAACTGTCGCGCCTTGTGAAATGCTTGCAATCTTCCAGACTGATATCTGCTAATTCTTGCGATAATTCTTTCACCAAAGATTCTGGTATGAAATTTTTTACTTCTGTTATGTGAAAAGGACTGGCTTTTGAGTAATCTGATCTGACTGTAAAAGGATTAATGTTACAGATGTGATTGCTGATGTTTTTCATATAGTTAATTATGTGGAAATAATTGCATTCCACAAATTATCTCTGGTGATGCGGTTCTTATCATTATTGATTTTCATAGCTATCTGTCTGTTGCTATCGAATCTGGATTGGTTGTTTTCTTTATACTGTTGCCAATGAGAAATATCTTGACCACATATTTCAGCTAAACAATCTATAACCATCGTTATGCGTTTGAAGGGATCTGTTTCATGGTCATAACTGTGATCTATTATATCTTCGAATATATCGAAACCCATGTTTTTGATTATCTGTACGAATCCTGCGGGGGCCACGAACAGGGGCACCTGCCCCCAAGCGAAAGGTTTAAGAGATTTTTCAGATACGAAATTCAAATTCCATTTGCCTTGTACCAGTGCCCTTTCATAACTGGTTTCCATCACTAGATTGCAAAAAGCATGGGTCATAGCGTCCGATGTTGCCTTGAATTCAGCAGGATTGGTAGTACCACTAACATCGCCATCCAGGAGTAAAGGCATACGGTGCCTATGATGCTTGGGTACTAATGTGAAGTTATTTTCTTCTGGATCTATATAATAACCAGAACCCAAGCTAATTTTGCCGTAGACGTCCAACCCTCTGTCCAATATCTCAACTGTTGCGGCTATCCTATGAGATTTTAATAAACGTGCTAAACTGATGAAATGATGTTGAGGTAGAGTGTCTGATTCGGTATCAAGGAATATGAGATTATGTGCTGCTACTGCTAGACTGTTGACTGCTTTGACAGGAGCACCTTGTTGATCGTGGGCACCCGTCAACAATATGATCTCATCTAACGTTATACCTAAACTATCACATATACTAGATATGAATTTTTTGAGATCATAAGAGTAACTGGGAGCCTCATATATACTTTCACATACTATGTGGAATCGCTTGCCATTGTCTGAAGCAGTTTGTTGATAGTCTTTCAACAACTGTAATAATTGTTCATCACAACAGTCTATGTGTGTTATCAAGTCTACATTGATAAAAAATAAAAAATGATCTTTAAGATCTAAATTATAGATGTCTATATCGTCAGCTAAATCATTTGCGTTGTAACTTACATTGCTGCCATAGAAACAAAAATCTTTGGTTTGTAGTTGTATCATTGCTGATCCAATTCCGCATCTGTGTACCCCTGGAGCCAATGAAAAACCAGCTGGGCCTGGTCATAAGGACAAACCGCAGCTGGTAAATTGTTCTTTTTAGCTGTATAACCTTCTATCCAGATCATACGAAAAGCAGGATCACATCGCATATGTTAATTAGCTGGATCCATCTTCCTCTTGGTCTTCTTCAGGCTCTTCATCGTCGTCTTCTTCAGCATCACGCCATTCACAGATGGTGTCCAGATCCCAGAACTCCCGGATGTCATCTGGAATGTCTTCCAGATCTTCGGAACCATCGAAGTTATAATTCTCATCACCGTCAGTGCTTGTGTATTTGCCCACGAAGCCTACCCCTTCTTCCAGATAAAAAGCATCTATCTGGAAACCTATATCCGTCATCTTCTCATAGAATGCCACGGGAGGCTGCCAGGCTGTGTCGAAGCTGAGCTGTACCTTGTTGGGATCTAAGCAGTCTAGGTCCTCGTCATTTTCGTTCCCAGCGTCCCACTTGGTTCCCCAGTTGTCTGTGCACCAGTGATACCAGTCGCTATAACCGAATTTTTCGCGATTGGCTGCTTCCTGAGCCGCCACTCGATCGTTATAGTTTTCACCTATCTCTACAGGGGCTGACAATTCTTCAGGGCAGGGAAAGAACTCACTGAACAACTTGCCGTGTGCGTAGCCTTTGACCACTTTTGAGATCATCTCTGGATCAGCGTGGCGGATGATGGCATTGTTATTGCACCAATTGGGCATTTTAGTCTCCTCACATAATAGCGTTTTCTCGAAACAAGTCACCGAATGCCCACTGGGCATCACGGCTCAGTATCACCTTGCCGCTCATTGTCTTGACCTTGGGAGGCAGCTTGCTGGCAGTGGCAGCAGCAAACTGGCGACCCCGCTCGTAATTCCACTGGGCACCTGTGTACCAGCTGTCGTATTCCTTGTCCCAACCGCGGTTCTTGGAGACATCGTTGTAGCCTCTGAGGAAATATTTGTCACGCATCAAACCGCGAGTGGTAATCGTACCGGTGGCCTTGCCATTAACTTGTACCATTGCTATCCCCTGTGCTTATACCTTAATATAACACAGGAAATAGGCCTGTCAAGCGTTTTTATCCGGTTTTTTTGCCGTTTAACATATTGATTTCTTTGGTTCTTTCACGAAGTTTATTGTTGTGCCACACGTGGGTAGCCCAACCTTGCGTGGTATCACCGCCTTCCCAGGCGTGAAGTTCTCGCAACGGGCGCACAGTGCCAGGATCCACGCCCAACTTGGTATATTCCAGCAGCACCATTTCGCGCCAGTCTGCGAAGGATGTGTTGGCTCGGGTGTGTACTACTCGCTTGGTACCAGCACGGAAATTGTCAGACATTTTATACCTCTTGTTCGAATAAACGGTTGAAGTGGTTGGCAGATTCAAATTGCTTGCTCATAATGGCGAACATCTTTGTATCGCGTTCGATCAGTATGCAGTTGCGGTTTAGTTTATCGGCAGCAACACCGGTGCTGCCACTTCCGGCAAAGGTATCCAAAACTGTGTCGCCAGGATTGCTCAACAGCTCGATGAAATATTCCAGTATCTCCGTGGGCTTCTGTGTGGGATGGATCTTCTTGCCCAGGCCACCGCTGTAGGTGATGGTGTTGGGTACCACACACTGTATGACATTGCCGTTGCGTTTGCGGTCTGCCAGCATACGAGCAGCCTCGGCCTGCGCTGCCGCGAATATGGCTGGCAGGTCATAGGGTGCTGTGCTGTCTTTCATCATCTTGTACACGATGCTGCTGACCTTGTCAGCACTGGCATACCGTTCCACAATGCTGCCTTCAGTTGCATCGCTGTGGAACGTGCGCGGGCCACCGGGTTTGATACCCCACAGCACATACTCGCAACCGCTGACGGGATTCACCCGGCGATTGAAAGGCACTGCGGCTGGCTTTTTCCAAGTCCAGACTCGTTTGGGTTCAAACCCAGTGGCCTCCATTATCTTCCACAGATGACTGATATATTGATCGCTGATAAAAACTGCAAAACTGCCACCGCGCCGTAGCTTGGCGAACCAGTAATTGCTCCAGCTGGTCATCTGTGCAAGAAATTCTTCGTGACTTACATCGTCCCAGTTCTGTTCGAAACTTTCACTGAACCGCTGGTTGTGGATGGTGTTCTTGTTCTCACCTGTGATGGGATCCAGCCATTCGGGTTTGGCACCATCTGAACTGATGTTATAAGGGGGGTCAGTCAACAGCAGATCGATGCTGTTATCCGCCACGTCAGCCTGCAGACAGTCTGTGTTCAATAAAGTTATCATTTTATCATCCTAGCACTGGAACAGTTAAATGTCAAACATTAAGTGCGATGAATCCCGGCAGATTGTTGCCGGGGATATGGCTGGGTGCGTGATACTGGAAAGCGAATTGCAGTTCGCTGAATGGTCTGGTGACCAGACGCAAGCTGCCGTCCAGCGTGATGTCGATCTTGCCGATCACTGCGTTGCTCTGGCTGACAATGTCTGTCATCATCTGGCTGTAGTCTGGAGCGTCTTTTCCCTTACGGACATAGTTGAGCAAGCCCACACCCAGCACGTATGTGAGGATGTCTGCGCCTGCCGCGGCTGGATTCTGATCGAAGGCCCGTTTGCCGGCTTTTTTCTGTTGTGGCAAATCAGGAGCATTAGGCTTGGCCATATAGTGCTGACCATCTGCCGGTAATCCTGCGGGTCTACCCCAACCGCCTGCTATCATAATGGGATAAACGCCCTGTAACCATTCTCCATAACCGGCATATTCGATATCTTGTGACAGCAACCAGGCGTGTATCTGCGCCCAGCCGGTGACCTGTCTGCTGATACCCAGTGTCTTGAGCATCTGCTGGTATTCAGGAATAACAGCCGCTCCTGCGGCACGTATGATCTTGTCTTTGTTGCTGCCACCGCTAGTGGGATGGAATTGTTTCAGGATACTGTATTTGCTGCGGCGCGGATCATCTGCCTGCATACCTGCTTCGAATCGGTCCATCAGATCGCTGATGCTGGCGAAACTAGTGCCAGAACCTGTGAGGCTCTTGACGCTGATGTTGGTGTCACCCACTGTAACATCAACCAGTGGACTGTTGCCCACTGGAAACTCTGCGATGTCATCGGGTTTCATGATCATTATGGGAGCCAGGATCTCACCGAAGTCCTGGCTGATGGTGCCACGAGCAGCATCGATGCTAGCGTTCAATTCGGGAGGCAATTTGCCCTGTCCTGCCACAGCGATGTCGATCAGTGCCAGCAGTGCCTTTCGCAGTGTGGCGTCTTTGACTCGGGTACTGACAGCTTCCACCACAGCAGTGATCAATTGATCTCTGTTGAATTTCTTGCCAGCCAGGCCCAGGTTCACTGGTGTGAATTCCTTGCGCTGTACTGTGCCGCTGGGCATCAGGATGATGGTATATTTGCTGCCTTCTCTAACAAAACTGAATGTGGTGGCACCGGCTTTGCCAGTGAGACCAGTCTGTTCCTTGTCTAGATCTGCTTGTGCGAAACCCAACTGATCCATAGTGCTGACCAGTTCGGCGATGCTGACACCATAGGCACGGATGTGTGCCACAGCCTTGCCGCGTTCACGTCCCTTTACTTTAAGACGGATAGCAGGCAGCTCACTGTGGATTATCTTAGCCAAGTTGGTTAGATCAGCTTTAGCAGGATATTCGCTCTCAAACAATTCCAAAACACGCATCCTTTATTTATCAGTGATTGTGCAAGTAAATCATAGTAGCACACAGCAAACCAAAACACAAGCCACTGAAAAAGATTATGGCGTTTTCTATGCCGTTTATATGAAACAAACTTAGCACAATGGGCGTGATTGTCAAGGGCCAAGTGTAGGGAGGACAACCCGTACCATACCAACGATCGATGAATATTTTAACACGTTCTTTCATTTTTTATAAAACCTCAGATATAACTGCTTGATTTTGTCCAGCTCTGGATGCCGGTGTATCCATTGCCCAGTATCAGGCTGGAATTCCTGCTGGAAGAACTGATCCAATATGTAATTACCTGTGCTGATATCAGGATCGATCAATTTGGCAAACTCGTCGAATTCTCCATCTGACATGATGCTGTGGTTTTCAAATTCATAGGAGTACGCCGCAACAGCAAGTTTGATCCTGTTGCGACGTTCCAGTTCTAGGGGCGAACCCCACATCAGAAATCTCCGGGTGCCACCTGCAGGACACGTACTCCGGCAGCACGGATGGCATCCACCACCTGATTGCGATCGTCCAGCCAAATCCAAGGCTCGCCGTGCCACTGCCTGATCTGATCCAGCAGCTCTGCTTTCACCACGCTGTCTGGACGATAATCTTTGGCTCGGCGCATGAACACACGGTCGAACGGGATCTGATTATCCGTGAGCCATTTTTCTGTGACTTCACGATAACTGTCCTCACGCCCAGTGCATACGATAACCTCACGACGCAGGCTCAGTTCCACGACCAGCTGCCTGATGTCTTCGTGGCAGGTGTCCAGATGCATACTGGCGTTCCAAGCAGCCCAGTTCTTGGGCTTGCTGGCCACCCAGTGACGACGATGCAGCACGTTGGCAAGGGTGCCGTCCACATCAACTACCACAGGACCTTTGAAATTAGTCATTGGCATCTTCCTCAATCTTTGGTTTTCCAGATGGCGCTGCCGAAAAGCACACCAGCTGCCGCCCAGGTTTCCAGGGTATAAGGAATATTCAACACTGGAAACAGTGTGTTGAGACTCCAGATAGTGATAACTGGGCCCAAAAGCGCAAGCACTAACACAAATACCACCCAACCCAATGCATTCATTTCACACGCTCCTTGTTGTGTTTATGACTCATACTAGCATACAAGCCACCATTGTCAACATAATTATTCCTATGGAAATCATTAAATTGGGCAACACCCACACCCATCCTGTGGGTACAAGTTTAAAAGTCTATGAAGATCAAGTGTTTAGCAGGGTGGAAAACTATGCCAGGTATAGGTATCCAGGAGCTAACCTATTGATAATACAGGCAAATAATCATTTTTTCTGGATACAACAGCAGGCTGAACTGATACGGACAGCTTTGAATAGCCCAGATTGGCAAGTATTTTTCATCACGATTGTGGATCCCTGTGAGATAGAGCAGCTTTTCAAAGCCTTGGACCTCACAGAAACGGATTACACATATACCGAAATGGGTTATACCGCATTGGAAAATAAGGCTTTTTTCGATAGTTTCGCCATCATAGCCAAGGATAAATTCCAGCAGTACAGCGATGAGCAGGTGTCACAGATGACACCGGAAAAACTCTTTATCAGCTACAGCCGCAAGCCCAGGATGCATCGTATGATGCTGACAAAAAAGCTGATAGAACAGGATCTGGCTGGCTATGGAGTGGTGACATTGGGCGTGGATCCTGCAGATCCACAGTGGGGCAGATACAGCAGGAACATAGCTGAAACGCCCGAACAATACAGAGACACAGGCGGTCTGGATGTGTTAGATGCCAGTAATTTCAACAACATACCTCACGATCTGTGGAGCCTGGGCGACTTGGATCTTTGGCAGCGTCACTTCCTGCATATCATAAATGAAAGCCAATTTTACGATCTGGAACCCAGCCACCACAGCGTGGACAGCAACAACACCCGCAGGATGTTCATCAGCGAGAAGCTGTTTAAGCCATTGATAGGACACAGACCTTTCCTGCTCAACACTAATCCTGTGATTTATAACTACTTGGAATCACAGGGTTTTCACACATTCAGGAATTATTGGCCTGTGGACGTGACCGATGTCACGGCACAACGTATGGCATCACAAACCACAGACAAAATATGTGAAATAATAAAGTGGTTGACAGGTCTGGAAAAGTCAGCTATAGTGGCCTTATATGAACAGATGCAACCCGAGTTGCAGCATAACCGTAGTAGATTTTTTCAGTATGCACGTGAGCAACAGGAGAAATTTTACACTTGCACTGAGGTACCACGATGAACACACATCTTTATTTCGCGTATGGAATGAACACTCACCCCGAACAGATGGCTAGCAGATGCCCTGAATCTGTGTGCCTGGGTGAAGCGTTGCTGCCCGGATATCGCTTCGTATTCCGTAACCACGCAGATGTGGAACTGGCTGATTATAACTCTGTCCACGGCGTGCTGTGGCAGGTGTCGGACGATGATCTGGATGCACTTGATATCCTTGAAGGTTTTCCTGATTATTACCTGCGCCAGCGTGTATGGGTTATGAACAAACACGGAAACCATATAATAGCCTGGGTCTATACTATGGCAGATCAGGACTATCTGCAGGAACCCAGTCCGGGATATCTGCAGATGTGTACTGAAGGATACATAGCACACGGTGTGCCGACAAATCAGTTGACAGAAGCTCTAAACAGTGTATTCTGACGATATAAACAGGAGATAGCCATATGGCCAAAAGTTTGCTCAGCGTCAAGTCCAAGAAGAAACCCGCTATTCGTCAGCCCAAATACACTGACGAGAAGTTCACTGGTGGTGAGCTGACCTTTGAAAAGTGGGACAAACTCACGGAAGAACAGCAACGCTTCGCCCTGTTGCGTAGCTACAATTTCTATAATTATTATCACACTCCCGCAGAAATGCGGAAGTATGTGGTGCAGTATGGCCAACGCGATCTCAAGTGGGGCAAGGCCGAGATAGCCGCTTTCACAGAGTGCGAAGACAGCCGTGTGGGTATGACGGTTTGCAGCTTCAGCAAGATGAAGATCAACGGCTTGCCCGATGCAGTGCCGGATTATGTGACAAACAAGCTCACTGAATTGCTGGCCTATGGCACAGCCAAGTTGACGGAGAAACAAGCCGTCAAAGCTCCACAGGCCAAACGCACTATCCAGGATCATATGCGTGAAAAGCAGTATGATGTCATCGGCGAACTGGAAGCCCAGTATGACGCCTATCTTGCTGGTGCTGAATTGCCGGACTTTGTCACATACTTTCGTGAAATCAAGATGCCCCAGCAGTTTGTCAGCCGCATCACTGCCTATTATGCAGAGATCGAAGCAGAGCTAACCGCCAGCCAGGGCAAGGGTGCTGACAGCCAGTTGGCAGAAGCATACAAGTGGGTCACAAAGACTGACCTCAAACGTATGCAACAGTTCTATACCAAGCTGACAGATGCACTGAATACATATGGTGCAGTCAAGGCAGCGGTGCGTAAGGCTCGCGTCAAGAAGCCTGTGAGCAAAGAAAAGCTGGTCAAGAAGGTCAAGTATTGCACTGAGGACACCACACTGAACCTGGTCAGCATCAATCCTGTGGATGTGATTGGCGCCAAAGAGTTGTGGGTCTACAACAAAAAGACCCGCAAGCTGGGCAAGTATGTGGCAGCAGCAGATTCAGGTACACTGGGCATCCGTGGTACTGCTATCCTGGGTTATGATGCCAGTGCCAGTGTGGCCAAGACTGTACGCAAGCCCGAGGTGGTGATGAAGAAGTTCATGGCAGCTGGCAAGGTTGCCCTGCGTAGCTGGCTGGAGGAAATGAGCACCACTGGAGTGCAAATGAATGGTCGACTCAACGCAGACACTATGCTATTAAAGGTACAGAAATGACCGACAACGATGCGATCCACAACTACAACAGAGATCAGCAGATTGCTGATCTCCAACAACAGAACAAGAAACTGATCACTATGAACGCTGCTCTGCTACACAGCTTGGACATACGGCTCAAAGAGATGACTGTACTAGTAGAACAAATGAAAGCACAACCTCAGGAGACTGACCATGCCTCAGATTGATATCAGTGACGAAACTGCTGATGCCCTGTTCCGTGACATCTTAGTCACAGACTATCGTGGACTGCGTAGGCAGATATATGATCTGCGAGCCCGTGGTGAATTGCCAGACTTTGAGCAGGAAGATCTGGAAACTGCTATCCGATATTTTGAAGCTATCAAGATCATGATGGAATACTATTTGCCCTATACCGAAGCACAAACCCTAGAAGAGGAACAACAATGACCTGGCGTCTCAGTACACAAGAAAAGAAAAGCATCACCCAGATCGAAACCTGGACCAATGGCGAACTCACAGCTCAGCTGGAGATCGGTTGGCGCTGGGGGCATTGGGATTATGAAATCAAACCGGATATCAGTGGTCATGATCCTGAAGGTCAGACCGAAGTGTTCAGCTTCGGTGATATCAGTGATCAGGAACAGGATGATGGTTGCTGGCAGGAATGGACCTGGCCAGATGATATGGATCCTGATGAGATCGAACGACTGGAAGATATCTATAACGAAGATGGTGCGGAAGGTCTGGAGAACGAAGATTGGGATAGCACAGACACAGAATACTTTGTCACTGGCCCGCTGAAAGTGGAATATGTGATCCAGAACTATGTTAAGAAACCAGTAGTGGTACAAGCAGTGCCTTTCACTGCCGAGACAGTAGAAGTTTTGCGCGACTTCTGCGGTGATGCTTTGGGAGAGGTCACTGATACTGAAGCACACATCCGCACACTGGAAGATGGTAGTGATGCACAGGTGGAACATATCGCTACACTGGGCGACTATATCATCAAAGGCATCCGGGGTGAGTTTTATCCCTGCAAGCCCGACATCTTCGAAGCCAGTTATGAGACCACCTGGCGGAATTATGAACCCCTGGGTGAGGCATGATATGAACAAGCAACAGTTGGATAAGATCTGGAATAGCACAGAGATCGGCTGGCTGCAACGCCACAATAAGAATAGCAAGAAAAAAGAACAGCGCAAGTTGCGTATCACTTTCTATGAGAAGGTAACCAAACACACCATCGAAGAAACAGTGTGGATGGGCAAAAACGATAATGCTCACAACTTAGCTTGGGTAGTGGTAAATAATCATTATCCCACATCTAAAGATATGCCCACTGGCAATTATGAAGCGAGATTTGTATATGACTGAGATCATGACCGATTATCAAAAGAGTGTGCGCCGTGGTGAGCTGATGGTAGCAAGCTACAAGGTGGAGCATTACACCTATGACCGTGTGGCAGATCTGCTGACCGACCTGCAAGCATACTGTGAGCAGAATGGCATCGACTTTGCCCAAGAAGTCAAGACAGCCAAGAAGATGTTGGACGAGGAAAAACTGGCAGCATGGCACACCGTCCAGTTATAAAGAAGCCTGTGGTACCTGATGACACCTGCCCATACATCGATATGGTACAGGATCTGCTGGATAAGATCACCGACGAAGAAGATGTCAGCTGGCGTAGAGATCAGGCTACTCTGGCAAAAGCATTGCTGGAGCATATTCGTGAAAGCAATCTTAGACTACGGCACAGCAGCAAATTCTGGTATGGCAAATATCGCCCTTGACAACTGTGAAAGATGTGTTACATTTTATTATAAGCAGAAGGATTGGTGATGAAACTTATCAATCGTGAGATAAAAGTAGATCCAGAGACTTTCAAACCCCAGATGATCCTCACGATTGCTCTGGACCTGCAACTAGCAGAGGATCAGATGGCTAAGGATCTAGATGAATACTTCGCCCAAGTGGGCAGAGATTTCGTCGCGATGTTGGAAGAGATGGAATGAAAGACTACGAGTTCATGAAGCTGGCGCATCGTGTGAAGATGTGTGTCTGCAATCGTCTATACGATGCTGCATACCAGCAGATACAACAGCTGAGCGAGATGGGCGTGACCATGACTGTGGTAGATGCAGGATATAACGAATGGGAAAGGCAGAGAAATGTTTGAATGTCTGATAGCAGGTGACAGCATTGCAGTGGGCATCCATCAGTTTGCTCCACATTGTGAGATGGTAGCCAAGGGCGGTATCAACAGCTGGCAGTTCAATAAGATGTATACTATGCCACTGACTGCTCGCACTGTAGTGATCAGCATGGGTTCCAACGATCACAAGGGTGTCAGGACAAAGGAAGAACTGCTTCGCATACGCCAGCGTGTGACAGCTGAACGAGTGTTCTGGGTATTGCCACATGGCAACCTACATGCTCCACAGAACCTGCCCATCGAACAGATACAGCAGTGGGTACGGGAAGTGGCAGCTCAGCACGGAGACGGTTTGGTTCCCATCCGTAATGTACAACCAGATCAGATTCATCCCAGCCATACCGGCTACAAAGACATAGTGGAGAAAACAAGATGAGCGGTTACAAGACTTATAAGCGTATGATGGATCTGGAACACAACTGTAACAAACTGGGCTTCATGCTGGAGGGCCACGGTCGCCACGGTTACGGATTTCCTGGAAATGAAGATATTTTCTTCATCCGTGTGCCGGAAGATGACGGCACCATACTGCCTGTATACACCCGTGGTATCGAACTGTTTGCCGGCGATCTCGCTGAGTGTGAGTGTTTCCTCCGTGGCTGGCAGAAGCATCAGGAATACCTGAATGCACTGGGCTTCAAACAGAAGATCACCAATGCTGAACGTAAGACCGCCGACCATTACAAGGGCGAGCGGTTAAAGCAGGCTATCGTGCAAGGCCGTGATCCTGGTTACAGTGGGGTATTACCTGATGGCGAACACAACGCCCCTTTCTGATGACCTGATGGTGCAGCAACAGATCTCTGGCGCCTGGCAACATATGGTGGGCGTTATAATGCTTAACCAGACTGGTTGTAAACCTGTCAAGACAGTGCTGCCAGAATTTCTCAGTCGCTGGCCCACACCTGAAGCATTGCTTCGTAGCCGCATCATAGACATCGAGGCTGTGATACAACCATTGGGTATGTACAAGGTCCGGGCCAAAAGGATCTACCGTATGAGCATAGACTTCTTGACCTGGGACGGCGCAGATGCTAATGTGTTATATGGCATAGGACAGTATGGTAGTGAGAGCTATCGTATCTTCTTCCTGGGAGAACGATTCGAACCGCAGGACAAGGAACTGCGCCGTTATCTGGGATACCCGCAACTGGAAAAAAAATGAACGGATTCATAAAAAACATCTGGGAATGGATCAAGGACGATTGGGCAGAAAACAAGATCAGATTCGTGCTGGAAGTGTTGTGTTGGCTAAACAGCCTGTTGTGTGCTATCATAGTCAATGCCACTGTACCTGATCTGCCATTCCTGTTGCTGTATCCTTTGTGGATCAGCGGCACATTAATCTATGCCTGGTGTGCCTGGAGCAGAGGCAGTTTCGGTATGTTGGCCACAGGCCTGATGATTGCAAGCATGGATTCCGTGGGCTGGATCAAGGTACTGTTACATTGAAACCTATCGAATTGTCAGATCATCCTGATGGCAGATGGCAAGTGAAAATATACAAGTGGGCCAGGCACTGGGAACAGAGCAGGGAATTACACGCCTGGTTGGAAGACAATATCGAATCTCCTGCAGAAATCAGTTACAATTTCAACAATGGCAATCCCTATTGGTCTGTGACCGGAGGTCCTGAACAAAGAGATCAACTGACTCTTTGCCTGCTTAAATGGGAGAATAATTATTGAAATTGATAGCACAAAAACCGCAAAGATTGTTCACATTTGGATGCAGCTTTACAGATTACAACTGGACCGGATGGCCTGAGATAGTGGCCTATGACCTGCAGGTCCCACTGTACAATTACGGGCGTATAGCAGCAGGTAATCAGTACATATTCAATATGCTGATGCAAGCTGATGCCAATTTTAAATTCCGCAGCACGGATCTGATAATAATCTGTTGGACAAATGTGTGTAGAGAAGACCGGTATATCCAGGATCATTGGCAGCTGTGCGGCAACATCTATACACAAGATTTTTACGATCAGCATTTTGTGGACAAGTGCGCCGACCCACTGGGCTATCTGATCCGAGACCTGGCTACCATCGCAGCCACGGACGCTTTCCTGCAACAACGTGGATGCCAGTATCATCATATGGCCATGATGGACATAATCAGGCGCAAGGACCAGTGGAATCCAGATGCCAGTATGTTTGGTACACCTGAACAGATGCACAGGCTGATAAAGATGTACAGCGATGTGCTACAAAAGATACCAGCTAGTTATTATGATGTGCTGTGGAATAATGATTTGCAAAGCAAATTCCATATAGATCAACAGACGATACATCCGAGATTCAACGACGGACACCCACTACCTCAAGAGCATTTGTCTTATCTGCAAAAAACTTATGATCACGACTGGCGTCCAGATACGATCACATCAGTCTCTGACAGCCAGGACAATCTGCGTAAACACATCACTGAACAGGCACAGCAAAACAACATCTGGCCCTGGATGGATTGCACAGATATCAGGAGGCTGACAAAGATCGTCCGCAGCGAAAATTTACAGGGATTCTGCTGATGATAGTCGAAGTTTTAAAAATGGGAGATTCAGAAGATCCCTATCTCATGGCCAGTTTTCCATTATACGATTGGGAAAAAACGGAGAAAGCTCTGTGGTTGAAAGAAAGAGCTATCGTACAAGCCACTTACATCTGCACACCCAATCATCAGCTGGGCTGGGATATCGTAATAAGTGCGGAATTGTCTAAGGAACACCAGGTGGAATTCGTATTAAAATATGGTAGTTGATCACCACTGCCCTGTGCCAGTCCAGTGGTATGTGAAGCTGCTGTCTGGCCAGAAGGGATCGGGTTTGTCATTGTGATCCAGGTGTTTGAAATCATAATGGAAATCAGCTTGCCAAGCGCCTGTTTTATCGATGCTGAATTTGTGTAGTGCTGTATAGTTGCATCCAAGCCTGTCACCAAATTCCGCCTTGTCTGCCTCTGGATCGAATCTTACTGTGATCTCATAATCGTTCAGTGCCCGGTAAAAGGTCCGTAACAAGGGCCATATCTCATTCATCACTGTGTTGGCAAAATCACCTAGATCTGTCTTTATTATTTCATAATCGTAAGTTTCCCGATCTATAGTTGTGTTTACATAAAGGTCGTTGTATTTTATCTCATATGTTTTTTTCATATTGGGGCGTTCGCAACCATAGATGTGCCTATTGCTATTCAGATGTTCTATGAATATTGCGAAACTTTTCTGTCTGATAAGACGATGCACTTTGGTGTTTTTTAGATCTGTCGTGGTCCACAGATTCAGGAAATCCTTTTCTGCAATGTTCCATTTGTTCCTGTTATCGCTTATCTCGCTGCCAGGACTCAACATCATACTGATGCCCGCGCTTATGGCGAACAGGTTGTCATTACGGATGCGCCAAATCAGTATCAGCGTGTCGGCGAAGGCTTCGGGATCTTCATTCGGGAACCCCACTATCCAATTTGTCTGAGCCAGTATGCCCACCTGCCTGCCGTGAGCCATATTGGCTTCTATCTCACCCAACCGTATCTCTTTTTTCATGGAATCCAATACTTTTTGGCTTCCTGACTCTATACCGTAGCTCAGGTGCATACAACCGCTGGCCGCCAGGTCCTGGAAATATTCCAGATCCATCCTGCCATCGCAACGGGCATAACCCTGCCATCTGATGTCTATGCCGCGTTCTTTCACTCCCAGGCAAAAACCTCTCAGTTGCCTGAGATTGCCATTGACTAAACTGTCTATGAACCATACAAATTTCAGACCAAAGTGCTTGATCTGATATTCCAGTTCGTTTAGTAATCGCTGGGCTGTGCGATCACGATATTTCCAGAAATGGACTTCTGTACAAAAAACACATTTGGCGATACAACCACGACTGATCTCGCTGCTCATTCCCTGGGGCGTGAGATAATCCTGCATATCATAATCGCTGTAGTCAGGAAAAGGCAAACTGTCCAGATCTATGCGTATCTTGATGTTTTTTTCGAATGTTTTTTGTTTTAATGGTGCGCCTGCTTCAATGGCTTCCAGGATATCCAGCAACACTTGTTCACCTTCTCCCTCAACCACGTGATGGAAAACACCTTTCATGAACCTGTTCATATCTCCCTTCATATAACGGTTCATTGCTTCTGCCTGCGGCCCTCCCACAATGATCTTGGTGCCTGGCAGTGCTTTCCTGATCTTGGCTGCCAGCCAGGTCACTGGTCGTTCATTTGTATAGTACAAGCAAAAACCCACCACATCTGGTTTATCTGCTATGAGTTTTTCCAGATAGTCGTTGAGGATGGGTTCCAGATAGGGATGTATCTCTTTGTGATAGTTTTCGTTGGTCCATAACCATTCCCTGCTGTGGTCCCAGGCATCATAGGGCATCTGTTTTTTCATTATATGCCAGGCTTTGACATTTACATCATACACTGTGACAGGATATCCTGCTGCACGAGCTACTGCACTAAGTCTGCTGAGATTGTAAGGCGGAAACCACACTCCCCATTCGGGTATCATCATCAGTGTCAGTTTGGTTTTCTTGGTACTGGGGTTGAAAACCACAGGTGTGAGGTTTTTCTGCGGCTTATCTCTGACATAATCTGCCATGGTCCTGGTCATCGCCCAGTCTTTGTTATTGACGATAGCAGCTTCTATTTCTTTGTCACTGATGTTCATTTCAATATTTACCGGCATCATACAACAGACTAAAATAACATAAATACTGGACAATGGCAAATATACAGCAATTAAAAACAGAAGTATTTGATTATGTCCGTTATACCCTTGGTGACGGGATGATCGATATCGAACTGGATCCAGTTCATTATGAAACTGCACTGAAACAATCCCTGATTCGTTTCCGTCAACGCAGCAGCAACAGTGTGGAAGAAAGTTACAGTTTCCTGGAACTGCAAATGGACACCAACACATATCAGCTACCCAATGAAGTCATCAGTGTACGCAACTGTTTTAAACGCAATATTGGTGCAAACTCAGGCACCAGCAGCCAATACGAGCCATTCGAAGCAGGCTTCGTCAACTTCTATATGATCCAGTCAGGACGTGTGGGCGGTCTCAGCACATACTTCCTGTACAGCAGTTTCCTCAAAGAAGCTGCCAAGATGTTCGGTGGATACATCAATTATAAATTCAATAATGTCACTAAAGAACTGACCATAATGCGTAGACCCAGGGCAGATAAGGAAACCATCTTGTTGTGGACGGAAAATTATCGTCCTGATGTGACCTTATTGACAGACATCTATAGCAATCCCTGGATTCGTGAATATACGCTGGCCCTGTGCATGATGATGATAGGTGAAGCCCGCAGCAAGTTCAGTACACTACCAGGTCCACAGGGCGGAACCAGCCTCAACGGCGCTGATCTAATAGCCAGAGCCAAGGAAAAGATTGAGAAACTGGAAGGCGAGATCACCAATTATATGGCTGGTGAAACACCCATGTGGTTCGTAATAGGATAATTTGACTTGTAAATTTAAATCTGTATAATTACGCTTATGATTATAGGCGTATGTGGATTCATTGGTTCCGGTAAAGGAACAGTTGCAGATATATTGCAACACAAACACGGTTTTATTAAATTAAGTTTTGCAGACAGTTTGAAAGATGCGGTATCATCCGTGTTCGGCTGGCCCAGATACCTGCTGGAAGGCGATACAGATCTCAGCCGAGAATTTCGTGAACAGGTGGATCCCTGGTGGGCCAACCGATTGAATATTAATGATCTAACTCCCAGGTTGATATTGCAATTATGGGGCACAGAAGTATGTCGCGATGGTTTCCATAAAGACATCTGGATAGCCAGTATGGAGAGAAAACTCAGTGACACTGGTAAAAACTACGTGATACCTGATTGCAGATTCGTGAATGAAGTGGATATGATCAAGCGGATGGATGGTGAAGTCTGGTGTGTCAAACGCGGTGAAGATTCGGAATGGTTTTTAAAATACAAATCACACAGCATAATACCAGAACACATACATTCCAGCGAATATGCCTGGGCCAAATCTGATTTCGATCATACAATCTTCAACAATGGCACACTGCAAGACCTACAAAAATCGGTCGCTGATAAACTATAATATACTATTATAACTTGCGATAACACGCTGGTTTTATGGCAGATCACTAAATACTGGTAACACCTACAGAGGAATTACCAGATGGCAACTTTAGTATCACCAGGCGTATCAGTTACAGTGATTGACCAGAGCAATTATGCTCCGACCGGTCCCGGTACAGTACCCTTTATCTTGCTAGCTACAGCACAGAACAAAACAAGCACCGCAGGTGGTATAGCTAGCTATACTACATCAGCTACAGCCAACACATTGCAGCTGGTAGCGAGCCAAAAAGAACTATTGAGCAATTATGGATTACCTATTTTCCCAACGGATGCGAGTGGTAACAGACTATTTGGTAGTGAAACTGCTGAATATGGCCTGATGGCAGCACACAGCGTGTTGGGTATCACCAACCAAGCATACATCCTACGTGCTGATATCGATATGGCTCAGCTTACTGGCAGCAGCAGCCGCCCATATGGCAGTCCTGATGGTGGTACTCAATGGTTGGACACTGCTCTTGCCAATTGGGGTATCTTCACTTTCAGCCAGGATTTCAGTTCAACACCGAATCCTACATTCAATTTACAGGCACCTATCACTATCACTAGCACAAGTGACCTTGTCAGCGGACAAACTGTGCCCAAGACCACTGTAGGTACTGTGGGCCAATTCGCTGTGGTAAGCACTGACGTTAAGAATCCCATCTATCAGAAAGCATATGACAACAGCTGGAACCTGGTAGGCAGCACTGCCTGGCAGGCCAAAACACCTGCATTCCGCAGTAACGTTCAAAGCACAAACGTCACAGCTAACGACGCATTTACCATCAATGGTACTACTATTACTGTTGCAAGCACTGGTAGTGCAAGCAATGTTGCGACTCAGATCAACAATGCCGCGATTCCTGGTGTTACCGCTGCTTATGTCAACGGTTATTTTTACATTTTTGCCACAAGCCTTGCTAGGAGTAATGGTAGCACTGTGGATGGAAAGGTTGCTATCGCTAACAGCAGCAACACACCACTGACTGCTATCTTTGGTAGTTACACAGCTGGCACCAATCCAGCTGGTGGTTGGACCGGTCCGGGCACATATTATGCAGCACAGTTCACTTTTGCCAATCACTATAATGTGCCATTATGGAAAAGCACAGATGGTGGTACGGTTGCTCCCAGCGGCAGCGTTTGGATCAAAACGACTGCTGTCAATAATGGCGCGAGCATTCCAGTATATCGTTGGAACAGTGCCACTAGCCAGTGGGTATTGATTCCGACTCCGATCTACTCAGGTCCTCGCGAAGCACTCTACCAGTTGGATCCAAGTCTAGGTGGTCTGGGTATTGCCCAAGATACACTATACATAATGTATGATGTAAACGTGGCATCTACTGCCACATTCAAAGTGTTCCAAAGGATTGGTACTGGCATCACTAGTGTCACTGGTTCCACAGCCAATCCCACATTCACAGCCAGCAGCACATTTACCATAGAAATGACCAATCCTGGTTCAAACTCTTATACCGCTGGCGTGACTGTTACACTAAGCAGCACAACAGCAAGCAGTTTTGTCACAGATGTGTTGGCTAAAAATATCCCATATTTGACTTGCAGTTTGGACAGCACAGGTCACATAGTGTTCACACATACAACTGGTGGTCAGATAAGATTCACTGATGGTACTAACACTCCGCTAGCCACAGCAGGATTCACTGTTGCTGGTGTGAATGGTGCGAGTAGCACAACACCTTATATGATAGATGCTGGATCCAATAAGATAGCAGCGAGTTTATGGGCAGATGCAAGTGATCTATATCAGCAAAGCACAGCACCAGTGATTGCACCTCCAGATGGCACCATCTGGTATTACAATAGTCCGCTGGAAGTGGACATCATGGTCAGCAATGGTACGATCTGGAAAGGTTATCACAATGTGACCAGCGACAGCCGCGGTTATAACTTGTCCAATACCGATCCTCTGGGACCATTCATCCAAGCGAGTGCGCCAACAAAACAAAGCGATGGCACTGCATTGGTTTACGGCGACATTTGGGTGGACACTAGCGATTTGGAAAACTATCCAATGATCTATCGTTGGCAGCGTGTGAGCGGCACAGATCAGTGGGTAGCAATAGACAACACTGATCACACTAGTGAAAATGGTATAGTGTTTGCAGATGCTCGTTGGGACATCGCCAGCACAATCGCTGGAGGTATGGTAGATCCTGCGCTGGGAACCAAACCCACTATCGTTAGTCTGTTGACAAGCGATCACGTGGATCTGGATGCACCTAATCCTCAGATCTATCCTCGTGGTACACTGTTGTTCAACACACGCCGCAGCAGCTTCAACGTTAAAACTTATGTTGCAGATAAATTCAACAGCACCAGCTACCCACTCAACACCCTGCCGGATTACACAAGCACTTGGCAGAGTTTGAGCGGCAAAGACCAGAATAGTGTTCCATACTTTGGTCGTAAGGCTGTGCGTAATGTTGTTGTAAGCAAATTGGCTGAAGCGGTCGATTTGAATGATATGGCCAGAGAAGATCAACGTCATTTCAATCTTATGGTTTGCCCAGGTTATCCTGAGTTGACACATAACCTAGTGACATTGAACAATGACAGACGCAATACAGCATTCATCCTTGCAGACAGCCCGATGGGCCTGAGCAACGATTTAACAAGTGTCAGCAATTATGTGATGAACACTGCTTCAGTGGCCAACACAAATGAAGAAGGACTGAGCATAAATGACAGTTTCGTGGGTACATTCTACCCAGGTGCTGCTTATACCAATGCATTGGATGGAGTAGGACAAGTTGTTGTGCCAATCACACACGCTATCCTGCGTATGATCGTTAAATCAGACCAGAACAGCCATCCTTGGTTCGCACCAGCTGGAACGATTCGTGGTAAGATCGACAACGTCAGCAAGATCGGATATGTGGATCGTGCCTCAGGCAAGTTTGTCAGCATCGGTACCAACCAGGGACTACGTGATCTGCTTTACGAAAACAACGTGAATCCAGTGGCAGTGTTCCCGACAGAAGGTATCCTGAACTATGGTAACCATACACGCCAGGCGACTGCCACAGCGTTGGATCGTATCAATGTGGCACGTTTGATCAACTACCTGCGTTACAATCTGGAACGTCTGGTTAAGCCTCTGGTGTTCGAACCCAATGATACCATCACTCGTAACGAAGCCAAGCAGGCTATCGAAGGATTGTTGAATGATGTGGTGGCACAACGCGGTATCTATGATTACTTGGTTGTGTGCGATACCACAAACAACACACCATCAACCATCGACCGTAATGAATTGCACATCGATATCGCTATCGAACCAACCAAGGCTGTGGAATTTATCTACGTACCGGTGCGTATCCTGAACACAGGGGCTATTGCTGGTACCAATCCCAACCAAGGTGGATTGAGCAATACAACGCCAAGTGTAGGTTTAGGCGCTTAAAATAAAAAAATAAAGCCGCTGGAAACAGCGGCTTTTCTCTGACTGGGGCTGAAAAAAACTCCTTGATCTTATATAAATAATTGTATAGGAGATTAGAATGGCAGTTGCATCATTACTTAATATGACAGTGCCGGTGGCGTCAAGCAGCGATCAGAGCGCCAACAGCCAGGCTCTGTTGATGCCCCTGTTAAAGTATCGTTTCAGAGTGAATTTTGAGAACTTCGGTGTCACAAGTCCACGTACTGAACTTACCAAACAGGTTATGACTTTCACCAGACCAAATTTACAGTTTAGCCCGATAGAAATCCAGCTGTACAACAGCAGAATGTATCTGGCAGGCAAACCAGAATGGCAGACAGTTACAGTAGAACTACGTGACGATATCAACGGTAACGTAAGATTGCTTGTAGGTGAACAGTTACAGAAACAATTTGATTTTGCAGAACAAGCCAGTGCTGTTTCAGGTATCGATTACAAATTCCTTACCCGATTCGAAGCTCTGGATGGCGGCAATGGTGCAAATTCACCGAACGTCCTGGAAACTTGGGAAATGTATGGTTGTTTCTTAAGCGAAGTGAATTACAACAACTTCGATTATACCAGTAACGATCCCGCTACAATTAGTTTGACTATCAGATATGACAATGCTCTACAAGTGCCAGGCGGAACTGGTGTTGGTAAGGCAGTTACAAGGACTTCTGGCGCAAGTATTACCGGTTAAAGGTTAATATTATGAGTGCGTTAGGCAAGTTTTTATGGCAGGGGTTAGGCAACGGCGGCAGGCTGCATGATTATTCGCACGCCGCCGATGTCTTTCGCACAAACAATTTTGAATTAAGCCCCAAAAGCAAGTATCTTTTCCAAGTAAATTTTGTACTGAGTTCCAATGCGCCCAGCTACGCTGACACAAGAACCGTGGCATACCTGGTTAAGAACATAGAACTTCCTAAATTCACATTCGAAGTTCGAGATATCAATCAGTATAATCGCAAAGGTTATGTACAAACCAAGATAAAATATGATCCCATCTCCATAAGATTCCACGACGATGGTGCCAACAATGTGCGTGGTTTGTGGGAAGATTACTACAACTATTACGTGGCAGACGGCACATACACGCTTAACGAATATAATTTTGATGATAGATATCAGGCTAAGATCACACCAAATTGGGGTCTGGACAATGGTAGCACCGATCCCTTCTTCAGTTGTATAGAAATTTACAGTCTAGTCAATGGTACCAGTAGCAAGATCAGTCTGATGAATCCTGTGATAACCAGTTTCGCTCACGATACTCATGATTACGAAGCTGGTCAAGGCATAATGGAAGCAACTGTAACTATACATTATAACGGTGTGACCTATGAAGATGGTTACGCTGTGGGTACACCAGGATTTGGTAATCCCCAATTCTATGATCCCACTCTCAGTGATCTCACCGGATCTCTGGTGGGCAGCGTGTTCGATAATACCATAGGACAGTATGTGCCTGCCACAGACCAATTCAGGAATCGCTACATAAACCGACAAAGCAGCAATTATTTCTACAACCAACAGAATCAGGCCTACAGATATAATCCCACTAGCACGAACAATTTCAGTATACCTGAGATCCAGAGCATCGTGCAAAACACACGAAACAACAACACAAATAACTTGTATAATTTTCCTGTGGCAGATGCCAGCATACCCATCAACAGCCTGAATGCTGCTAATCCTGACAATGTGCAAGCCGTTCCTGCCACGAGCAATGGTGAAACTGTGGCTACTCCTCTGCAAAACAACACAGTATACCAAGATGGCAGCTATCAGCAGAGCCTGCTGGATCGTGGATATACACAAAACCAGATCAACAGCGCAGATCAATATATAAACACTTTATCTAACGATACCATATCTAACAGCGGTTTGGTAAACAGTGACAACCTGCAAACCAATAAATTAGCCATAGCTCAGAGTTATATCGATAATCCAGATAACATGGCTCAGCTTAACTTGGGTAAAGTTAATTATGGCCAACCGGAAAACATACCAGCCAACATCAACTTCAGCGAACCTGGCAATCAGGTAAATGCCACTTATGAAAGCAACACTTGGCAATCCAGGCTAGCCCAACAGGGTTACAGCGATAATGACATCAACATAGCTGCCAGCCATCTGAGCCAATTGAATGTGGCTCCTGATACCGATTTATTACCATTGGCCCAAGATTATATTAACTACAATAAAACAAGTGGAGATACTCAAATTGTCTAATGTAGCTAATAATGTGGAAAGTACCAATACACAAACTTTTTTCAATGGTTACTTCACACAGCCCATACAGATCAGCGAAATGGTATATCAGCAGGTATATAATTTTTTCCTGACTAAAATGCGCGATCCCGGGGCAGCCAGTAGCCTCAGCCAAGCAGTACTGACGCTCACATATAACAATAATCTCAATCCACTAGACGTTATAGCGGATTTTGGCAAAGCAGCTGATAGCAGCGACCTTAAACAACTGCTGATAGCGTTTTTCAATGCAACCAAAGGCAGCACTAGCAAGCTGGGTTATCAATTGAACCAAAGCACCAGTGCGTTCGCTAAAAGAAACATAGTAGCATGAGATACAGCCAGGGAATCTTCACTCCTAAAAATCTCAACAAATATGCTGGAAAAGGCGCCATAAAATATCGCAGCAGTTGGGAATTGGCATTTATGAGCTTTTGCGATAACCATCCCAGTATCATACACTGGGCCAGTGAAAGTATAAGCATACCATATTATAACCCTATAAAAGGCAGGAACACCAATTATATACCTGATTTTTTCGTGGTGTATCAGGATGCCAAAGGCAATCGTCGTGCAGAACTTGTGGAAATAAAACCCAGTAAAGAAACCACTATGGAAGCAGCAGGTAGGAGTGCCCACAACCAACTCATGGCTGTGACCAATCAGGCCAAATGGGCAGCAGCTAATGCCTGGTGTAAACAAAATCAGATCAATTTTCGTGTGATAACAGAGCACGATATGTTTGCCAACACCAAGAAAAAGAAACGATAACTACGATATGACACAAAAGTTAGAAGCCTTATTCGATCTGCCGCCAGCACCTTCCAGAGAAGTAAGCGAGGCATTGCAGACAGCCATAGCCATAGACCATAGTATGCCTGAGCAGCCAGATGATACAATGGATAAAGAACTGGACAGCCTGGCAGATCAGGCAATGGAGAGTTTCGAGAACTTGCAAAGCCTGGGTATGAATGTGGAAGCCAGATTTTCGGCGCCCATATTCGATGCTGCCAGCAAGATGTTGGGCCACGCTGTCACAGCCAAGCTGGGCAAAGTGCAAAAGAAACTCAAACAACAAGAACTGGCACTAAGAGCAGAAAGCCTGGCTATGAAAAAAGCATCAGCACCTGGTAACGATGAACCCATGGAAATATCTGCTCAAGTATTCGATCGCAACGAGCTTCTTAAAACTTTTGGCAAGAAACAATAAATATCGGATAGAGGCATTGCAATGAAGACCTATAAAGATTATCTATTTGAAAGCGAAAAGAAATACGGATTCCGTGTAAAATTCGCTACCGATGTAGACAGCGACCATATGGAAGCTCTAAAACGCACCCTTGCCAAATGGAATATGGAAGCTATCAGTGAACCCAAGACACTTCCTATCGCAGAAGTACAACCTGGCTTTGCACATTTGAGAAATACTCCCATCAGTATCGTGGACATCGTGGTGAATTATCCCTGCACTCCTGCAGAAGTACAGGCAGCAGTACACGAAGCAACTGAGATACCACTCAGCCACATACTTGTGCTGACACCACAACAGGAAGTTTTAGCTGCTCCCATAGTACCTAACGAGCAGCCTGTGCTTACCAGCGAGTACCCAGCTAGCAAAGCACCACAATTACTTGCAGATCTGGCCAATGCCCTTAAAGAAAAAACCATAGATCATCCCTTTGCTGCGCCTAAAACCAAAGCAGCCAAAACAAGCAATGATCTACCACAAGGCAACACCAGCCCAGTGGGAACAAAGAAGAACAAATTGCCGCCGCTGATGGCACGGAGATCCAAATAATGCAAATGATTGATGTAATGAAAAAACTGCGAGAGATAGCAGATAATAACCCAGAAGCAGGCCGTGCTATAGACAGCTTACAGCGTATGAATGGTCCAGTGTCAGAAGGCGTGCAGGTTACAACAACTGGTAGCGATGCTGTGCTTGCTCAGATCCTTAAATTGGCTGGTATGATAAATGCAGAAGAAGTCATAGACTTCAATGCCGGTCCACAAGACAATATGGCCCTTGCAGCAGCGCCTGGTGTGCCAATGGATGTTGGTCACCATATGGGCATCCCACATCCTGTCAGTAAACCAACTATAGCTGCACCTGGTGCTGGATTGCCAATGACACCTCCTGGTGACATTCCTGGTGCGATGCCCAGTCCAGGTGGAATGCCAGATGAAGAAACTGTTGTAGCTGCCGAGGCAAGCGATGATAGACCATACAGCAATAGTCCACACGAATATGAGAAAGGCATCAGTGCTGCTGTGCCCAATGGCAATGACTTGGCTAAAAGCAAACTCACTGCTCCTAAAGTGGCCGGTGGTGATAACCCAGTACACGTAGCAGTGACATTTGATTGAGGAATGACGATGAGTTTCAAAGATTACTTTAACCAAACTTACAGAGCTAGCGTAGCACCAGTGACTGGTGATGTTGTAAACTTTGAGATCAACAAGATACATCTTATCGCCAGCACTGTGGTAGAACATACACAAGACAGCGTGACTGTATTGTTGGATGAAAACGCTTGGAAATATATGGATCAGATGCAGTTTTTGAGCGAAGGCAACACTCAAAAAATGGCAGAATTCGTGTTGGAATTCCATCGCGGGTCAGAAAAAGTACACAAGAAATTCATGCATCAGCCTCCTATGGAAGCAGCTGGTATCACTGCCGACTTCGTACGCAATATCGCCAAGAGCAACAGTGTACACGAACAGATGGCAGCTGAAGGTTATAAGCTGAAAAAAGCAGAAGCCAGATTGGTAGAGACAGACCAGCTACCTGAATCAGAAGTGACAGTTTTTGCACGTAATCCAGCAAATGAACAGGCTCGTGTGACATTCGAATGTCACTTCACCAAGACCACTCCAGAACGTCCCAGGATGTTCTTAGAATCTTATGATTGCAGTGTCAAACAGGCACTTGCTAATCACTGGAGTCTACCAGTAAAAACCTGGGGCTAAAAATGAGAGCCAGCGAATTCATATCAGAAGCAAAAAAATCCAAGGCTCATCCAGAGCACGTGAGCACTATGCCTCGCAGTATGGTTTTTCCTGATATGGATCCTGGCTACAACTACTATCGTTTCATGAATGTAGTAGCAGCTCATCCCCATCATAAAGCACCTCACGATCACGATCACTTCAGAGATCATCCCTTTGCCAGTGTTTACACTGATGAAGAACATAAAATGTTGAAGGACAGCCTCAAGGGATTGGGACATAAAACCAAATGGCTCACCAAAGAAAAAGGCAAAGAGCCGGACAGTGTACATAAAGTCAGTCCTGTGCCGCACAACAGTGGCAAAAGGAAGAAAAAATGAAACTTTTTGAACTGTTTGAAGATGTGCCTGGTGCAGACCTATCAGATGCTCCTGATGATGTAAGTGCTGCCATCAAAGGCGCAGTGAGTATGCCTGCTATCAGCATGAACAAGAGCAATGGCAGCAGCTATCTGCAATATCGTTTCGGATTGGCTATGGCTGGTGCTCCTGATTATCCCACAAAAGCAGCTGGTGCATTTAGTGGTGATCCACTATTGAGCACCTACACAGACGCCGAGATAGATATCATCAATGCTGCTGCCAAGATGGTGGGTGCTGGACCTGTGAAAAAACTTAGCAGCAACCGCAGCGAAGAATTGAGTAATACTAATAAGACCAGCCCTGTGCCATTCAACAGCGGTGCCAAAAGGAATCGTGGCAGATGAGAGCAAAAGAATTTATCAGTGAACAATACAGCCAACAGGAATTGATGAGCGATCATCCTGAACACGAATCTCGTACTGTGCCCAATGCTTATATCGTTCCTGATGCCAGCCAAAACTTTTATACAATGTATCGTTATGGCATAATGATGGCACGTAGCCCTGATCCACAACCCGAAGGTTTCGATCAACAGAGCCAACTGGCCGACAAGCTGATCATCATACCCTATGAACAGGCCGATATAGATATAATGCAGGGTGCGAGCAAAGTCACAGGCCAGGCTGCGGTCAAAGCACATACTAAACATTTGAGAGACGAAGATGGCAACACAAACAAAGTGAGCCCAGTGGCTAAATTTGTACCTACTAAGCGTCCCAGCCAAAGTAATACAGAAGTGCCTGCAATTAATAAAACAAAAGGACTAGATACTGATGAGAGCTAAAGAATTTATGACCCTTTTGACAGAAGGTCCAGCTGGCATAGACTGGTCTGCTCCTAGTCCTGAAAACTACACAAATTTAAAACCATACAGCCCTGCGGGCGCAGGCAGCCAACCTGTATCTGGTCAAGTTAAAGTCATGCCTCAATTACCAGACATACCTGGTAGTTTTGCTGACACTGCCAATGCAGTGCCTGGCAATCCTGAAGCAGGTGTAAAACCCCGTATGAGTGTACGTGCAGCAACTGGTCCAGTCGCACCTCCTGAAACACCAGCTGGTAGCAAATTGCCGCCTCTGGGCGACACACCCAATCTGGGTCAGAGCAAACCACAGGGCCGTATACAACCGCCTAACTTGGAAATGCCACCCAAACCCACAGGCGGTTCTACACCTACGTTCAATAATCCCAGTCTGCCGCCTGATTTTTCCGCAGGTCCCAATCCCAAGACTCAGCCCAGATCAGGCACATTGAGTTGGCCGGAAATGAAAGACGAACTCAAAAACCTGGGCGGTGATATTGCCAAGGGTCTAGCAGGCGCAGCACTCAAAGGCACTAGACTAGCTAGTGTACCAGGTATTATTGGCAGCGTTTTTGAACCTACCGATCTCAATACAGGCGAAGAAGAATTTTTGAGACAGCGAGCCAGAGACGAAGAAGAATCTCGTAGACAGCAAGGGGTTAATGCCTTTAATAAAGCCAAAGTTTTCGACCCCAATAATCCAGATTAATTGATATAATCTCGCCAGCTGGGATGTTTTAGATCATACTGGAATTTCTTACGCCTAGCTGTCAGTGTCCAGTAATCAGGTTTAAATGGTTCCCTGATGGGTTTTTGAAACTTGTTTTTCTTTTTGCTATTGCAAGGAATACAACTGGTTACACAGTTTTCCCAATTGGTCTTACCGCCCTTGCTCAATGGTTGCACGTGATCGATGTTCAACTCATGATAGTCGTAAGTGTCGGCACAATATTGGCACTGGAATAAATCCCGCAGATACAGGTTGCTACGACTGAACCTAACACCTTTCTGGAAAGCATGATAGTCTTTGGTAATAGCCAACGCTGGCACATTCAGAGTGGTGCTGGGACTGTGCACCTGCCAGTCATTGTAATATTCCAGTACCTTGATCTTATCCATGAATTGCAACTTGATAGCCTGTTGCCACGGGATCACGCTGAGCGGGAGCCAGCTGAGTGGTTGATAGTTTGCGTTCAAAATCAGTGTGTCTGACATATCATTTATTTACTACGGTTATTGAACTTTAATCATTTTACTTTACTCTGAATATATGTCAATAAATATCTTTATGGCCCAAAAAAGTTTAGATGGCGTACTAGTAAAAAAAGCCTATAAGCGCACTAAGATGAGCGAACAGGAATTATTGGAATTCAGTCTCTGTGCTGATCCCGAAACCGGTTGCGATTATTTCCTGAGAAATTTCTTTTATATCCAGCATCCTACCAGAGGCAGACAACAATTTCAACCTTACGACTATCAGGAAGAACTGTTAAACAACTATCATAACAATCGCTTCAGCATCAATATGCTGGGTCGTCAGATGGGCAAGACCACTGTTGCATCAGGATATCTGTTATGGTATGCTATGTTTATTCCAGACAGCACAATACTTGTGGCCAGCAACAAGTTCACCGGCGCACAGGAAATTATGCAGCGTATCAGATTTGCCTATGAAAACGTGCCTGACCACATCCGGGCGGGTGTTGTGGACTACAACAAGGGCAACATTGGTTTCGACAATAGCAGTCGTATAGTGTCAGCTACCACTACCGAAACAACCGGACGTGGTATGAGTATCTCACTGCTGTACTGTGACGAGTTGGCGTTCGTCAGACCTACTATCGCTCGAGAATTCTGGACATCCATCAGCCCTACACTATCTACAGGTGGTAAGGCCATCATCACCAGCACACCCAACAGTGATGAGGATATGTTCGCTACTATATGGAAAGAAGCCAACAAGTGTTTCGACGAATTCGGCAATACAACCCAGATAGGACGTAATGGATTTAGTGCTTTCCTGGCGACCTGGGACAGACATCCTGAACGGGATGAGAAATGGGCAGCCAGAGAAAGAGCCAGCGTGGGCGACGACAGATTCGAACGTGAGAATAACTGCAAATTTATCATCTATGACGAAACACTGATTGCACCTAGTGTGTTGGTAGATATGGTGGGAATAGATCCCATCGAGAAACAGGGCCAGGTCAGATGGTATGAAAAGCCAGTCAAGGGCAACGTATACGTGGTAGCTCTGGATCCCAGCTTGGGTACAGGGGGTGATCCCAGTGCTATCGAAGTTTTCAATGCCACAACTATGAAACAGGTGGCCGAATGGCAACATAACCTCACACCCATACAAAAACAGATAGGTATATTGTCAGAGATATGCAAATATATCGCGGGAATCACCAATGACCCAACTAACTTGTATTACAGTGTGGAAAACAACACCATAGGCGAGGCGGCACTGATGGCTATCGCAGATCTAGGAGAAGAAAATATACCCGGTGACTTCCTCAGCGAGCCCAAAGCCATGGGAGCAGGACGAAGATATCGCAAGGGTTTCACAACTACGAACAGCACCAAATTGGCAGCTTGCAGCAAGTTCAAACTGTGGATGGAAACAAATAAACTTAAGATATACAGCAAGAACCTCATAAGCGAGCTCAAGAGTTTTGTTGCTAGCGGCAACAGTTATATGGCAAAAATAGGAGAAACCGACGATCTTGTCAGTGCTACACTGTTGGCTGTGCGTATCATTCTGCATCTGAGACAATACGATGCCAGCTTGAGCCAGAGCCTACAGGTGGATAAAAGTGAGATCATACCACCTATGCCGATTGTCATCTTCTAAATAAATACCGTATGACTGATATTAGCAACGCTGCACAAGATCTATTTTTTAAACTGCGTAATCGCTTTCCCAAGATCAATATGGGAGACGAGGATGGCAACACCACTGTAGATCCAGATAAAGCCAGATTTTTTAATTTCGTATACACAGATAAAGAAAGCCTGAGACCCTACGGGCATATCATGTGCAGTGTCGTGGATAACAACAGTTTAAAAGTGTTTTTCGACACTGATATCACCGAACGTATGTTGCCAGAAGACAAGCCCTACTGGTACCGATTCCTGCGTGAATTACGCAGGATGGCCAAGAGTCATATGTTAAACTTCGATGTACGTGACATCACCAAAGACACACTCAGCAGACAGGACTTGCAGTATATGATTAAGCTAAATCCAGAAAAGAAAAAGATTAAGAATGAAAGCATCATGGAAGGGCGTGTGGACTGGAGACGCCGTGGTAAGATCAGCGAAGGTAATGTGAACAATGTCACAATCCACGTTGTACACAGTGAAAAGATGCTGGAGAACACCAACAATCGTCTGCTCAAAGTGGATCGTATCTATTGTGTCAACGAGTCAGGTGAGAAATTCCTGCTGCCATTCAAGAGTGTGAGCGGGGCAAAGGCCATGGCGAATTACATCGGTCGCGGTGGCAATCCCTACGATACAAATGGAAAGATCATCAGCCGCGCGGTAAACGAGATGCGTAATCTCAGCAGATTTACCAGCGCAACACGCACCAAGACATTCGAATCTGAACAGGCAGGTCACGTTATCCGTGCTGCTCAACAGATGAAAGAAAGCATCCGTGGCAATCTGCTACGTATGAGCAACAACAGCCGTAATTTCACAGACTGTCTGGAATCATTGGTGCAGCTATTGCCTGAATCTGACGATGACATCACAGAAGTGAAAGGCTGGTTCACCACCCAGGCTTACAACGAGAATTTGGACAATTACATTGGCAGTGCAGCCGGTGCTTACAAAAGATTAAAGGAAAGTGCAATGTTAAATCTATCAGAAGCATCAGGCGCTGTAGAACAAAAAATTATGGACCCCGATTGGCAGTTGGTACTCAAAGCTGATCCAGCAATGGACAGCCTGATGATCAGCCGTCGTTACACAGACAACAAAGCACTGTTGAGTGCTGTGCTGGGCGATGTGGCAAACCGCACAATCGCATCAGACGGCGACGATGTAGCCAACTTTGCTGCACTGATGGGCGACCTGGTCAGCAGCGAAGGCGAAGCCTTCGGCCAACGTCCCAATGATGAATACAATAGAGATAAGAAGCTGGCTATCATGTTGGCGCAGAAGTATATGCGTGATTTAGCTGAGATCAAACGCAATCCTGCATACGCAGAACAGGTGAGACAGAATCCCGAAGCTCGTAAACTAATGGCAAAAAAGAGCCGTAGTCCTGCAGACGAATTCGAAGAACAGATCATGGGTATGGGTGAAGAACCTGTGAACGAAGCCAGTTGCAATATGACAGAAGCTGGTGAGATGTGCCCAGTACACGGTATGGATGAGTGCTGGAGCGGTTCAGGAATGACAGAAACCGAACAGGATCACACAGAAACAACAGAAGCATATGATGCAGAACATATGGAAGAAAGTTTTGCTCCTTGGACACATGAACAGATCAGCGAACACCTGGACGGTATGATATACAGCATACGTAACATCATCCAGGAAAACTACATCTATGCTGATGAAGATGAGACCACTGATGATGGTATGGAAATGAGCACAGACGATGATCAGGCCGCGCCACACAGCCACGATGAATATGATGGCGAAGCTGGTATGGCCAAGACACAGTTGCACACTATCGCTCGTGCTGCTGAAGAACTGGATGCACTGATGGCTAGCGATGAGAATCTGCCAGAATGGATCCAGGCTAAAATTACCAAAGCAGCTGACTATCTGGCTATGGCCACTGACACTATGGCCAGCCGTCACGAACAAGGCCAAGTACATCATATGGCCACAGAGGACGATATGGAAGAAGATATGCTGAAAGGTAAACAGAAACAACTGGATAAAAACCATAACGACAAGATAGATGCTGACGATTTCGCAATGATGCGTGGCGACAAGAAGACAGACGAAGCAATGGATACTTTAAAAAACCTGGCTGGAATCAAAGAAGCTGCTAAACCCGATTATATCGATCTGGATAAAGACGGCGACAGAAAAGAAAGCATGAAGAAAGCCGCTGCCGACAAGAAAACAGATGTGGAAGAAGAAGTCACAGACGAAGGCAATGAATTCTCTGGAGAGCTAGCCAAAGCCAGAGCCGCACACAAAGATGAGTTCGAAGTGGGTGGAAAGACATACAAAGTGGAAGGTAACAAGATGGATGAAAGTATCTTGGAACTTATGAAACTGGCAGGCCAGCTAACACCTTACGCACCTAAGTAATATAAACGGAAATCATAATGGCACAAGATCCAAGAAACTACTTTAACGCACTTAAAGAATTCACACACAACTTGCGTAACCGTGCCAAAATGCGCGAAGTACAGAGCATAGCAGAGGCGGGTCCTGGCGACCCAACTGATCCTTATGGTAGTAGAAATAAGGTGGGACCAGAAGTACCACCTATCGTGCCAGCCAGCCGTTATATGCCCAGCAGACCCAGTCCTGGCGGGCCTGAAGTGCGGGTGGATCCCAGTATGCGTACCACACGCAGCACTACTAGTGCAGAACCATCTGCTGTTTCTGCACCAAAAAACATTGTACCTTATCAGGAAGTACCCACTTGGTCTCCAGGCCAACCCAATCCTCCTGGTAATACTATAAGCGCACCGCCACCACCAGCGCCTGCAACACCTGCCAAACCATTGATGAGTCCAGGCGCAAAAGTAAGTGCAGCACTTCACGGTGCTTTAGCTGCACCTATAGCAGGACAACTTGCTAAAGATGCACTATCTCAATTTCCTGGTCAAGATCCTCTACCTGATCCAGATACTGGTATCACCACCATACCCTACGATAAAACCGTTTATGGTTATAATGAAAAACAAGCTGCTGCTCAAAAACAGCAACCGCAGCCTGCAGATAATCAAGCTCAAGCTCAAGCTCAAGCTATGGATAAACGAGATGTCAACGATTTGCCTCCACAAAGTAAGACTGATAAACCTGATCAAAAGACCCTGGATGTTTTCAACAAGAGCAGTGGGTTTAATCCTGAGGAAAGCGCAACAGTAAAAAACAACAGTAAGCTGACAGAATTACAGAGACTGGCTGGTATCTTGAATGATGACAGTCCAGATCCCGAGGCGCCATCTAATACACCTCCTGCAAGTAATCAGGACAAAGTAATTACTAACCCTGAACCTCCAGCTAGTACTACTACTCCCGATTTAAAAAAAAATACTCCAGATGATGAATTCAGCCAGGATACCATACCACTGAAATCCCAGCCTGGTGTGATGACCAGTCCCAGTGGCAGTTATGCAATGAACGCACCAACTGGTGTGGTTGTGTTTAAAAAAGGCGGTGGCGGTGGTGGCGGTGGATCGCCAGACAGTGCCGCCAGTACAGGTGGACCCAGTTCAGCTGAAAAGACACCCAGTCCTTCACAAGCCACAACGCCAGGATCTGAAGTAGGCGGTACTCCGGCTCAGTCACCTGCGCCGCCTCCTGGTGAATATCAGCCAATGAGCCCTGCCACTAGTCCAGAATCTTATACCCATAATGAATTGCAAAAGTGGAATCAGGCAAATCCTGATAAAAAAGTTGACACATTCAAAGCAAAAGATATAGATAATGTGCCTGATAGCGTAAAATATAAAAGAACAGAGCCGTTTGAAATTTTTTTATGGGATCCTGAGGATCCCTTGGACACACTCAAGAAAAATGCAGGAGTGCAAGTAAAGATAGATCCTAGCGAAAAGCAAGCACAGCAAGCACAAGATATGGATCAACGAGATGTTCCTCAGCCTGCTGGTCAACAACCAGTTAAAACAGATCCACTGGATGCCTTAAAGAAAAATGCTGGTTTGAACGACCCAAATAAAACTCCACCACTTCCTTATGGTATTGCAAAAGACCCCAATTTACCTGATGTTAACCTGCCAGGTCCTCACATTTATCCTGATCCAGATGCTGAATTAGAACCATACGAACCCCCTCCTCCTGATTCCCCGATGAGAGTAACAACTATTCCTGAATTGCCCCCTGGCACCGACACCCAGCAGCACGATCCCAGAGTAAGGTACAATCCAGAAATCCACGCACCCAGAGATCAAGGCGGATCTGGTAACACCAGTACACAATCAAGCACAACGGGTACAGTACCTGCTACAAGTGCTGATGCTACCAGTGCCGATGACAAAGAACCGCAACAAGATTTCAGCAAGCTGCCTGGACAAGGCGGACCTGGCGCTGAAAACAATCCTATCATCATCACACCAAAGCAAAAAGTCACTGTAAAGCCAGAGCAGCCAGTCGATAAACCCACGCCTGATGCGTTGGCTGCTTTCAAAGATATGATGGATAAATTGGCACAAGATCAGGAACTGGAACCACAGCCTGCGCCTAAACCTCAGACACAGCCCAAAACTCAGGATGAGTTGTACAAAGAACTCTTGGCCAAAGAACCTGAACAACAGCGGGTCACGCCTACAGAACCTGAGAAAACCGAACCAGAAAAAACAGAACCCAAGCCGCAGGCGCCCAGTTACGCCAGACCTGCGCCTACAACCACTTTCAATAAACCTGTGGAAAAGCCACCTGAGAAACCACCAGAACCAGCAAAGACTGAACCACAGCCCCAGGCACCCAGTTACGCCAGACCTGCGCCTACAACCACTTTCAATAAACCTGTGGAAAAGCCACCTGAGAAACCACCAGAACCAGCAAAGACTGAACCACAGCCTCAAGCACCCAGCTATGCAAGGCCAAGTCCCACTACCACATTCGATAAACCTACGGAAAAACCACCTGAGCCTAAAGCAGAACCTACTCAGACACCACCTACACCCAGTTACGGCAGACCTGCTCCCAGTGGTACTTTTGGTAAACCCGGAGTGCCAGGCGGCACAGGTGATGCCAATGCCATAGCACCTGCTGATCAACCTGGTGTGATGACCAGCCCCAAGGGCAGCACAGTGCGTAATACCCCCACTGGTGTGGATGTTCAGCCTAGTCCTCAGAGAGGCAAGCCTGGAGCAAGCGGTCCCAAATACACTGAAAACGGTCACGAGCTGGCTACCGATGATCCCAACGATAACAGACCTGTTACCTATGACAACCAGGGCAGAAAAATCATTGATCCATATATCACCAAAGGCGGACCCACTAGTGGCATCAGCCGCGAGGAATTCGCACAAAAGGAATTCGGCAGCAGTGCTGAACAACGTGCTAGCAGAGCTGGTGGCGGCAAAGGCGATCCCCGTGAACGTGAATACAATATGAGCCCCGGTGGCGGCGGCCGTGGTGGCGGCGCAGGTAAAGGCGATGGCACAGGCAGAGGTCCAGGACAGGGCACAGGCACTGGTGGCGGACAAGGTGGCGGGGAAGGAACAGGCAGAGGAGACGGCAAGGGTCCTGGCAAAAGCGGTCGTGACGTGGATCACAGATGGCTGGAGATGTATTCTGGTGATAGATTAGCGGATATTCCCCATAAAGTCCGTGAACTGGGCAAAGACTGGGAGAGAATGGGACCTGGCATTTATCGCAGCAGGTTACACAAAGGCCATCCTGATTACAAATATCTGGATTTAGCAGAACCACAAAATACAGAACAAGGTTATGGCACAAGGGATTGGGCCAAAAGTCGCATAGAAGACAGCCGCAACTTAGATCTTCAGGCTCTGAGCAAGATGGCCAAAACATTGCGTGAACGTGCTTACTACAAGGAAACTGGAGTGGCGGAAGCTACACCTCCGCAATCAGACAAAGCCCAAGTGGCAGTGAGCGTACCTGCAGGACAACCTAAACCAGCTACACCTGCTCCTATGAGCACTGATCCCAATGCCAGTAAAACTACTGCGGCGGGTACACCAGTACCTCCTACCCAACCTGCTGGACCAGCTGGTATAACTGCGCCTAAACCTGTGGATACCAGTTCAGCCAATCCAGCAAGTGGTACCAGTTCTGCCAACAACAGCACCAATATGCCCAAACCTGCCAATAATAGCGAGCCGGTGGAAAACTCAGGCGAGACAACAGAAAGCATCAATACGCTGCGTAGATTAGCCGGATTGAATAAATAATTACAACAACATACTGGAAAAGAGATGGCCAACAAAGACCCTTTGAACGAAATGAAAAAATTAGCTGGTCTACAGCTGAACGAATTCAATATCGCAGAAGCACCTAAAAAGTCTGCTGCGCCTGCTGACGATGGCAGACAATATTATCGTGATCCCGGCGATGGCGGTCCTGTGGTTCCACTGGGCACTAAATCACAGGCCGGTCCTGGCTTGTATGGCGATGAAAAAGGCCGTTTCGACAAGATGCCTGGTGACAACACCAGATTCTTCAGCACTCCTGGGCCTGAAACTGCTAAACCAGCACCCGCTGCCCCGGCACCAGCTGCTAAAGCACCTGTTGTTACCAAAGATCAATTGGATCAGTTTAGAAAAGAAGTCGGCAATCCCAATGCCACACTGGGCCAGTATATGAACCAACAAAAAGGTTTGACTGCACGTAAGGGCGGAGCAAACGATCCTGACGTGATCCAGAAGAATCTGAATCCTGATCAACAGGCCTATCGTCCTGCTGCGCCAACACAACCAGCAACACCCGCACCTGCTAAACCAGCACCAGCACCTGCTACACCCAGTCCAACCGCACCTGGCGGTCAATTCGGTCCTGGCAGCACAACAGGTATGACTCCTCCTGCTGCAAATATTCCTCCTAACCAAATGAGCAGACCAGACCCTGCCCAATTGAAACAACCTGGCGCACCAGAGCCAGGCACTCCTCCTCGTGAAAAACCATTATTAACAATAAATGAACCAATTCCTGGTTTCGGTCCTGGCGCTAAACCTGTTCCACCACCAACTGGTACTGCTCCTATTGCGCCTATCAAGCCTAATCCCTATGACTGGGGTGGCGGAAGTTCAGATGGACCTGCTCCCAAGATGAAAAATCCGCCCAGTAATCCAGTTTCTGTACCACAGGCAGGCAGACAGGACCCATATTCTATGGGTGGTGGTCTAGATGCCCCTCCTCCTCCGCCTCCTACAACCGTACCACAGGCAGGCAGACGGGACCCATATTCTATGGGTGGTGGAAGAGATGCGCCCAAAGCAGATGTTCCTAAATTCATGCAGACACCTGATGGCCCTGCACCAAAAATGTCTACCCCACCTGCTGCTCCAAAATCTGCACCTGAATTGAATATGCCTGTTATCCCTGGCCGAATTAATCCTGATCCCTATACACTGCAAGGCACAGGCACTAAAACCATGTGGGACAGTAATGATCATCCAGGTGAAGAAATGGTATCTGACGATATCGCCAGACTCAAAACACTGAGCGGTATTCAAGAAGGTCCGGGTGATATGGCACCAGACAGTGGTGGCACCAGCACCAAGGATGAAGCAGAACCCACTCCATATGATCGCGCGGCGATGGCCGCACCTGGATCGAAAGTGGACAGAGATAATGCTGGTTTAAGTAGCGATATCGCTAACTTGGGTACTCAGTACGGCATCACATATAATCCAATTAGACCTGTTCACGCAAAATATGCAAAAAGTACTGATGATACTTACTACTCAAAGGTGCTAGACAAACTCAAAGCATTGAGCGGTATCCAAGGCCCACCGGATCAGGAAAACTATCTTCCACCAATGCCACCAAACAGTGGTATTCCACAAATGTCACCAGACAGCGGTCCTGCTCCTATGCCAGATGCTCGCCAGTTCTTCCAGAAGAATGAAAGCGATCAACCCAGTCCATCTGATCGTCCTGCTAGCTTTGATAATCAGAGTAGAAGAATTGCAGATCCCTTTGTTAGCCAACCCAGTCAAGCTGATCGTCCTGCTAGCTTTGATAATCAGAGTAGAAGAATTGCAGATCCCTTTGTTAGCCAACCCAGTCAAGCTGATCGTGAAGGTTTGAACAAGATGTTCAGCAACACAGCTTTCACAGACAAGACTGGCAATGTGCCACTGCCACCACGCCGTCCGGCAGATCTAGGTGCTGACACTAGCCCAGCGGTCAAAGACAGCTACACAGACAGAAAAGGCAATCAACACTACGTGCCCAATGCTCCTGCATACAATGCAGACAAGAAAGAACGAGACAATGTGATCAAAAAAATGCCTCCTGGTATTGGTATGACAACTATTGAAAGTGCCGATGCTGTGGCAGAGTCAAGCATAGAAAAGATAGCCTGGTTGGCAGGCCTACGTTAAGAACAGATTAGCCCGGCAATGCCGGGCTTTTTCATATATAAAGTATGGATTACAGTTGCCGAGCCAAAGGTTCAGAGATCAATCTATGGTTACACACAGGGTTGATAGCCAGTTGCTGTAAAAGCACACCGGTACATATCACAGACACTAGCGTGAGTTCACTGTTAAACCATCCAGCGATACAACAGCAGAAAGCTGCATTGGATGCCGGTATACCTGATCCCAGTTGCGACTATTGCTGGCAAGCTGAAAAAAACAATCTGATCAGCAGACGTTATCATAAAAATCGATCTTTAAACCACAAGAGTGTGGAGATAACTTTTGATAACACCTGTAATTTCACTTGTCTGTATTGCGGTCCCAAATTCAGCAGCCGTTGGCAGAGCATAAAGAATACCCCAGTAAACAGCTTAACCAAACAGGTGGATATACCGGATCTAATAGCGGCTTTGGAACAGGACCAATTTACTGAAATCCAGGTAATGGGTGGCGAACCGTTTATGAGCAAACATTTCAGTAGATTCATAGATGAATATGTTTTTAAACCTGGCATACTGTATAAGATCACCAGTAATCTGTGCCCAGAAACAATGACTATCTGGGATAAATTTTTCAGCAAGACATCTGGCTGCGAAATAAAAATCAGTGTCAGTCTGGATAGCAGTCTGCCTGTGGCTGAAAAAATACGACTGGGATTTGATGCAGAGAAGTTTGAAAAAAATCAACAAAAATTATATCAGATACCACAAGTGACACACGTGGAATTTATCAACACGATAAATTGCCTCACCATCTTCGACAAGGCAGGGTTTGACGATTATGTCTACCGTCAACCACCAGATAAATTGGTGACTGTGGATGACAATTATCTGGAATTCCCCAAATACTTGAATCTAGCAGTGCTAGACCAGGTGGCCTGTGACCAATTAAACATACCTGTACGGGATTACTCTAACAAAAAATTCCAACAGATCAGCTTGGTAAAATTCCTTATCGATATGGAAAAACATTCTGGTGTGCCTCTGGCCTATTATAATAATTTGACATGTGGCTTTATTCAGCGTATAGTGACTGAATATGGTATCGACACCAGCCGATTATATTAATATATTATCACTGACATCGAAGGCTATATACTAGACAATACAAAGAATTGTATTGTCTAGGCACATTATAGGCACATAGAAAAAGGAAAACAAATTATGGCTTCATTGGCAGAAATCCGTGCAAAACTTGCACAACAAGAGAACCGCGCAGGCGGAAACAACAACGGCGGCGGTCGCGACAACGCAATTTACCCACATTGGAATATCCCAGAAGGTAGCACAGCACGTATCAGGTTCTTGCCTGATGGTGACACTAAGAACGACTTCTTCTGGGTGGAACGTGCGATGATCCGCTTGCCATTTGCAGGCATCAAAGGACAGATGAACAGCAAGCCTGTGACAGTCCAGATCCCTTGCGTTGAGATGTGGAACGAAACTTGTCCGATCTTGACCGAGGTACGTACCTGGTTCAAGGACAAGAGCCTGGAAGATATGGGCAAAAAGTATTGGAAGAAGCGCAGTTATGTGTTCCAGGGTTTTGTGCGTGATAACCCACTGGCTGACGATACCACTCCTGAAAATCCCATCCGTCGTTTCGTTGTGAGCCCCAGCATCTATCCGCTGATCATCGCTGCACTGAAAGATCCTGATATCGAAGAACTGCCCACAGATTTCGATCGTGGACTGGACTTCAGCATCACAAAGACCAGCAAAGGTCAGTATGCAGATTATGCCACCAGCAAGTGGGCTCGCAAAGAGTCGGCTCTGACACAGGCAGAACGTGCTGCTATTGAAGCGTATGGTTTACATAACCTGAGCGAATTCCTTCCCAAGAAGCCCGGAGGTGCAGAGCTCAAGATCATGAAGGAAATGTTTGAGGCATCAGTGGATGGTGCCACATATGATGAAAGCCGCTGGGGACAATATTTTAAACCAGCCGGACTGGGGGGCAACTCCAATGCTGATACAGATGATGTACCAGCTGCCCGCCCAGCGACCATTGCTCGTCCAGCATCAGCACCTGCACCGGTTGCTGATGTAGACGACTCGGTCCCATTCGAGACCGATGACGAAGTTGCGGCTGCAACCGCACCCGTTACCACAGCCGTTCCTAAGGCCGGTGGTAATGACAGGGCAGCAGAAATCCTGGCTATGATCCGGAACCGTAAAACTGCCTAAATTATAAAGCGGGGTAGGAAACTACCCCGCATCTTTATTAGGAAATCTCTATGAAAGTGGTGTGGCAAAATTCAGGTGATTATGTTGACTTCATTCCTATATCTCCTGCGTATTATGGTATAGTGGAATATTATATCACTAGCCTACAGGCTTTCAATACATTTACCCTGCATCCAGATGAAACACTTTTTCAAACAGACAAGTTTGCACTAATGCATCAGGTGCTGGCCAAGGCCAATTCATTTTTACAGAAATGCAAATTGGAACCTTTTGATTTGGGCAGTGATTGTACAGATATAAACAGCATCAACAGATTACACGAAAAATGGGTGAAATTGTACATCAAATATCCCAACATTGGTATCCTGGCTGCACGAGCTGGCGTAGCTTATGAATTTGATCAGGTCAATCACTTGTGCCATCATATCGAAAAAATGTTTTATTTTGTTTACAAAAATTATGATCAGGAACTGTGGCAGATAGACAACCCTTATGACAGCGAGCTGATGGCTCTGGGTAAATTCAACATCATAATCAATTATGATAACCTGGGCAGATGCACATTCAATAAATGGCAGAACTATGATGACAATGTTCTCGACATAGATACCAACTGTTATGAAAAACTGGGCGGTAAACTGGAATTCAATCTGTCTCGGCCCTACACGCTTGCTCTGCCTCAAGAGTATCTGGATTTTTGTACAGCAAAAAATGTCAAACCCACAGGTACGGAAATACCACTGGGTAATTTCTCAGATGATATGAGCAAAGTCAGATCTTTATTCGCAAAAAATATTGAAAATAATCTATTTCTTTCTTTATGAACGCGACAATATACAGTATAATACACACATAGGAAAAAACAATGGCAAAACCTTTCGACATCAGTAAATTCAGAAAAGACTTAACCAAGAGTATCGATGGACTCAGCATCGGATACAATGATCCCACAGATTGGGTCAGCACTGGCAATTACACACTTAATTACCTGATCTCAGGCAGCTTTAATCGTGGCATCCCACTGGGCAAGGTCACAGTGTTCGCTGGTGAATCTGGTGCAGGCAAGAGCTACATTTGCTCAGGCAACATCGTCAAGAACGCACAAGAGCAGGGCATCTATGTGATCCTGATCGACAGCGAAAATGCTCTGGATGAAGATTGGCTCAAAGCACTGGGCGTGGACACCAGCGAAGATAAACTGCTGAAACTTAACATGGCTATGATCGATGATGTGGCCAAGACCATTAGTGAATTTATCAAAGGTTACAAGGCACTATCCATAGAAGATCGTCCCAAGGTGCTGTTCGTTATAGACAGCCTGGGTATGTTGCTCACACCCACTGACGTTAACCAGTTTGAAGCTGGTGATATGAAGGGTGATATGGGTCGTAAGCCTAAAGCACTGACAAGCCTGGTGCGTAACACGGTGAATATGATCGGCAGCTTGAACATCGGTATCGTGGCTACCAATCACACCTATGCATCACAGGATATGTTCGATCCTGATGACAAGATCTCAGGTGGTCAGGGCTTTATCTATGCCAGTAGCATCGTGGTTGCTATGCGTAAGCTCAAGCTGAAAGAAGATGAGGATGGCAACAAGACATCAGAGGTAAATGGCATTCGCGCTGCTTGCAAGGTCATGAAAACCCGATATGCCAAACCTTTCGAGAGTGTGCAGGTAAAGATTCCCTATAGCACTGGAATGAGCCCATATTCGGGACTGTTGGAGATGTTCGAGTCACAGGGCATGTTGGTAAAGGATGGCAACAAGCTCAGCTATACTAGCCCAGTAACTGGTGAAATTATCAAGGAGTTCCGCAAAGGCTGGACAGACGACAAATTAGATGTGGTTATGCAAGAGTTTGGTGCTAAGTATGCCGAACTTGGCAAACAGCGAGTTTTAATTGAACCAGAGGATAATATTGATGAGTGATAGTGGCGAATTGCTAACACAATTTTGGCAGACTGTGAAAGAATACATTCCTGCTAAAGATAGACAAATTGCAGCAGATCATGTTATAAATGAACTAGTGGAATTGGGAATCGATGATCGCGATCTACAAGAGATGGCAGTGGACAAGATAATGGAAAATGCCATCAGCGAACATATGGATCTAGAGGAATCTGAAGAAGATTTTGATGAATGAGCAATTGGTACACCAGGGTTACACAAAATTTGGCCAATATTCCGGACTTCATAGCACACTATGAGGCTGAACTGGATCGTGCCAAAGCTGATGTGAGAGTGAGCGGAAACGTGGAAAAAAGCATCAGCGCATTGCCTGGTATAACCGAACACAGATTCAATCAGCTACAAGAGATCGAAGCAGTATTGAATTATCTCAATATCCAACTGAGACAGATACGCCGTAAACATTTCCAGAAGTATCTGGAGCATTATGCCCGGGCATTGACCAGCCGTGATGCAGAGAAATATGTGGACGGTGAACCGGAAGTTATTGATTTCGAAACCATCATAAACGAAGTGGCATTACTGCGTAATCGCTGGCTGGGTATTATGAAGGGTCTGGACAGCAAACAGTGGCAAATGAGCAGTATAGTGAAATTGCGTGTGGCTGGTATGGAAGATATACAAATCAATTAATTTATATGCTAATATAATTTCAACTATATAGAAATAACAAAGGACACACATGAAAAAAGCTCTTATCACAGGCATCGCTGGACAAGATGGCAGTTACCTTGCAGAACTTTTGCTGAGCAAAGGTTATGAAGTACACGGCCTGATCCGTCGCAGCGCCAACTTCGACCACGTTAACATCGCCGACATCAAGAATGATGTGGAGTTTCATAATGGAGACCTGGGCGACAGCAACAGCATCCGCAACTTGATCGACAAGGTCAAGCCCGATGAAATCTATAACCTGGCAGCACAGAGTCACGTCAAGGTCAGCTTCGATATGCCTGAACTCACAGGTAATACCAATGCACTGGGACCATTGCGTATCCTAGATGCCATCCGTGCATTGCATATGGAAGACCATACCAAGTTCTATCAGGCCAGCACCAGCGAAATGTTCGGTATCCAGAAATACAACCCACAGAAAGAAGATACTCCTTTCTATCCTGGTAGCCCTTACAGTGCTGCCAAGTTGTATGCCTACTGGATCACCATCAACTATCGTGAAAGCTACAAGATCTTCGGTTGCAACGGCATCCTGTTCAATCACGAAAGCCCACGCCGCGGCGAACTTTTTGTCACACGCAAGATCACCAAAGCAATGGCCAATATCATACTGGGCAAACAGAGCCATCTGGAACTGGGCAACCTGGACAGTCTCAGAGACTGGGGCCACGCCAAAGACTATGTGAAAGCCATGTGGCAGATGTTACAGCAGCCTGTGGCAGACGATTATGTTATCGCTACTGGTGTGCAGACCAGCATCAGAGAATTTTGCCAGTATGCTGGTGAATACTTTGGTATGAACCTGGTATGGTCAGGAACTGGCGTGGATGAGATCGCCACAGATACTAAAACTGGCAAGGTGATCATCCGTATCAATCCAGAGTTTTATCGTCCAGTGGATGTGGTCAATATCCAGGGCGATGCAACAAAAGCTCGCACTGTGCTTGGTTGGGCACCGGAACACACACTTCAGGACCTGGTGAACGATATGTGTAAGTCAGATTACGACATTGCGAGTGCCAGATGATCCTAGCACCTATCAGTGTTGGCGAACTGGTGGACAAGATAACCATCCTGGACATCAAAGAGTCCGAATATACGGATCAGGTCAAACTTGCACACGTGTCCAAGGAAAAAGCAGAACTGGAAAAGTTATTCTATGATATAGAAATAAACTTGGCAGCTGAAATTTCAGAGCTGCTGATAGTCAACAAGATCATCTGGGATAACGAAGATCTGGCCAGGCAATATCAGAAAACTGGCACCTTTGATCAGGGTTTCATAGACCTGGCCAACAGCACCTACAAAGCCAACACTCGCAGGGCTGAGATCAAGAAGACAATCAATCAGAAATGCAACAGTGAAATCGTTGAAACAAAATCATATATGTCAGGAGACTAATCGATGAAAAAATTACTAGAGCTGGGCGAACACTATGTCAGTGACTTCGTAAAACCTGGCAATCTAACAGGACGTGAAGCCAAACCCTGGAGCCTGGACTTGTATCTGGACGAAACCATCGGCGCTGTGCGTCTGGATGGGGTTGCTCCGCTGGACACCATGTACGGACAATACTGGTACCGTTCCGGTATCAACACCAGCATGACCAAACAACTGGGCGATATCGTCGCTGAAATCAGCACTCGGGTAACAACCAGCAGCGGTGATGTATGGCTGGATATCGCCTGTAACGACGGCACACTGTTGCGCCAGGCGCCTGACTATATGACCAAGATCGGTATCGATCCTGCGGATGACAGTTATGTAGCAGAGAGCAGCAAGCACGGCACCATCGTGCAAGACTTCTTCAGCTGGGACGCTTATCAGCGCACAGGCCACGGCGATAAGAAAACCAAGGTCATCACTTGTATCGCTATGTTCTATGACCTGAACGATCCTCGCCCATTCATCCGTGATGCACATCGCATCCTGGCAGACGATGGTGTGTTCGTGTTGCAGATGAGCTATACTCCACTGATGCTCAAGCAGCTGGCATTCGACAACATCTGCCACGAGCACGTGTACTACTATGACCTCAATAGCATCAAGAAGTTATTCGAGCAGGAAGGTTTTGTGCTGCGTGATTGCAGCCTCAACGACACCAATGGCGGCAGTTTCCGTGTGTACTTCCAGAAAGCTGACAGTGATGAAAAGACGTTCGGTACGCAACAGATCCGCGATGTGTGTAACTTCCGTATCGCCAGCACACTGGAATATGAAAAAGACAACTGGGACATCGCTAATCCTGAATTGTGGCAGGCGTTCGGTGCCAACATCGATGAATTAAAGCATCAGGTCATGGACTTCCTGCACCAGGCTAAACTGGAAGGCAAGAAGGTATACGGCTACGGTGCTAGTACCAAAGGCAACACGCTGTTGCAGTTATTTGGAATCACTCCAGACCTGCTCACTGCCATTGCAGAACGCAGCCCATATAAGTTCGGATTGCAAACAGTGGGTACGCAGATCCCTATCGTCAGTGAAGAAGAAATGCGAGCAGCAAAGCCAGACTATCTGCTGGTATTGCCTTGGCACTTCATCGACGAGTTTGTCAAGCGCGAGCAGGACTTCATTGCTGGCGGCGGTAAACTGGTGGTGCCTTGCCCTAAATTCCAAGTAATCGGCTGATATGCAAATCACTGATATTGTATTTTTTAACCATTGGCACTACGGTGATCTGTTCAGCACTAGAGGTTTAGTCACTGACATCCAGAGCCAGTTGCCTGGGTTAAATTATCAATATATACACAGCAAAAATGCCAGGTCCACACAGGATCTGGCACCTTCCCCTGATGCAGAAACTTGCCAGCGTATGCTGGCTCAGATACCCATGCACCAGAGGTTAGCACACACGGGCAACACTTTGTTCATCAATACCTGGGTAGGTGCTTACCAGGGACTGTGGCCCAATACTCATCCCAGTTATATAGACCATCGTAAAATCTACAGTGAGTTGTACAATCATTTGTCAGCACACTATAATCTGGATCTGCGTCTGTCTGATGTGTGGCATTATGTGCCTGATTATGATCTCAGCAAAATAGATAGCACGAGCGTCAGCAAGTTTTTTGCAGACAAGACAGGCAGGACATTTTTGTTCTGCAACGGTCAAGTACAGAGCACACAGAGTAGTATGGGTAATATGGCAGACATCATCATCACGTTGGCACAAAAATATCCACAGGATAACTTTGTGGTAACCGAACGTTTTGTGACGGACTTTGCAAACATATACTTCACAGATGACATTTTCAACATGGGTTGTGATATATGTGAGATAGGTGTGTTGAGCCACAGTTGCGACATCATCGTGGGTAAAAACTCAGGACCTTTTACCTATAGTACCACACATAAAAATCTAAACAGTAATAAAAAATTCATTTGTTTCAGTCATAAGCCCGAAGATGTTTTGCCCTATGGGCTCAACTTTGTTAGTGAATTCAATTTCAGTAACACCACGGACGATAACAAAGCGGTGGTGATTTTCTCAGACTGTGCAGACACTACACATACAAAGCCGGGATTCAGGATTCTATGAGGATAGGTTGGATAAGCACCTACAATACCAGGTGCGGTATTGCCACATATACAGATCATTTGTTGGAACATCTGGGTATGCCTGTGACAGTTTTAGCTGCTCACACTTCAGATTTGCTTGCGCCTGATCCTGCCAATGTCATCAGATGTTGGAATGTGGCTGGCGGTTTTGATGTCATCAGCCAGATGGACTTTGATGTGCTAGTGGTGCAATATCATTATGGCCTGTTCAACAACGGTCATCTGGCCAATCTGATACGCAGCATGACAGCTAAAAACACCCAGGTCATTGTTATGATCCACAGCCTGGGTTCAGGTGTAGCTAATATAAGCACCGAACTGAATATGTGTAAATTTGTCACTGTGCAAAGCACGCCTGATCTCAAAACAATCAAAGCACAGGGTGTGACCACAGCACAGGTATTCCCCCACGGTATACAATGCTTGCCAGTGCCTGACAAAGATCAGACCCAGGGCAGCGTACTGATAGGCAACTTCGGTTTCTTCCTACCCAACAAAGGACTGTTGGAATTGATATCGGCGGTGGCACTGTTACGTGGTCAGGATATGGATTTCCGCCTGCGACTGGTCAATGCCGAACATCCTGCCAGCATCAGCAGGGATATGATAGCAGAAGCACGTATACTGATAGATAACCTGGGTATATCTGAATATGTGGAATTACACACCAAATTCTTGCCAGATACGGAAAGCCTGCGCCTGTTGAGCGAATGTGATCTGATAGTCAACAGCTACCAGCACACCACGGAGCCAGTGAGTGGTAGTGTGCGTTATGGTATAGCCAGCGGTAGGCCTGTGGCAGTTACACCGCAAATGATATTCGAAGAATTGGAAGACATACTATTTTATCTGCCGGGAGACAAGATGTTCGATATAGCAGCAGGTATAGTGGACACCTGGAACAAATTACAGAATCCAGATGCAGCCACCATCAGCAAATTGCAAAGATTGGCTGATTGGAGGAAGGCACACGACTACCGTAACCTGGCACCTGTATTAGCGGAAATGATTACAAGATGACCTACAGATTTTTATATATAAACACCCGTGCAGCGAGTTGCAGCATCTATAAATCAGGACAGATGATCTACAATGCCATCAGAGATAATGAAAATTGGAACATAGACTATGTGGAAATCAATCAACTAGATATTGGCCAGCTTCATAATGGTACCATTGTTGTTGATGGCCTGCCTCGCGGGGATTACGATGTTTATATTTTTAATTATCACCACGCGACTATGCGAGCTTTTGAAAGCGTAGACAGCACCAGATTTAAAAAATTACCAGGTATCAAAGTAAACATCATCCTGGAAATGAGCCCCAACAATCCAGTGGTGAACCTGACAGGTGATGATTTCGATTACTATCTGGTTATGGACCCCACTATGGAATATCATAACAAGAAATTCCAGGCATTCCCCAGGCCCCTGCCACAGGTGCAACTACAACCTTATCAGGAAAAGGCAGTGCCTGTGATAGGCAGTTTCGGTTATGCCACCATAGACAAAGGGTTCCATCTGATAGTGGAAGCAGCCAGCAAAGAATTCGACCAGGCTGTGGTACACATCAACATACCACAGGCCAGTTACGCAGATGGCAACCAGGCCCTGGCAAACCAGATAGAGGCGCAGTGCAGAGCAGCAGCCAAGCCTGGAATAGAGGTGAAAATAACACACGATTTCATGAGCGATGAGGACCTGATACACTGGTGTAGCCAGAATACCATCAATGCCTTCTTCTATACCAGGCAGATGCCGGGATTGGCAGCAGCCACGGACCAGGCCATCGCTAGCCAACGTCCCCTGGCCATATTGGCCAACGACACATTCCGTCATATAATGGCGTATCAACCTGTGTATCCACAATGCGATTTACGACAACTGATAGACGCAGGAGATACATATGTTAAGCAGATGGCCGCAAACTGGAGTCCAGCTGGCTGTCAGAAAAGACTCATAGAAATATTATTCGAATAAGGTGGTAAAATGCAAAAGACAGCAATAGTTTGTGGCGCAGGTGGATTCATCGGCAGCCATATCGTTAAAAGATTGAAAGCAGAAGGTTATTGGGTACGTGGTGCTGACTTGAAGTTTCCTGAATTCGCGGAAACGGAAGCGGATGATTTTCACATCGCCAATCTGTATTATCAGGAACAAGTGGATAACATAGTGGATTTTCCCGCCGACATCATCTTCCAATTGGCAGCAGATATGGGCGGTGCCGGATATATCAACACAGGCGAACACGATGCAGATGTCATGAACAACAGTGCTGGTATCAACCTGAATGTGTTGGCAGCAGCCAATCGTGTGGGATGTAAACAGGTGTTCTTCAGCAGCAGTGCCTGCGTATACAACGAGCATCTGCAGATGGATGCCAATCCAGATTGCCGTGAAGAGTCGGCATATCCTGCATATCCTGACAGCGAATACGGCTGGGAGAAACTGTTCAGCGAACGTATGTATCTGGCCTACAACAAACAATATGGTATGAAAAATCGCATCGCCAGGTTCCACAACATCTTCGGTGAATATGGCACCTGGCAGGGCGGCAAGGAAAAAGCACCAGCTGCTATCTGCCGCAAAGTAGCTGAGGCAGCCGATGGATCAGAGATCGAGATCTGGGGCGATGGTGAACAGTTGCGTAGCTTCCTGCACATAGATGATTGTGTGGAAGGCGTGATGCGTCTGGTAACCAGTGATTTCCCAGGACCAGTCAACATCGGATCGGATCAGATGATCAGCATCAATCAACTGGTGGATATGGTATCGGGCATAGCTGGTAAAACACTGGTCAAAAAGCACATTCCTGGACCGGAAGGTGTGCGTGGCAGAAACAGCAACAACGATCTGATCAAAGATAAATTACAATGGGCACCCAAACAGGATTTGTTGGCTGACCTCACTAAGACTTATAATTGGATCAATCAACAGGTAAACAAATGAAACATAAAGTATTATTCGTAACACAGACACTGGGCGCAAAAGCAGCCTGCGGCATCGGCATTATCGGTAAGCTTATCGGAGAAACGCTGCTACAGCATCCGGAATATGAATTCGATCTGTTGTATACCGACAGCATTGCCGAAGTACACGACAAGATCCGAAGCTTCGAACCCAAAGTGGTGATCTATAACTATGCGGTCGGCACCACGCCCTGGATGAATGATCCAGCTCTCCGTGCGCCTTTTACCAATATTCCGCACGTGAAAATACATCACGATATGCATCAGGCCCTGGCAGATAATTTCCGTCCAGAAGATCACTGGGGTTGGAAATACCTGCTGGCAGATGATCCCAGCGTAGTGGGCAATGACCACGTTTTTATCACCAACAGGCTATTACCAGATCCCACCACCCACGTGTATCAGGACGGTGCCAAACCCATCATCGGTTTCCAGGGTTTCGGACCAGTACACAAAGGCATTCCACGGATCGCACATCAGGTGCAAGAAGAATTCGATGAGGCTATCATCAGATTGCATATTCCCTATGGATTCTACGGAGATCCACACGGCGTGGATGCACATCGTCGTGTGCAGGAAGTGCGTGATATCATCACAAAGCCTGGTATCGAAATCATAGCCACACACGAATTATTGGATACCGCACAGATAGTGGATCTGCTAGCACACAACACCATCAACTGCTACTTTTATGATTATCTGGATGGTTGTGGCATCGCCAGCAGCCCTGATTATGCTCTGGCCGCCCGTCGTCCCATCGCCATAACACGCAGCCATCAGATGCGTAATATGTGGAATCTGGAACCTGGCATTTTGATTGAAAACAGCAGTCTACGAGAAATCATCACTAATGGCACCAAACCCTTGGAGCCGTTGTATGAAGCCTATAGCAAACAGAGTGTGTGGGCAGATTACACAGCCATGCTCGAACGGTTAATACCGTAACATACCCAATTCCAGGCCCAGCAAAGGAATATTCAGACTGCTGAGCCTAGAACTATCACCTGTGTAGCTGTGCGGGTGTACATCGTCAATGATGACTTTATTATAATTTAGATTTTGAATCTGGCAGAACATCTCTGCCAATTGGCCCAGTGTGTATTTGTTTTCATACACGCAGTTTATGTCACGATGCACACAGTTATCGAACATAACAGCGTCTATCACAGTGGGTAAATCATCCAGATTGAAATAATCATAACGCCTATCTGTTTTTATATGGAATTGCTGCTGTTTCAACAGGTTATCGAAAAACCTGTTTTTCTCAGAATAATGTAATGCTCCGAACAGTCTGAGATTGTAACTGTCGGGATGAGCCAACACCTGCTTGGCTATGAGATTTTTCACAGCAGCATAGGGCAGCACTGGTTCCACATAATTGATATCGTCTTCGCTGGCGTGATCTATATTGCGGCTGGGATCATACTCCATACCTGTGCTGATGTTTATCAGTTTAGCGAACTTATGCCTGTTAGCTGATAGATTCTGCCATATCTGCAGGTTTACATCATACAGATCTGCATCTGTGTTGTACACGCGATCTCGGCCGTGCAGTGCTGTGTGTATGACACAATCATATCTGGTGGTGTCGAAAAAACGTGCAACTGCCGGTGCATCTGTGAGATCCAATTGGGATCTGCCCGGGCTGTGTATCAGCCATTCTGTCTGCGAGTAGTGTTTGGTTAAATGGGTGCCGACGAACCCGCCGGCACCAGTGATCAATATTTTCATGTGCGCCAGTATGTGGCCCAGTCGAAGCAGCCAGCTTCCAATCTGCGTGTAGCTACCCATTTGCCCAGTGCTTGCTGGTCATCATCGGCCACTGCATTGTATTTGTCTTGCACCCGCCCCAGCATTTCTGCACCCAGTGTTTTTTCGTAATTGTCCAGATGCGGCATCACTGTCAGCTCGTCCCGATTGATCAGCAGATAGGTGGCCAGCATACGCTCCACCAGATAAGGCACGTAGGTGTCTTTGGTATTGGCTTTGTCTGCGTTGCTGTTGAGGATTTCTTTTTCGTAATCGCTGAGCTCATACATAGCTTCGCTCATCTTGTTGAGAAATTCGCACCAGCCGGACCAGAACTTTTTGTTGCCTATGATGCACTGTCCATAACTCATTTCTGCGAAGGTCATGGGCTGTTTGACCAGATCGGGATCATAACCCATCTTGTTCAAGATGCTGCTGGCCAGCTTAATGATCTCGGGGTGGCACCACTGTCCCTGTTCCCACACATTGTAAATAGTGGCATCCAGGAAACTGAACGCAGTGAACACGTACACATCATTATCTGGATTGTCGTTGACGTGATCTATGATGTCCTGTGCAGTGTATCCCGGAATCAGGCTTTGCCAATCGCTGTTGAATGTGCCCCAGTAATCCATTTCCTGGGTTTCTGCTATCTTACAGATACCCAGATAGTTCTGGATATGCCAGTCGCTGTCGCTGATATTGGGATTAAGCACCGCCTGGAACTCGGGGGTAAGTTTTTGATTTTGTTCGTGATGTGGTTGATAAATGGTGATTTTCATATGAATACTTATTTCCTTTAAAACTATGGTAACAAATTCCAGACTTTAATGCAATAACAATGTGCAAGCATAAACACAAAGAGGAAGAAAAAATGGATACATTAGCAAGTCACCAATACAGCCTAAAAACACTGTCCATCCTGGAAAAGTACCAAGACTGGATGGATGGTATTAAAAATGTAGCTGTGATGGGAGCAGGTGCAGGACTGGACGCAGTGTGGTGGGCTGAACTCTGTAACAGGGATAATGTCAGCTATGGCATCAAAGTGACAGCAGTGGAGATGTATCCTGACGTGAATATCATGCGTAGCCATCCCAATATCAAATGGATCTACACTGATTTCAGCCAAGTTGAACTGCCTGAACAGGACCTGATCTGGTGCCACAATAGTTTCCAATACAGTCTGAACCCTCTGGGCACACTGATAAATTGGCACAGGATCCTGAAACCAGATGGATGCTTGTGTATACAGGTGCCCTATAGATTGGGCGTCAATCAGGCCAACGACACCAACAAAGTAAATCTGGTGGTGGAACCAGGCGTGTATTTCGTCCATACACTCAGCAATCTCATATTACAGCTGGCTGCTACGGGATTCGATTGCAGGGACGCACATTTCCAATTGGACAAGCAAAATGGTTGGATCAATCTGGTGGTATACAAGACTACTAATGCGCCCAATTACACCAATAATTTGTATGATCTGAAAAATAGTATGAGATTGCCCGCCTGTCTGGACGAAATCATCGAATCCAAGGGTTTTTTCGAAGAAACCGACTTGATTTTGCAGTGGTTGGACAGAAGTGTGCAGATTTTAGCAGTGTGATGTTGCGTCGCAAACACGCACAACGGATTTGAAAAGCATAAATAAATTGCTACTAGATCAACAATGAATTAAATTCAAGTAATTGTTGACAACCCTGTACAAACTTAGTATATTAACAGGGTGTTATAAAAACCAAAAGGAAAAGAAAATGAAAAAGTATATCGCAGCAGCAATCCTTGCATTGTCAGTCACCTCAGCATATGCTGGTGATCTGCCCAGCAAGAAGACTACTCCAACCCCTCCACCTAAAGTGGAAGCACCAGATAGCTGGTACGTTGGTGTTAATGCTGGTGGTGCAGTAAAGTTGGATCGTACAGTAACTGACAACCCTGCCACCGTCGGCGGCGTGGTTGGATACAAGTGGAGTCCAATGTTCGCAACTGAAATCACAGTCGATGAACAGTTCAAGAAGGGCGCACAGAAGGCCGAGACTCGCGTCGCAGCCAATGGTGTGGTAAGCCCATTTGGTTCAGTATTTGGTTTCACACCTTATGCTCTAGCTGGTGTTGGCGTCCAGAATCACGATTTCCGTGATGGCGTTCGCGACAACAACAAGGCAATCTATAATGTGGGTGGTGGCGTGAAGTATGCTATCGCCAAGAACTGGGAAGCAGATGCACGTTACCGTTATGTGAATACTTGGAGCGACGGCACCAAGATCAAGGATAACAACATCGTTACTCTAGGCCTCAACTACAAGTTCTGATAATCGCCACACTTGGTATGGAAAAGGTGGCTTAGGCCACCTTTTTTATTGACTATATTTTTAAATGTTATATACTGTAAGGAAATTTGTAATGGGCGATAATATTATGGATAAAATCTGTCAAGCACTGGAAGAGATGATGGATGCAGCTGATGATGCTTGGGAAGCCGAGCAACGTGGCAGTATCAACAAACGTGATAGTATCAAGGAAAGCAGGTATGAGCCTGCTAAAGAACAATTCCGCCAGGCATTGGACGATTACATCGACCAACGCATAGCCAAGATGTTACCCCAACCCAAAGAGTTCAAAGACTATGATAACTTTGGGGCTAACGACATATATGACTTATAAGAGGGCAAGATGAAATTCGTAACTGTGATGGATATGTGGCTGCTGTTGATGAACATTGGTCTGTTGGGCTGTGTGATCTATTTCGGCAGGGTTGTGCTAAAGAGTTTGAATCGTATCGCCAATGTGTCTGAGCATCGTGCTGATACACCAGAACGGATCCGTATTACCAAACTGATCCAATCGGAACTGGAAACACAACAGCAGATGTTGAGTATGGGTTCAGATCGCGACGTACAGATGACTATCGATGTGCTGAAAGATTTGCTTGACAGAATCAACCGTAAATAGTATACTTTTAATACTGGGGAATTAGTTAAACGGGATAACGGTAGCTTTGCAAGCTTCAATCAAGAGTTCGACTCTCTTATTCTCCACCAAATCAACAAGGTAAAATATGACTGATATTCGAGTTTTTTGGCACGTGAACGAACTGGGTGGTTGGCGCGATGTCGCGGACCAACAATGGGCCCTGATAGAAAAATCAGGTTTGGAAAAAGCTGTAACAGAAATCAATGTGTGTGCCAATGGGCAGCCCTGGACTTTCGAACCTTGGTTAACCGCGAAGAATGCCAGCAAACCTAAACCCAAGACACGCCTGGTATCCGTGTGCAATCATGCTGCATTTCATGAATATCCCACGTTAAACTTCATGCACCAGCAGGCCAAAGCCAGCGAAGAAAATTTTTATATCTGTTACATCCACTTGAAAGGGCTGTTGCGCTGGGGAGATCCCAATGTGGGGGACTGGCGTGAATTCATGAATTGGGGAGCCATCGAGAAATGGCAGGATAATGTTGCTGCATTAGCAGATCATGATTGTTCCGGAACCAATTGGAATACTGATCCTTGGCCACATTTTTCAGGGAATTTTTGGTGGGCTCGCAGCGACTACGTGAAAAAACTGGACACTTTAGTTCATCCAGAAGACAAAGTAAACAGGCAGATCACGCAATTCAAACCTCATCCTACCGAACCACACTGGAGGTTCGATAACGAGGCCTGGATCGGTAGTAAAAATCCCCGTCAATATGAAATCGCCCAGAGTTTAATTCCGGGCGAGAGACATTATCGTGAAAGATATCCTAGAAGCAATTATGCTTCGTAACGTATATCGATATTAAGACCACCAAAGTTATTTAGAATAAACGGTACATCTAACAAGGTCTTGCTCTTGATCTGAGGGTCGAGAGCGCGATCCATTGTCAATCTGGCAAATGTTTGCCAATCAGGGAATCGATAAACAGTTGTTCTGGTTAAATTATCGGGAGAGAATTGGAAACTTTTTTCCAAAATTTCTCCAGAACGTAATTGCTGTGCGTGTAAATTTAACCAGTATCCTTCGAACGGATTGGTAGCATCATCGAAAGGCTGATCCAAATTTGTTCTGGTCACCGTCCATCTTAAAACAATAATTGCCATTTTTATCTCCTGTTTGGAATATTTATGCTTGACACTTTGTAAAAAGGCTGTATATTGGTATTATAACAACAGATGATGGAGCAAACTATGCAATTGAAACCCGCAGATGTGCAGTCCATGGAACGGATCGCTGAACGTTTCGATATCCTGGAAGATATGGCCCAAGCTGTCAAAGAAGGCGACGTTCGCAGCATGATAGTGGTGGGTCCTCCTGGTGTGGGCAAGAGCTATGGTGTACAGCGCAAGCTGGAAGAAGCCAGCCTTGTGGATGCGGTGGCAGGGCAGACCAAATACCAGGTGGTCAAAGGTGCTATGACTGCCCTGGGCTTGTATGCCAAACTGTATGAGTTCAGCGAAAGCGGCTGTGTGCTGGTTTTCGACGATTGTGACAGTGTGCTCATGGATGACCTCAGCTTGAACATCCTCAAAGCTGCACTGGACACTGGCCGCAAACGTACCATCCACTGGAACGCAGACAGCCGTCTGTTGTTCCGCGAAGGTATCCCCAACAAATTCGACTTCAAGGGCGGTGTTATCTTCATCACTAACCTCAAGTTCGAGAACATCAAGAGCAAGAAATTGCAGGACCACCTGAATGCTCTGCAGAGTCGTTGTCACTACATTGATCTGACCCTGGACACAGAGCATGATAAATATCTGCGTATCGTGCAGATAGCCCAGACTGGTAAGTTGTTCACAGGTTATGACCTGGATCCAGACCAACAGAACGAGATCCTGGATTTTATGCGGGATAATGCCAAACGTTTCCGCGAAATGAGCTTGCGTACTGCCCTTAAATTGGCAGACTTGCGTAAGAGCCAACCAGCTCGTTGGCAGCGTGTAGCGGAAGTCACAGTGATGAGAAACAAATGAAACAATATGATATCAAAGGCTACGTCTACAAGAAAGGCGAGCCACAGACACAGTTCACTGTTACTGTGAACGCAAATGACCAGACGAGCGCCAAGCGTCTGGTCATGATGCAATACGGTGTGGGTGGTTCGGTGACAATCCAGAAAATCCTGGAAGTAAAACCAAAAAAATAAAGGTGTTATATGGACATTATTACAGCAGCCCTGTTGTTTGCAGTGTTTATGGTGGGAATCTACCTCAATTATCGTCGCGGTTACCACGAAGGTATCTGTGGCGGCCATCAATACGGTGTTTATGAGACTGTGAGTTGGTTGGTGGCCAAAGGTTATCTGGCAGGAACAAATGAAGACACTGGAATGGATATATCTGTGAAAGAACTGACCAGCAAAGTGCTACAAGAGCTGGAACAGAGACGACCTAATATCAAAGAAGAGATAGCAAACTAACACCGCAACAGCGGTGTTTTTTTATCGTATTTGTAATCTAAAACCATTATATTGGATAGTAATGCTGTGTAAAATCATTATCAAAGACGAAGTCAACTGCAAGATCGAAGGCCTGGATCTGGACACTAGGCGTCGCCTTGTCACAAAGTTCAAGTATGAAGTGCCCAATGCCAGGCACTTGCCAGCTGTAAGACTGGGCCGATGGGATGGCAAGCAGGCCTATTTCCAGCTGGGCGGCAGCGGTTTTGTAAATCACTTGCCAGAGATCATAGAGTATCTGAGCGAACGTAACTGGGACTTCGAACTGGAGGATCAGCGTCCTGCACGTGATCCCTTTGAATTTAACCAGGTGGACGAAGACACATTCAGCCATAAGGTGTGGCCAGTAGGCCATCCTGAAGCTGGTAAACCCATAGTGTTGCGCGACTATCAGATCGATATCATCAATCGCTTCCTGGAAAATCCGCAGTGTGTGCAAGAGGTGGCAACTGGTGCTGGCAAGACAATAATGACTGCTGCACTGAGCAATATGGTCGAGCCCTATGGGCGCAGTATCGTGATCGTGCCCAACAAAAGCCTTGTGACACAGACCGAGAAAGACTACAAAAATCTGGAACTGGATGCAGGTGTTTACTTCGGTGATCGCAAAGAGCTGGGCAAGACGCATACCATATGCACCTGGCAAAGCCTGAACATAATGTTGAAAAACACACAGAACCACGAAGCCGATGTGACAATACAGGAATTTTTAGCTGGTGTGGTATGTGTGATAGTGGACGAAGTGCATATGGCCAAAGCTGATGCGCTCAAGACACTGCTCACTGGTGTCATGGGAGATATACCCATCCGTTGGGGGCTCACCGGGACCATACCCAAGCAGGACTTTGAAAAAGTGGCACTGAAAGTCAGCCTGGGCGATGTCATAGGACAGCTCAGTGCCAAAGAACTACAAGACAAAGGTGTGCTGGCCAACTGCCACGTGAACATAGTGCAGACCACAGAGCACAGCGCATTCACCAACTATCAGAACGAACTCAAGTACCTGACTACCAACAGCGACCGGCTGGACTATCTGTCAGGTTTGATCGCACAGATCAACAAGACAGGTAACACACTGGTGCTGGTGGATCGCATCAGCGCAGGAGAGGAACTGGTGTCTAGGCTGCCGGACAGCGTGTTCGTATCGGGCGAAATGAAGGACAAAGACAGGCAGGAAGAATATGCGGAAATTGCCACCAGTACTGGAAAGATTATTGTCGCTACCTATGGAGTTGCTGCTGTGGGTATTAACATTCCTCGTATTTTTAATCTTGTACTGCTGGAGCCGGGAAAGAGCTTTGTCCGAGTTATCCAGTCTATTGGACGTGGCATCCGCAAAGCTGAGGACAAGGACTTCGTCCAGATCTGGGACATAACTGCCGATTGCAAGTTCGCCAAGCGACATCTCACACAGCGCAAGCAGTTCTACCGCGAAGCCAATTATCCCTTCACACAGGAAAAGGTCACGTATAAATGAAAATAAGTGACTATATGGTGATATATCCAGGTGGTGCGGCTGGTACTTTCATAGCTAACCTGATCATAGCTACCATAGATGATTGTAAGTTGCAAATGAATATGGATGGCAGCATGGATTTTACTAATCCAGCAGTCAGCAACCTGAAAATAAATCTACACAATGCAGATCTGATTGATAGAAATCATATAATGATCACTAACTGTGTGGATGTGGAATTTTTACAAGAAAGATTCCTCAGGCGAATAATCAATGTCTCGTTCGACCAGGACGATGTGCAGAACATCAGCGATCTGTATTGGTTGAAAACCATCAAAAATAATCCCATACTGATGCGTAGTTGGCCTCACAAACTGTACCGGTTGATAAAAAATCAGAAACAGTTAGATGTGAACCAATATGATTTCTCAGACCCAGTATTGAACCAAGAGATTTTCCAATTCGGTTATTCCCGGTTGATAGATTATCATCTACATACTGAAATACCTTCCGACTACAATATATCGTTCAAGGATATATTTTCCACTACCAGTAATCTGGAAAATATCATTGCTGATATCACGAATCTACCAGTGAGCGATCAGACAAAGCAATTTATAAAATCATACAGAGAAACCAATTGGGTATTATATCCCTTTTTACAAACATATAAAAACAAAGGAAAATGAATTGAGAATATTAACAGTCGAAAACACAGTGTTTGAAATGAATAATCTGCCAGAGCAGGTGGACGATATGCGTTTCTGTGTGCTGGACAACAGTAATCCCACTGACCCAGACTACTATTTCCTGCCGCTGGTGTTCCTGGAAAGTTTCAACGATCCGGCACTGATGTTGAATATCGGTGATTACAAGATAATGATGCCCTACAACTGGCGCATCTTGATAGGAGAAGCGGAGATCGGAGATCTGGAAGCACTGCCGCTGAGCAAATTGAACGACCGAGGATTCGAAGCGTTCACATTCAATCCCATAAGCAGTTTCCGTGCAGCGTTCATGCCCATAGAGATCACGGATGTGTACCAGGACGTCAGATGGTATTTTCCCAAGATCAAGAACGGCCAACTGCTGTGTGTGCCGCTGAGCGACGGGCCCAAGCCTATATGTGCCTACTTCGTTAAAGAGATAAGCCGTGCTAGCGAGTTGATAGACATACAACGGATAGTATAGTAATGAAATACATCATCGAATATCTGGGGGGCACTAGGGGAGATTTCCTATGCAATTTTTTAAACACAGGACAAATGTTTTTAAAAAATAGTGAAACAAGGACCAGTAGTACTATTGGAGGTAGTTTAAAATATTTAAGTATGCAATCTTATTATGCAAAAAAATCTCCGGAAATCAGTGTTTTGGACAATCATCTGTATAATTGCAAAGATCAGTTCACCCCCTCGCACGGTTTGTTTTATCTAAGCGCAGGATGTAGGCAGATGATAAAGGATAGGAATTTCCAGATCTGTAAAATAACCTTCGGCAAAAAATATTATGTCACCATCTTGATCGAAGCATTTTTCAAGAACATAGAATTGACCCCAGCTATAGGCAGATATCTAACCCAGAATAATTTACCAAATGTTCAGGAGAACCGGTCATTGGCTGTGGATGATTTTTTGCAGAATATAAAAAATCATAGCAATTATTATTTTTATAATTTTTTCAATAAGAACGATAATCAAGGTAAAGTTTTATTGGATTACGAAAAATTATACCTGGGTACGCCTGACTATGATATATTCACAGATGTGGAAATAGAAGGATACAAAAGACTGGTTGAAAGGACAATCCTGCCTGAACAAATAGAATTATATGGCAAAAAATATTATCCCCGAGATTATGGCTATCTGGACTATTGACAAATCATCAAATATACAGTAGAGTAACATATGTCAGATAAATTAAACATCAACAATGAGATGGCGCAGCTGGATCGTAAGAATCGTGGCTTCTACGATGAGCTCAATGATGAAGAAAAGAAGAAGTTCAGCACTTATCTCGCACTGCGCTGGGGCACCAGCCTGGCTGGTTCGGCTGGAGAATTGCAAAGCTATTATGTGCAGAGCTGCAACCAACAGGTGAATCGCAACTTCTGGAACCTGAGCCGCCATCCCAAGCTGCAATGGTTGTTGTTGACCACCATCAGTCCAGGTATGGGTGTCCACAAGCACGAGTGGATCGCTTTCAAAGGCAAGCAGGCCAAAAACAAACGTGGCAAGCTGATAGGTGAGATATTCCCAGATATAAAAATGTCTGATGCTGACTTATTAGCGGAAACTATAAGTGAAAAAGAACTCAAACAGTATCTAACCGATCTAGGTTGGGAAGATAAGCGGATCAAGGAGGCACTGAAATGACAGTCAAGAATGTCTTTGTCAAGGACAACTATGGCAACAGCCTGGGCTGGGGTAATGCACAGGATACACACGGTGGGCAGGATATCAACATCCAGCTAGCCCATGAATTATCAGAGATGATAAAATGGTGGAAGGAATGGGGACCAGTGTTTACAAACACTAATCCCACTGTGACGGATGCCCTGAAACAGGTTAAAGTTTTACATGACGTCTCAAGATCCTAAACATTGTATGCTACCTCCCGATGACATCGCGGAATGGTACTGTCTGCCGTTTAGCACACACAGGCACTGGCCCGATATGGAATTCTACGGTTGGCTTAGGAATGAAACACAGGGCAGATATTATAGGACACACAGCCATATATATTTCGAACATGAGGACGATGCTGTCATGTATGCACTGAGGTGGATGTGAAAACAAAAATCCATGTAAATCAACACGTTATCAAGAAGAACAGCAAGACTGGGGAACGTAATCCTGTATTGACTGTCAAGAGTGGACGCAGTAATATATACGCTCACCGGGTAGAAATACTAGGTCCCAGCTTTGTCGTCTACAGTCCAGACAAACCGCTGAGCTGTGGGGCTAAAGTCTGGATCGAGACCGAATCAGAAGTGGTAATAATCGATAGTGAGTGAATTACACAAATTGATACGTGAAGCAGCGGCAGATGTCAAGCCGGGCGAACATAAATGCCGTAATTGTGGGCAGGGATTCGCCAAGGAAACCACGCTGGCTGTACATCAGTGTGAGCCCAAACGTCGCGCCCAACAGAAAGGCGAGAAAGGTGTGCAGATCGGATTCGCTGCCTGGCTGAGATTCTATGAGATCACACAGGGATCAGCCAAGCTGAAAACGTATGACGATTTCTGCAAGAACCAGTTCTACAACGCTTTCGTCAAGTTCGGTAGACATTGCGTCAGTATCAATGCCATCAATACCAATCAGTTCATGGATTATGTACTGAAACAACAGATCAAGATCGATCGCTGGTGTCAGGACAAGGTGTATGATGCCTATCTGTTCCAGCTGATGCGTACCGAATCTGCCACAGATGCACTGGAACGCAGCATACTGACCATGCAGGAATGGTCGGAAGAAGCGCAACAACCAGAACAACCACCGGAGTTTAGCGACTATTTCCGTGTTATCAGCAACAGCAGGTTTGTGTTGCACGTGCAGAATGGTCGCATCAGTCCCTGGGTGATATATTGCAGCGAAAGCGGTATCGAGAAGATGGAAACATTGACAGACGAGCAGATAGGTCTTATAATACGCTGGATAGATCCGGAATTCTGGCAGCGTAAGATACAAGATTATCCGGCAGATACGGCGATGACCAAACACATATTGGAGCAGGCAGGACTATGAGAGGACCACATCCCAGCAGCAGCAAATATGACTACAGCATACCAGAAGAACTGCGCTGGAGGCTGGTGTTCCTCTGGTATCCGGTCTTTGTAAAGGGTGAATGGCATTGGCTTTGTGATATGATGCGACGTGGCTGGACCGAGTATCGTTTGCCTACCCTTAAGGATCAACAAGAGGCCATAGATGAGTTTTGACATTGACATAGATGTGGGTGACCGTGACAAACTATTACGTTTGATAGAACACACACCAGCCAGTATGTATAGAGATGATACCATAAGCAAACACAACACAGGCATTTATGTGAATCCTGTGCCAGCTGATCCTTTGACTGGTTTGTGTAATATGGATTATCATACAGCAGAACAGCTGGGATATATAAAACTGGATATTTTAAATGTACACGTTTATAATCAGATACACGATAATGCTCATCTTGATCGGTTGCTTGCTAGCGATCCAGATTGGTCACGACTACGCGATCCAGAGTTTGTTGGCAAACTGATCCATCTGAATGGTCATTATGACCTGTTACAGCAGCATTTTACAGATACAATGGACAAGCTGGCGATGGTGCTGGCATTGATCAGGCCCAGCAAACGGTACTTGGCAGGCAAGACCTGGCGACAGATCAATGATGAGATATGGATCAAACCGCCTGAAGGGTACTATTTTAAGAAGGCACACGCATATGGATATGCTCAGCTAGTGGTGGTCCATATGAACCTGCTCACATCTTCCTGACCAACTGTACCACCCTGCGTTTGGTCCTGCGATCGGCTAGTTTTGCGATGCTTACGATGTGACCCTGTTGTTCCTGTATATCTTTGCAGGTAAGTGTCACTGTGCTGTAACGGAATTCATTCCAACCTTCTTTCAAAAAGATGTTGATGGGTATCATACGGTTGCTCTCCCACCACCAGACATCGGCCTGTTCCAGGAATCTACGCTTGTGATCTTCCGTACGTAATTTATTAAAGGCATACATACTGACGAGATCGGTATCGTGGTTTTGTATAACACCTATGTAGTCAGAATGAGTATATTTGATATAACTGAGAAACGGGTATTGTTCAAGCATTTGTTCTATGGAAATCATAATAAATATTACAGGAGTCCTAATAAGTGCAACCAATTCTGGGTTATTTATATAAGCAATCTATCACGGTAGTAAAGAATGCCGACTTCACACCTTTCAGGGAGAATCAGCTAGTGTATGCCAAACCTCTGCAAATCTACAAGGGCGTAGATAACCAGTTTCAGTTACTGATCAAAAATGCAGATCAAAAACCTGTAAGCCTGTTGGACAGTACGATTGTATTTAATCTAATAGATCCCAGTAATCAAGAATTGGTATTCAGCCGTAATCTGCAGATAGTTTATAACGCCAAAGGCACTGTCACAACTGTCTTAGAAAGCAGGTTGCTGGATGATATCCTGGCAGGCCAATACAACTACAGCGTTATCGTGACCAACGGTGAAGGCCAACAACAGATAGCCTATGCGGATGACAATTACAACGCACAGGGCACCTGCTACATCAGCGACAAAGCCTATCCACAATTCACAGCCAGTTACAATCCCAATCTAGGTCCTTTCTACAACAATGCCAGCAATGCCATCTATGGATACAGCGATGCCAATCAGGTGCTGACACCTGTCATCATTGTCAACAATCGCACCAAGAGCCGTGCAGTTACAGAGACAGTACAGTATTATGGCAATGCTTTCGTGGGCACCATCGAGACACAGGGCAGCCTGGATCCCATTCCCACTAGTCTGCCCAACGCCTGGTTCACCATCAACAGTGTCAGTGTTAACAATCTGACAGGAACCAATTATTTCAACTTGAATCCAGGCAAATACAGCCAGGTCAGGTTCCACGTCACCACCACTAGCGGTAGTCTCACAAAAATACTTTACAGACCGTGATTTTAGTGTTATAATCTGTTTATGATGGAAATAACCGTAGAGATCTTGTCGCATCTTCCCTGGAAGAAAAAGGCGACGCCGTCTGGCTGGACCAGCTTCAATGCTGTATGTTGCCAGCACAATGGTCAGCGACCTGATGATCGTGGTCGTGGCGGCATAATGATGACCCCTGAAGGTGGTTTGACTTACCATTGTTTCAACTGCCATTTCAGCACAGGCTGGCAACCAGGCAGGCGTCTCAGCTACAAGATGCGCCGCTGGATGCAGTGGATGGGTATGGCGGAAGACACTGTCAACCGCCTGGCACTATTCGCTCTCACACAACTTACCGATGACGCTTATGTTGCGCCAGAAAAGACTGAATTGCCGGTGTATGAAGCCAGGGAGCCTTGTCCTGGGCGTAGCATCCACAGTTGGCTTTGTGATGGTCACATCACAGAAGAAAACTATTACAGCCTGGAACAGGCTGTGAATTATCTGGACAGCCGTGGGCTAGGTGACAAACTGGATCTTATCTGCTGGACAGATGATCCGGGTCTGCGTAACCGTGTGCTGGTGCCTTTCACCTGGCAGGGTAAGCCCATGGGTTATAGCGGCAGGCTGTTTGCGGGGGAAAGCAAACGTGTTAAATATCTCAGCAACTATCCAGCCAATATGGTCTGGGGATATGATCGTCAAACCAGAGATCGCAAGTTTGTCATCGTTGTGGAAGGATTATTGGATGCGGTCAGTATCGATGCCATCGGCGTCTGCAGCAATGAGATCAACGCCGCACAAGCACAGGTCATAGAGAGCCTGGACCGTGATATCATCGTTGTTCCTGATCGCGATGCTGCTGGCAGGGCTATGGTTAACGCTGCGATAAAATATGGTTGGAGCGTGGCATTTCCCGATTGGGAACCAGGCATCAAGGATGTTGCTGATGCCTGTGCCAGGTATGGCAGATTGTTCACTATGCGAAGCATAATTAACAGTGCTCAACACAATCAATTGAAAATAAATTTGCACAGCCGCAAATGGTTTTGACTTTCAACAATAAAAAGCGTATATTATAATTTATGGCAAAAACATTCAGCACTGATGTACAGAAGTTGTTTATTGAGATGATGCTCACTGACAGCCAGACTTATGTACGTGTACAAAACATCTATAATCCTGACAACTTCGATCGCAGTCTCAAATCTGCGGCCGAGTTCATCAAGAAGCATTGTGCTGAACATACCACTATGCCGGTGCCAGAACAGATCAATGCTGTCACAGGCAACAACTTCCAGCTGATACCAGGACTGAATGAAGATCATCAGAGCTGGTTCATGGAAGAGTTCGAAGAGTTTACCAAACAGAAAGAACTGGAACGAGCAATCCTGAAAGCGGCGGACCTGCTGGAAAAGGGCGATTTCGATCCAGTGGAAAAACTGATCAAGGACGCGGTGCAGATAAGCCTTACAAAGGATCTGGGCACGGATTATTTTGCGGATCCTGTGGCTAGATTGCAGAAGCTGAAAGACAGCAACGGTCAGATCAGCACTGGCTGGAACAGCCTGGACAAGAAGCTGTTCGGTGGATTCAATCGCGGCGAGCTCAACATCTTTGCTGGTGGATCCGGATCAGGCAAGAGCTTGTTTATGCAGAACATCGCTTGTAACTGGATGCTTGCTGGACTGAACGGTGTCTACATCACGCTGGAACTGAGCGAAGAGCTCACTAGTATGCGTATCGATAGTATGTTGACCAGTGTGCCAGCCAGGGAGATATTCAAGGACCTGGAAACAGTGGAAATGAAGGTGATTATGCTGGGCAAGAAAGCTGGTAAATTCCAGATCAAATATATGCCAGCGCAGAGCACCATCAATGATGTCCGTGCATATATCAAAGAACTACAGATACGCACAGGCAAGCGTGTGGACTTCGTGATGATCGATTATCTGGATCTGCTGATGCCAGTGAGTGCCAAAGTCAGTCCCAGCGATCTGTTCATCAAGGACAAATATGTAAGCGAAGAGATCAGGAACTTTGCCAAAGAGATGGATGTGTTGCTTGTGACAGCCAGCCAGTTGAATCGTGCCAGTGTGGAAGAAGTGGAATTCGATCACAGCCACATTTCCGGTGGTATCAGTAAGATCAACACAGCAGATAACCTGTTCGGCATCTTTACCAGTCGTGCGATGCGCGAGCACGGCAGGTACCAGATCCAGATAATGAAAACACGCAGCAGTTCGGGCGTGGGACAGAAAGTGGATCTGGAATTCGACATAGACAGCCTGCGTATCAGAGATCTAGCCGAGGACGGTGAGTATCAGCAGTTCAAGAAGCAGAGCAGCAGCATCTATGACAGTCTAAAAACAGGCAGTGTTGTCAAGCCCAACACAGATGCAGTGGTGGCCAATGAGCCGGGTAAGATATCAGCAACGGTGGACAGCAGCAGGCTCAAGCAGATGCTCAGCAACATCAAGAAGCAATAGATTTCAGCTTGACCGCTTTGACTATCTGGCATTCCAGATACTGTGTGCCGTTGAGCATACGCATCTTGCCCACACCGGTTATAGCATCGGCATCTGCATAAGATATGGGTTTATTCACCGTGATATCTATGTATTTGCCGTTGCCTACGCCCAGAGTGAGGAACGTGATGTACTTGCCCTTGTCTGCTTTGAACACGCGACCGTTGGCTATGAGCCCGGCAAATTCGTAACGATCCATATATTGTTCGCTACAGTAGAAGCCCGGCAGGAATTCCTTGGCTCCCCACCAGCCATATTTGTTGAATTCCCAGACAGGGTCGTTCATTATGCTGTTGTGGTATCCCAGCTCTCTCAGGTCCCAGCCCGACAGCTTGGCTTCGTTCTTGTAGACCCATTTGCGATAGCTGCCTTCACAGTGCTTGAGGCAGGCAGCCCAGAATGCTTTGGGGTTATGTGCCTTCTGATAAGCCAATGCCCAGATCAGCCTACCCAGGTTTACAGCGTGTGCGCGACACAGGCCGAAGTTGCCCAGCTGATACAGTTCATCGATGATGCTTTTCTTGTCCGGATGCTCGCCCATACGTGTCATGAATTCCAGCACACGCTCCTCGTTCTTCTTGGCGAAGGCACGGCGAAACATATCTGCCTCATTGGCATCACAGCCTATGAGCCTGCTGATCTTTTCTATGGCATCGTCTTCATACACGATGTTGTCCGTGAGCCTGCCCTGTGTGAAGTCGTGGAAGAACGTGGCCTTCTGTCTGCCGGTAGTGGCCACTGGTCTGATCAGTGCCGTGGCAAAGATGCAATCAGCACGGCTCTTGGGTTGTATGGCGCGGAACAACCTACGCATCGCTGGGCTTTCGCCCTGCGTCACACCCAGCACATCACCACGACTCAGCAGTGCGCTGGTAGCCTCGTCCGTTTCGGGATAGTCACACAGGTTCATGTTTGGCTCTATCTCGTGCAGCTGGCTCAGTCCACGATTGGCCAGGATGTCTATCTTCAGATGTTCCAGATCTTCCACTTCGTTCTTGTCCAGCAGGATCTGATTCTCGCCATTGATCAGGCTCTTGGGTACGCTGTTGCGGAATATCAATATGCCACCGCAGTGCTTGCTGATGGCTCGTTTCTTGCCCAGCAACTTGCGTTCTATGCGAGCAGCCTCGGAGTGATCTATGTCCAGATCTGACAGTTTGAAATCGCGTTTTAGCTTGCCAGTGGCACCCATACGGCGTGCTGCTTCACGCCTGGCTGACTTCTCACGATACATCACATAGTTGCTGATCCTGGCACTGCGGCCCGGCCAGCGATCGAATATTCGTTGCATCACTATGCCCTGTGCCCAGTGCGGAAAGTCTATGTCCACATCAGGTAGATCATCACGATGTGGATTTAAAAATCTAGCCACTGGTATGTTCTGTAGGACAGGATCCACATCTGTGATGCCCAGTGCCCAGCATACAACGCTGCTGCCGGCCGAACCTCGGGTCATATGTGGTATGTCTGTGGTGAGCGCCAGTACTTCGCATATCTGTAGGAAGTAATCTGTGAATCGCAGGCGCAGTATTATATCTAATTCTTCTGCGAGCCTGTCCTGGTAATCTGGTGTATCTGGTACCGTTCGTTTAAATGCTGCCAATAATCGTTCAAGTTGTTGTAATGCGTTCTTTGGTAATTCGTTTGCCATAATTGCCTCTTTTGCCTATAATGCCTATGTAATAATTTATCCGCTGGAAATGGCGTTTTGGATGAAATTGATCTGGAATATAATTTGTTATAACTGTAGGAACCAATAAATATTATCGGAGTACTACATTTGCGTAAACAAACACGTAGCATATTGGACGAGTTAAGCCATATCGGCACAGGTCGCAATCCTGAGCTGATCATTGAAAGCAGAGCCAATCATATCATTAACAGCGCAGTTAATTTGATCAATACCATACGTGAACAATATGACGGTCCCGAGGCAGACGAGCTGGAAAGACGCTTGATCAACAGCATCAGGACGCAAGATCCAGCCAAATTCACACGTGGTCTGCGCCGCATAAACGAAAGCAAGTAATCAGCCGATATTCTACATCTGGTATAAATAATTGTAGCGTACAAGCGCAATTTTTTGGAGAAATAAGATGGCAGATTTTTATCGCGTAAATGGTAATGCCGGCACAGTTGGTGTTGCTCAGAGTTTTGTTGGTAAAGCACCAAAGTTCTTTGGTCTATACATTTGCAACAACGGTGGTTCAGCACAAGACATTTCAGCTGAAATGGGTGTTAACGGTGCTGTGAAAGACATCCTGAACAACATCGAAAGCAATGCTTCAGTATTGGTTTATCAGGTTGAAAACTCATCAAGCGGCAACATCAGTTTGATGGTAGAAGGTGTATACGGTGCAACTACAGCAGCTACACTACAGGCACAGATTCGTGGCGGTGGTAACGGTTCAGGTTGGTATGGTAACACTAACAACATCGATGCTCGTGGTACCCTGGTATTCGACGCTGGTTTCAAACTAGCACTATCATAATAGATATCGCATATCGCAAGCTAAAGGGCCGCAAGGCCCTTTTTCTTTGGCGATTTTTACTGTTATAAGTAAACCTATGATAAGATGTTTTTGTTTATTCGATATAACCACCAGCGGCAATGAACAATTTTATCAGCTTCAGCGGCGTAATTGGAATACCCTGCTGCAAACACTCAGCATCCGTAGCAGCGTGATATTGCACACCCAACCCAAAAAGATCTGGCGCAGTGTGGAAAACCTGGAATTGGGCAGCGTGTTTTCTGGCCACCATAATGTATGGATTTTCGATTTCGAACTGGCCAATATGGATGCAGTGGCGCTGGCGGATGACCCGTTGTATCATTTGAAGCAGGACACCGATTATATTCCTATGATAACTGGTCTGGAAGAGACTGTGCAGTTTCCACAGAAGTATATGAGACACAACTGTGCAGAACAAAATATCAGCTTTTTATACCCTTTCGATACTGATAAATAATTTATCATCCTGGAAATTCAAATGGGTATTTTAGCAGATATAGAAAAGAAAAGCCTGGAAGCCCACGTGGAACTCTGTGATGATCGCTATGACAAATTGGATGAAAGAATGGAAAGTATGGAACAGAGACTGGCTAAAGTCGAGTCCATAGTGAGCGAAATTAAAAGTATGTTAATCGAAAAAGAAACACTGGCTTATAAAAAAATTATCGGCATCGGCATTGGCTTAATCGGCTCACTATTGACAGCACTACTGGGACTAATACTCTATGTGGCTAAATCACACATTTAGATAGACTCCCCATAACAAAACTGCTAGGATTTAAGAATGAAAAATGTATCTCAGCAGTATGACAAAGTACAAAACTTTATTAAACAGCAGTATGAAGATATTACTACCAAGCAATTGATAGTAAAAAATCATATGGGCAATTTGCAAGTGGGAAAGTTTCATATCAGTCCCACAGAAAACTTGTGGCAAGTCACAGATAAAAACGGAAACGTGATAACTGAACTAAGACAAAAACGGTTGGCTGTGCTTGCAGCCGCGTTCATAACCCTGAAAAAGCACAAAATCATCAGAGCGATCCAGGGTATCGATCAAAAATATGACATTTTCGTCAAAGATCAGCACCATTACAAGCACTTGTTCCGTATGAATCCTGATAAAAGGGTGTACGAAGATCGTCTGGCCAGGGCAGATGGTGAGCTGGATAATCTGAAAAACCAGATACACGAATTGGAAAAAACCGCCAACTTACTATAAATACTTACAAATACAAGGACAATCCTATGTTTGTTAACGAATTTGGTAAGACAGCAGCTCAAGAGCTCAATCAGCAATTAAGTAAAGTTTACAGATGGCAACTGGATCTGGAGCGTATCAACGAATCAGATGCCAGCAATATGCTTCAAACTCTACACAATAAAATCAGTGCCATCCGCAGCACTAGCCAGGCACACCACGCAGAACGCAATCCAGAATTCATGGAAGCAGTTATGGTTAGCCGTGTGCTGGAAAGCTGGAGAGCCGAATTGGAAACAAGCAGCCGTATGAATCTAGTGGAAAGAAAAATGGACAGCAAAGCAAAAGCCAAACGTGAAAAATACGTTAAAGGTATGAAGAAAGTAAAGGGCGATTTCAAGAAGCGTTATGGCAATCGTGCAGACGATGTGATGTATGCCACAGCTACCAAGATGGCCCAGGAAAGCACAACTCATCGTGCGATGGGTATCTTGCGTTTGGCACTAACAGAAGGTGAGATCGAAACTGCCCGTGTGACAATGGCAGCTCGTGATATGGTTGATACCATCCAGGATCTGGTGGGAAAGATCGGCAAGATGCAGAACGAACAACTGCCTGCATTGGTTAGTGCTATGAAAGACGAGATCGGTATCGATCAAGCAAACCAGTTCAATTCCACTGCCAGTGCTGCTATGGCCACTATCATGGATGCAGCCAACGGCGCACGTGATACGCTGGACAACGCCAGCCGTGGTGTTTACAGTGCTCAGCCCATGGATATGTCAGCAGCACCTGCTGCCGCTGCTCCTGCCCCTGCTAGTGGTTTGGAAGGCGGTAATGTGACAGATACAGGCGCAGCACCTGCTGCTCAACCTGAAGAATTGGCCACAGCTGACAGTGCAACTGGTGGTAGTGAACAACTGGGTCGCGGCAAGCGAGTTTGATATGAAACTTTTGGAAGTCGCCCCGGATTTTGTCAGTAGCCAAGCCGGAATCTTAATGACCATATTGCAGTACCTGAAGGCCAAAACCAAACCAGGTACTGCTGTTCCCATCAGCAGCATTGCAAAGATGATGAGCAATATGGGCTACAGTTTCAATTACGACGACTTCCAAGCATTATATCGCGACAACAATCACATCCAGAATCTTGTGACCGATTATAATCAGAACAGCATCACTATAGGACAAGACGAACAGATGTTACAGGGCCAACCCAATCCTGAGGCCCAGGCCAACACTGTGGACCAGATGGCTAGCAAAGCTGCCAGCCTATAAATACCAGATGCGTATAGACGATCTGGATCAGCTTGTACATTTTCACAAACATTTAAATCCTGATCTATGGGTAGACAATCATTTACGTCCAGAAGTCAGACTGGCTCTGTTCCGCATAGCCAAGGCATTTATTAAATTCATAAATGTTCCGGATCTGGCTCTCACTGATATCACTATCAGTGGCAGTAACGCCAGCTACAATTACAATCAGAATTCGGATATAGATCTACACCTGACAGCAGACGTGAACAGTCCTTGCGAAGCCAATCTAAGGGAACTGTTCCTGGCTAAAAAATCACAATTCAATGATCAGCACGACATAGACATACTGGGTCACACTGTGGAAGTTTATGTGCAGGACAGCGACCAAGCGCACATCAGCAATGGCGTGTACAGCGTGTTCCACGATGCCTGGTTAAAAAAACCCAAACACATCACAGCCAATCCCGACAGCACCAATATAGAACACAAATTCACACAACTCAACAGCGATATAATGCAGGCGGTACACAGTGGTGACAGCGACACTATAAACAAATTGAAAGACAAGATAAAGAAAATGCGCCAGGCTGGATTGGAACAATCGGGCGAATATGGTGTGGAGAATCTCACATTCAAGCTGTTGCGTAACACAGGTGCCATGGACAGATTATGGCAGGCTGCCGTGGATGCCACCGACAGGGAACTGAGTTTACGTGAAGGCAACGCCTTCAGCGGCGCACTGGTAGCAGCCAGGGCCGCAGGAGCATCAGAGTTCACGGTAGATGGCAAGACTTATAAAGTTAAACGACCCAAAAACAAAAAAACCAAATAAGTAATTGGGAGACCAAAATGTTAACTGCATCAGATACCAGAACAAAAAGTTTAAGTAGCCCAACTGTTGAAACTGAAATAGCCCTGCTCAATATCAACATATTGACACAAGCAGCAGCTGGTAATGTCAGTGCCAGTTTGGGAGCAAACACTCGTACTAGCTTTGCAGGAAACACAGTGGTGGGTAGCCCTATGACACTGAATGCCAACTATTTCAATGTGTGGCAAACTACCATTACCAACAATGCTCTGGACGGCCAGATGAAGGCCGTTATTGACAATTTCACCAAATTAGGTTATACTGTGAGTCGTAAAAGTAGCGATGGACAGTACATATATTGGCAAATAACCTGGTAAAATATAATCCCACATTCAATTATCCCAAATTGACCCGCAGGCAGACAGACCGCGGTCGTTTATACGAGACCAATGGCACAGATGCTGTGCCCAGTGTGACCACGATCCTGGACAAGACCAAACCAGAGGAAAAGCGGCAAGCACTACAGGAATGGCGCAATCGTGTGGGTCACACACAGGCACAAGCCATCACCACCGAAGCAGCAGGACGTGGTACCAGTATGCACAAGCAGTTGGAAAACTGGCTGGAACACGGTGAGCTCAAGACGGGCGGCAATATGGTACATCAACAGGCCGCCAAGATGGCACAAATAATCATCGACGAATATCTGAAACCCAGCTTACAGGAATGGTGGGCAAGCGAAGCCAATCTGTATCACACTGGTCTATATGCAGGTACTACTGACCTAGTGGGAGTATACGATGGAAAACCCAGTATCATCGACTTTAAACAGACTAACAAACCCAAGAGAACCGAATGGATCGATGACTACTTCCTGCAAGGTGCGGCATATAGTCAAGCTCATAATCATCTTTTTGGCACTGATGTTGCTCAGATAGTGGTGCTGATGTGCAGCAAGGACCTGGAACCCCAACGCTGGATCATCAAAGCGGACGAGTATGAATACTGGACAGAAAAATGGTGGACTAGGGTAGCTGAATACTATCTGTCTAACTGATAAATACTCTAAAGAGAGATTACCATGGCCATTGTGCAAATTTCCAGAATACAACATCGCAGCGGATTGGGAGCGAATCTTCCACAGTTAAGCAAGGCAGAACTGGGTTACAGTGTGGATCAACGAAAACTGTACATCGGTAACGGTACGCTTGCTGATGGTGCTCCAGAAACCGGAAACACGGAAATCCTCACCGAATACAGCGATATCCTGAACCTGGCTAACACATATACATATAAAAATACCGATGCCGGATACAATCCTGTCACAGGTGGTGCCAAAGCACAATACAATGCAGTGACATATGGTGCCAGCATTTATGTGGCTGTGGGCACCAACGGCAATATCTTGATAAGCAGCGATGGTATCAACTGGAGCAATACCAAGAGCGGTACCACAAACAATCTATTGGGTGTTGCTTATGGTGCAGGTAAATTCGTGGCTGTGGGTGGCAATGGTACCATCATCTACAGCACAGACGGAACCGTGTGGAAGCAGGCAGGAGTGCAACAGGACTTCGTCAGCACCACCACTTACAATGCCAATGATCTGGTCAATTACCAGGGCACCACATACAAAGCACTGAGCACCACGCTGGGCTATCTACCCACCAATGCCACTTACTGGACCACATATAGCCTGAGCCTGGTGGCATACACCACCATCAATGACATCATCTATGGTGCAAGCAAATTCGTCCTGGTCACACTGACCGGTAGCATCTATAGCAGCCTGGACGGCATCACTTGGACATTGCAGTCAGGTGTCACACCTGCTATCACCACCAGCTTGCAAGGATTATGCTACAGCGGCAGCAAATACGTGGCAGTGGGTACCGGAGGCAAGGTAGCAGTCAGTACCGATGGCATAACCTGGACCAGCAGCAGCATCACATCATATGATCTGTATGGTGTGCATTATCAAGACAGTGCTTTCATTGCCGTGGGCGGCAATAGCAAGGTGTTTTACAGCACCGATGCTGTGACCTGGTCTAGAAGTTTGATCGACGCTTACACAGGTGTCACCAACGATGGCACCAATGCTTTCTACATAACCAGCTGGGGCGATGTTTACAAAAACAGCGGCACCACGATCAGCTATCTCAGCAATATCGCCAGCGGTTTGGAAAACGTTACCACACTGTATTATGGTATAGGATCAGGCAAGTTCGTGGCGCTCACAGGTAGCGGCGGTATATATACCAGTACAAATGGCATCGCCTGGACTGCTCAGACAAGCGGCGTATCCACAGGATTGAACCGTGCATACTATGACAACACCAATACCAGATGGATCGTGGTGGGCAACAGCGGTGTTATCCTCACCAGTCCTGATGCAGTGACCTGGACCAGCAGAACCAGCGGCACATCCAACAATCTCTATGGCATCAACCAAATCACTGGCAGCACTTATTTTATTGTGGGTGCCAGCGGCACTGTGCTGACAGGTACCAACAGCACCAGCTGGACTGCACAGAGCACCGGACTTACCACAGATCTCAATAGTGTGACCATCAATAGCACCAAAGCAGTGGCAGTGGGCGCATCAGGTATAGGTGTCTACAGCACAGACAGCGGTGTGACCTGGATCAGTGCTCTGGCCAACAGTGCCACAGATCCCAGTGGCAACACTGTAGCTGTAGGTAATCTTAACAAAATAATTTGGAATAGCACCATCAGCCGTTATATCGCTGTGGGTGACAATGGTGTGGTGGCAGTGAGCGCAACTGCACTGCCAGGTAGTTGGACCACCAGGACCACATATACTCAAAGCAATCTGATGGATCTGACTTATGTTAACACATATTTTTATGTGGGTGGTGACATAGGCTTGACTTACCTCACCAGCACAGATGCCAGCACTTGGAACACTTCCACCCAATATTTCGGAACCAATCTCATCGCTCCCTATCTGTTCGATACAGCGTATAACAATAATGTCAATGTGATCGTGGGCCAATATGGCCTGGTCTATTATGGCACACAGCAACACAAATACTTCAAAAAGACCTCAAATAGTCTTACCTACGATCTGGAAGTGGTTGTTTATAATACCCAATTCGTAGCTGCCGGAGCCAATGGGCAACTGAGTTACAGCACTGATGGACTGACCTGGACCAGCCAGAGCTTCAGTGTGGGCAGCGCCAGGACCGTACGCCCACTACAGAACAAACTGGATGATTTCGTCAGCGTCAAAGACTTCGGCGCCAAAGGCGATGGTGCAACAGATGACACGGAAGCCATCAACCGCGCTCTTTATGAAATCTATTGCAGAAGCAGCAGCCTGGCAGCGAGGAAAATACTGTATTTCCCTGCAGGCAACTATGTGATCAGCAGTGACATCAAAGTACCCAGCCACGCCATACTGATGGGTGAAGGTGCATACAACACGGTCATAACACAGACCCGCAGCCCTTATATCGCTCCTTACATCACCTGGGTAATATATACCGCAGATAACCTGCAACAGACCCAGAGCCTTATAGGTTTGAACGGGGCCAGTCTGCCCACGGACATCACTATCCAGAACATGAGCTTGAACAGCACAGGTGATGGTATCATCGTGGACAGCGCCAGCAGAGTCACCCTGACCAATGTGAGATTCAAAGGACCCAAGACTTCGGTAAGCACTTTGAATGATGCGATCCTGGGAGTGCCCACCAGTGCCATCAGGATTAATGGCCAGAGCCTGGTAAGTAGCAGTGATTTCAATGTCACGGACTGCCTGTTCGATGGATTCAATGTGGGCATATATTTGCCTTCTGGACAAAATTTAACAAACACTCTGATAGACAGTTGTACTTTCGAAAATCTTTACCAGGGTGTGTATTTTGCAGGCACAAGCGCGAAAAATGTCACATTGACCAACAGTATAATGGATCTGGTATATGACAGCGGATGTTACATCACCAATGCTACCAATTTCCTCAGTATGGGTAACTATTATCGCGATGTAGCCAATGATCTCAGAGGATATACTCTGCCAGCCAGCGTGATAATCTATTTCGACAGCACTGCTGTTGGTTGCGGTAGTATCGCAGATCAATTCGACAGGACCGACACCTATAATCTCACAGTGCATCGTGTATCCGAAACCGCTAGCAGCGTTGAATGGAACCTATCCACGGGCCTACGCCTGGGTGCTTTCCAACAAAATATGGGCAAGAGTGTCACCCTTGCAGCCAGCACCACAGCAGCACTGGGTGTCAATTTCGATGATTGGGATCAGAGCACAGGATTCGAATTCATCTATACCATCGTGAGAAATAGCCAGGTGAGAACAGGCAGGACCACTTTCACCAAAGTGCTCAACGGTGCCTTTGCTATCGATGATGACAGTACCCAGACAGGAGATGTGGGTGTGACATTTACCTACAGCAGCAGCGACATTCAATATATAAGTGATACCAACGGAACTGGCACTCTCAACTATGCAATCAGATACTTGGAAATGGTTTAACGGACGTACTGAAGATCGAATCCTTAATTGGCGAAATTATAGAAAAAATCTGCAACCTGATTATGTCAGTCAGGTTGCCGCCGATTGGGCCCAGTGCCCACTGGAACATCGTTATCTCAATTTGGATGATCCCACGGACTGGCCAGATGCCTGGTCACTGATAGGTGCAGGTCATTATTGCGATTGCGCTCGTGCGCTGGGAATGTTCTATACCTTATACTACAGCGATTATAGACATCGTGACACGATGGTGTTACAATGCTACAAAGATAGAAAAAATCACCAATACCTTAATTTAGTCAACTGTGAGAGTGGGAAATATATGCTTAATTACCAATTGGGTGCCGTGGTAAATATCTCCACTATCGGCCCTGAAGTCGATCTAATAAACACAGTAACTATTGACCACCTACCAGTTTGAAAAAGGACCAGATAATGATTGCCAGCCGCGGTATCAATGTAACAAAGCGTGACGGAAGAAAAGAACTACTAGATCTAGAGAAGTTTCACAGAGTGGTGTTTTGGGCCACGGAGAATTTGCCAGGCGTAAGTGCAAGTGAAGTGGAAATCAAAAGCCAGATCCAACTATACAACAACATCAAGACCACTGAAATCCAGGAAACCCTGATCAAAGCGGCGGCAGATCTGATCAGCGAAGTAGCACCACACTATCAGTATGTGGCAGGTCGTCTGGTCAATTATCACCTGCGTAAGGAAGTGTACAATGATTATCAGCCCTGGCCACTGCTGACGCTGATCAAGAAGAATGTCAAAGAAGGATTCTATGATCCCAGCCTGCTGACAGATTATACCGAAGCGGAATGGGAACAGATCGACAAGTTCGTGGACCACGACCGTGACCAGACCCTGACTTATGTGGCCATGGAGCAACTGCGTGGCAAGTACCTGGTACAGAACCGTGTCACTGGTGAAATCAAAGAAACACCTCAGGTGGCCTATGCGCTGATCGCTGCCACCCTGTTCAGTCGTTATCCCCAAGCTACTCGTATGAAATATGTGCGGGATTACTATGATGCCATCAGCAAGCACGACATCAGTTTGCCCACTCCCATCATGGCAGGTGTCCGTACACCACAACGCCAGTTCAGCAGTTGTGTGCTGATCGAGACAGACGACAGCCTGGACAGCATCAGTGCCACAGCCACCAGTATCGTCAAATATGTGAGCCAGAAAGCTGGCATCGGTATCAATGCTGGACGTATCCGTGCCATCGGTTCAGCCGTGCGTAATGGCGATACCAGCCACACTGGTGTCATTCCTTTCTGGAAACACCTGCAGAGTGCTGTGCGTAGTTGCAGCCAGGGCGGTGTGCGTAATGGTGCTGCCACATTGTATTATCCCATATGGCATCTGGAAGTGGAAGACCTGTTGGTGCTCAAAAATAACAAAGGCACGGAAGACACTCGCATCCGCCATATGGATTATGGTGTGCAGTTCAACAAGCTGATGTATGAGAGATTACTCACAGGTGGCGACATCACTTGCTTCAGTCCACACGAAGTACCTGGTATGTATGAGGCTTTCTTCAACGATCAGGACCGGTTCAAGGAACTTTATGAGCGAGCAGAAAAGAACACCAAGATCCGCAAGAAGACATTCAAAGCAGTGGACCTGTTCAGTATGTTCATGGAAGAACGCAAGAACACCGGTCGCATCTATCTGATGAATGTGGATCACGCCAACACACACAGCAGTTTCCTGGAAAGCACCAGCCCTGTGCGCCAGAGCAACCTGTGCTGTGAAATCACACTGCCCACAAAACCACTGCAACACAGTGCCGACCCTGAAGGTGAGATAAGCCTGTGTACATTATCAGCAATCAACTGGGGCAATGTGAAAGAACCACACGACTTCGCCAAGATGTGTGACCTGGCTGTGCGTGGACTGGACGAACTGTTGGACTACCAGAAGTATCCTGTTATCGCCGCAGAGATCAGCACAATGAATCGTCGTCCACTGGGTATCGGCATCATCAACTTTGCCTACTTCCTGGCCAAGAACGATCTCAAGTATTCGGATCCAGCGGCACTGGCTGTGGTAGACGAATATGCCGAAGCCTGGAGTTATTATCTGATCAAAGCATCAGCCGACCTGGCTCGTGAGAAGGGAGCAGCACCACTCAGCAGCCAGACCAAATATCACACAGGCATCCTGCCTATCGACACTTACAAGAAAGAAGTGGATGAACTGGTGCCTCATACTGAACGCATGGACTGGAACAGCCTGCGTGAACAGCTGAAGGAAACCGGCATCCGCAACAGCACACTGATGGCACTGATGCCTGCTGAAACATCAGCACAGGTGGCCAATGCTACCAATGGTATCGAACCTCCACGCAGTCTTATCAGTATCAAACAGAGCAAGCACGGCGCACTGCGTCAGGTTGTGCCTGAATTTAAAAAGCTGAAAAACAAGTATGAGCTGCTGTGGGATCAGAAAAGCCCAGAAGGTTATCTGAAGCTGTGTGCTGTGTTGCAGAAATACATCGACCAGGCCATCAGTGTCAACACCAGTTATAATCCGCAGCATTATGCGGACGAAAAGATACCAATGAGCGAGATGCTGAAACATCTGCTCATGTGCTACAAATACGGCACAAAGACCCTTTACTACTTCAACACCTATGACGGTCAGGGCGAAATAAACATTGACAAGTTTGTTCCAGATGTAGTAGAATTACCAGATGTCAACGAAGCAGACTGTGAAAGCTGCACCATTTAAGAGGTTATTATGAGCGTTTTTGATACCGAAAATAAAAGTGATCACACTCAGAGTCTGGCATTTTTGGACCCCAATGGTGGCGTGACCATCCAGCGTTACGACACCATGAAGTACAAGCAGTTCGATAAGCTGACAGAGAAGCAACTGGGATTTTTTTGGTTGCCACAGGAAGTGGACACACTACGTGACGCCAAGGACTTCAAGGACCTGACAGAACACGAACAGCATATTTTCACTAGTAACCTGAAACGCCAGATCCTGCTGGATAGTGTACAGGGCCGCGCTCCAATGGTGGCGTTTGGGCCTGTGTGCAGCCTGCCTGAACTGGAGAGCTGGATCACCACCTGGACATTTTCAGAGACCATCCACAGTCGTAGCTACACTCACATTATCCGCAACGTGTATGCAAACCCAAGCAAGGTTTTCGACGAACTCATGGACATCCAGGAGATCGTGGATTGCGCCGGTGACATCAGTCGTTGGTATGACAAACTGATCCACTACAATAACATGATGGCACACGATCCAGAAGCCTACAAAGGCAATGAATATGAGCACAAGAAAGCCCTGTGGCTTTGCTTGATGAGCGTGAACATCCTGGAGGGTGTCAGGTTCTACGTCAGCTTCGCTTGTAGTTGGGCGTTTGCTGAGCTCAAGAAGATGGAAGGCAACGCCAAGATCATCAAGTTCATCGCTCGTGATGAAAATCTGCATCTGGCCAGCACTCAGACATTGCTGAAAATCCTGCCCAAGGACGATCCTGATTATGCCAAGATCGAAGTAGAATGCCGGGATGAAGCTCTTAAATTATTCGATGATGCTGTGCAGCAGGAAAAGGCCTGGGCGCAATATCTGTTCAAAGATGGCAGCATGATCGGTCTCAACTATCAGTTGTTGGCCGAATATGTGGAATTCATCGCCAACAAGCGTATGCAGGCAGTGGGCCTGGGTCAGCCATATGCCACAAAAAGTAATCCACTGCCTTGGACGCAGAAATGGATCGCTGGATCTGATGTTCAGGTCGCGCCACAGGAGACCGAAATAAGCAGTTATGTCCAGGGTGGCACAGTGCAAGACGTGGACAATAATACATTCGCAGGATTCAAATTATAAGGAGATGACAATGTACGACAATTACACAGATAGTGTACAATCATACGATCAAGGATTACGTCGTTATTTGATCGGTGTTTTTAATTATATGACAGCAGCACTGGCCATCAGTGGTGCCATCGCTTTCATCGTGGGAACCACACCAGCATTGATCGCTGCCATATGGGGCACACCGGTGGCTTGGGTGGTTATGCTGGCACCACTGGGTATGGCGTTTTTCATGGGGTTCAAAGCCAATAGCATGAGCTTAGACACAGCGAAGATCTGCCTGTTTGTGTTCAGTGCCCTGATGGGACTCAGCCTCAGCAGTATTTTTGTGGCTTATACCATGGCCAGCATTGCCCAGGTGTTCTTCATCACAGCCGCTACATTCGGCACCACCGCATTGTGGGGCTATACAACCAAACGCGATCTTAGTAATATGGGCAGTTTTTTGATGATGGGCCTTTTCGGGATCATCATCGCTGGATTGGTTAACATCTTCCTGCAGAGCAGTGCATTACAGATGATCTGCTCGGCGCTGGGTGTTATCATCTTCACAGGTTTGACTGCCTGGGATATGCAACAGATCAAGCAGACATATTATGATCTGTGGGGAGACGAGCGTGAAAAAGCTGGTGTATTTGGTGCATTGAATCTTTATCTGGATTTTGTAAACATCTTTACTAGCTTGCTACAGCTTATGGGGGACCGCAAGTGATAATAGTATATACCAAAGATTTTTGTCCCTATTGTGACGGCGCAAAAGCATATCTCAAAAAGCTAGGCGAACAGTACGAAGAAGTCAACATCACCAAGAACCCTGATCTCAGGGAATGGTTGACAGCTCAAGGTCACAAAACGGTACCACAGCTATACTATAACGATAAATTACTGGTAGAGGGTGGCTATACTGGACTGACCCAGTTGCATCCCTCAGATATCCAGGAAAATAAACGTGTTATTAACGAAAACAAGTTATGAAGCCAACGATGTAGTCACTCTCAAAACCACTGCTGGCGAGGAAGTAGTCGCCAGGATCGCAGAAGAAACCGATACTTACTATAGACTAACCAAACCGCACGTACTGATCAATACGCCACAAGGCGGTTTTGGTCTAGCACCTGCGGTTTTTAGCATGGGCCCCAACGCTGCTTCTGTGGTGTTAAATAAACACGCAGTGGCCTTTCACGGTCCTACAGAATCAGAGTTGGCTAATCAATACCTGGCTAAAACCACAGGGTTGACTATTGCCAAAGCTCTATAACAGGAGATAAAAATGGCAGGATTTTTTCCCAGTGTATTGGGTAGTTTTAATACCGCACGTGGTAAACAATTTATGGGTGCTTTGGATACTATCTTTAACGGTAAACCAGCTGGCCGCAAGGGCGATATGGTTACACCGCATCCATCTGGCAAGAAAAGAAAACATCCTCCCAATCCTATCGTTTTGAATTGCAGCCATTCGGTCATAATCAATGGCAGACCAGCAGCTTATCTAGGCAATCACGATATCTGCAAACACAAAATGATACCAGTAAAAGCCCAGGTGATCATAGGACCCTAATGCCTTATACAGCCAACCTGAGTCCCAATGGCACTGTCACTTGTAGTAAAACAAGCAATGTGGTCACTGGATCCAACACCAAATTTGTCAACAACTTCAGCAGAGGCAGCTATATTGCCAACAGCACTGGGGTGTTTGTGGGCTATGTCAGTTATGTCAGCAACAACAACAGCATGGTTTTAACCGCTAATGCCAATGTTGCCATAACTGGCAGCAGCTACCGTGCTATCCAGTTCTATCCCAACTTGGTATACAACTACAACAGCGTGGGCAACATCACCACCTACGGCACCAATGCCACTGTATCAGGATACAACACTTATTTCATAGCAAATATCAAGACAGGACAGGACTTGTATATTCCCAACATCAGTGTGACCACTAGCGTGGCTAATATCTTCCTGGGCCGTGTGGGAATGATAGTAAGCAACACACAACTATACCTGGAAAAACCCAGTGTGAGTGTTGTAAGTAATGTCAGCTATTGGATCGTGGACAATTACGACAAACAAAGATCTTTGCAAAGCAATGATGCGAATGTCAGCGGCGCTATACATACTTTTAATAAACCCCTTTATGATTTTACCACTAGTGGATTATTGAGCGGTGCTGATATGGTACATAATTATCATCCACCTATGCAAGACCCCATCACTGGTATATTTGTTCATCTACCAGCTACTATAGCTAATAACAGTGCCATAAGTGGCAACCTCACAACCACATATAATCACGGCCAAGGAATAGCTGGCAGCGATGCCGGCGGTACACATCTAAGAGATTTCGAGAGCGATACCAGGGTATTCGGCAGCGATATTTCTTACGTACACGACAGTTTACATATGAGCCAGCAACTACAAGAGTTGGCCCAAAGTGCACCTGAAAATTTCCAGCAAGGTTTGAAGAATCTTAAACCATACACCAATCACGACCATATAGCAAGACTGATGGGCGCATCTATTCCCAGCGTGGCAGATGACCAGCAAACACTCAAAGGATATTTCAGCAAGAGCGGCAGTGCTGATATATTAGCTCAGACCAGCGTGGTAAACATAGGTGCCTCACAAGATCCCAAATTACGGGTACCGGCTCCTGGTTTGAAACATATGCGTAGCACTGGAGCACCCATAGCCATACCTGGTGTGCTAAACGTTGTCAGCGATACTTTCGAGCCAGCCACCGCCCAATTCAGCCCACCGGTGTTTTATCCCAGCAGTGTCAATATCATGGAATTGGCAAACTTGGGCGTCAAAGGATCGGCTCTGACCAATCTCTACGCCAGCATATCAGGAACTAGTACATAATGGCAACACTACAAGGACCAGGCCTGGTACAGGCTATGAAAGTTATCAATAGTACCGAAGGTGCTATCCCTAGAAGTGGTCAATTATTGAGTGCTCACGCTGATACCAATGTACGTGACGGCAGTTTCAGCGCCTGGCGTGTGGGAGGCACCAGCCAGTATATAGATCCCAACACAGGACGATTGACCACTGTCACGCCAGACACCAAGATAGATCAACCTACAGCACTGGCTACACTGCAATACCAAGCCAGCGATCAGTACTATCAGAACATTTATAAAGCAAGCGGTGGTGCCATCGAGAACGCCAGTCCCAATGCCCAGGCTATCGGTGTGGCAATGAGTTACGCCTGTGGTAATTGCCAAGCGGTGCAAAAATATGGCGAACTGGTGAAAAATGGTGCAAGTGATGCAGAATTAGCCCAGTATGTGAGTGGTTTGCAAGGGTTTACCAACAACAGCAAAACCACCTGGGCAGATCAATTAAACAGCAATGGCGGTGACAGTGCTAAAGTGGCTGGTACAGGTACAAACAGCCTCATTGATCAAAACATAGATCCCAATGCCAAACCACCTGCTGGTGCAGCAGGAGGTCCTCCTGGTATGCCCGGCGCACCAGGCGCGGGAGGTGCTGGCTGTGCCAGCAGCGGGATGAATCCCGCCAGTCTCATGAGCGCAGCTGGATTACAGAACGCACTGGGAATGGCAACCAATGGACTGACCAGCCAGTTGACCAATGCGCTGGGAGCAGCTGGGATCACAGGTGTGGCTGGCGATATGATGAAGGGTGCCTTGCAGGGCGGCATCAGCGGCATAATGAGCGGGCAGGGCCTGGGTGGATTCGCTCAGGGAGCATTGGGCAGTGCTATGAGCAGCATCACTGGCCCCATAATGCAACAGATAAGCCAACTGGGCGGTAGCATACTACCCAGCCTCACAGGAGTGTTGCCACCACAGCTGGCTGGCATCGCAAATGGTGCTATCAATGGAGCACTGGGACAACTGATGGCGCCCCTCAATGCAATAATGCAAAATCCCATGAATCTGCCCAACGTGATGCAGCAGTTCGCGGCCAATGGTGGACTCCAGGGTATGATCAAGAACGTGGCCAATAATATGGTGGGGGGTGCAGTGGGCGGCGGCCTCAATGCAATGATGAACAATCTGGGCGTATCCAACGCTTATAGCGGCATAGCCAATCAGATGGTGGGCGCAGCTAGTGAAGCCAGTGCGGCAAAATTCGGTACCCAAGGTCCTGGTGCGTTGGGGGCCAATTTCCGCAATATGAATGATGTGCTAAGTTATGGAGTGACCAGTCTAACCAGGAATCTTGCTGGCGCCAGCACTGATATGCTGAATATGGGCACATTCAGCACCAGTAATCCCACCAGGCTTATGCAACCTGGCAACGTGGCCAATCAGATACTCAATGCTGGTCTGGGAACCAAGACAGGTCTCACTACCAAATTGGTCACAGCTGGTGTGCCTCTGGCAGGCGTGGATGATCCCAGGTACGACAAGAGTGTGCAGAATGTGCTGACACAGATCAGCGATCCCACAGCAGTGGCTAGTGTCAGCAGCCATTTCAATGTGAGCACACCTGTTACACATCTGGGACAGCTGACAGATTACAAGACCATGATGCCCAATATGAGCCAGAGCAGTCCGCACAATAACTTCAAAGAACTGGGCGAACACTTCATGAGCCTGGGCATCACCAGAGCTGAAAATTTCCAACAGGTGGGTATGGTGTTGAGCAAAGTGGATCCTGGCCTGGATCTGAACCACGTGAGCCAGATGAGCACGCCATACTATCAGCCTGCCGTAGACGAGATACAGAGCACATATGGTTTCGGTGGCGGTACCATAGGCGAAATAACTATGGCAGATTTCATGGGTACTTGTGCTGGTTATGTGCATAACGACACTCTGCCACATATCATCGCGGCCAATGATGCGGTGATGGCCACCACTGATGGGCAGGAACTTCAACGCAGATTGAATATCATGCACAACATAATAAACGGTCTCTATAATGTACCTGCTCCTGACGGAACAAGTGTATCAGGTGGAGGCACACCTCCAGCTGGCAGCACTAATGTGGACACTATCGTTATCACACCTAAAGTGAGTGTGCCCTGGGCTGGTGCTCCCACTAATAAACTGACAAAAGTGGTGAACGCAGCGGATGTCAGCAACAGTTTGACAGGAGGTTTGACAGGTACACTGCCAACCAAAACTATAACCAATCCCATCACTGGAGATACCAGCACCAGCACTCAATATCTGAGCAATGTCACAGATGCTGATGGCAATGCAGTGCCGCTGGGTGCAACTGGTCTGCCAGTGATCCACGATTTCGGCACCACCCCTTATGATGGTATAGTTTATACCAGTCTGGACGCTTGTCTTACAGATTTCATCCCTTATGTGGAAGCACAGCTGACTGTGATAAAAAACACGACTGATCCCACATTGAAAAAACTGCTTGCTGCCAGCGAAGCAGCGCATTTGGCCAGTTGTGCTCAGTTGCTTAAAGAAAACCATATGAGCAAGACTTTCGGTATAGATCATTTCAACACAGATGGACTGGATCAGAACCCCACCAACGCATTCGTGTTCGCAAGCCAGCTGCCCTATCACGGAATGAATATGGGTTATGGAGAAATGGGACATTTCCTCGAACGAGTTGCCACCGATGACATCTGGGGAGACAGCATAAAAGCAGCTATGCGTCAGGGTAAAAACAAAGAATTATTGACAGAGCTGGGTATAGACACAGGTCGATTCGATCTGCCCAGGAGCAAATATTACAATGATCCCTATGGTTTCGCCCAGACTGTTTACAATGGCGAAATGCCCATAGTGCCTGATGTGTTGTTGGATCCTCCTGCACCACAAAATCCAGATGACATCTATATACAGTTGAGAAATACAGCATTGATCAACAGCGGAAACGATCCTGCTCATATGTTGCCTGCACAGGCCGACGAAGCATATTACGACATACAATGGGCCAACACCAGCGAGCAGGTAAAGAAAACCATAGGTATGGATGTGTTGAGCCAAGTTGTAGGCCGTAATACACTGGTCATCGGTAACAAGTGCTATGTGGTGGGACTGAACCGTAGCCAGAACCTGTTTGCCACCATAGACGAAAAAGGGTTATTACTGACCAATAATGAGATGTTCGTGGGCACGATGCTGAGCCTGTGTAATAAAATCCTATACGGCAGCATCGGTACAACCAAATATGATAATCCCTTCCTGACAGATCAGATGGTATATGGTATGTTGGAGATGCTCAGCCAAGTGACACCATCCAATGTGGATGCATTGGGCACCACATTGTTGGGAAGCCAGGTGTTGGCTCCTTTGCTGGACAAGATACGTAACCAATTCCAGGCCATACTCAAAACAATGAAAACTGGAATGGACAGAAACGAAACAACTGGTTGGGGCGGTTCAGGGCCCGACGGTCAATTTGATGTATCGCCCAGAAATAGTTGACATACTACACATTTAATGCTATAAATAATATGCTTATGTCGTTGAGGCGAAGTGGAATAAACTCACTGGACCCGGAGGGCAGTACTCCGGCGCCTCCACCATAGATACACTGGATAGCACACCACTAACTGATAGGTGACTGGCCGGCACTGTTTCGAGTCAGTGTATCTTTGATGGGGGCGAAATAGGATCGACAGGTGTGATAAAGACCAGCTGAGACAGAAAGCAAAATGACAAATGCAAACGATAACTTTGCTACTCAGGAGTTCGCTCTAGCAGCGTAACCACCAGGGGTATGGCTCCACCCGGCAACAGAACGGGCCACTAAATACCAGTACAACCAGCTTGCGTAAGCGGCTGATACGCAGTTAAAACAATTCCTGGTCTACCAGGTAGGGCTACATCAGACAGCCTCGTGACACAACAGTCTGAACAACAGTGTCAGCACACTCGGCCTTGTGCGCCTAACTTGCTAGATTTTCCATTAATCGCTGACCCTATATATTCCCAGGACAACTGTCTGCGGAATACCAAAGGAGGTAATATGATTAGATTTTACATTGCTGTGATAACCTTAATCATCGGCTTAAACACAGCACAGGCAGAATGGTTTAGTTGGACCGCGCCCAAACCCGATGCAAAACAACTGCAATGTATGGCCACAGCCATATATTTTGAAGCAGGTAATGAATCGGATATTGGCCGCATTGCTGTGGGCAAAGTTATTATGAACAGGGTTAACAGCGGTCGTTATGGCAATACCATCTGCAATGTTGTGTACCAACGCTGGCAGGGCCGTTGTCAATTCACATTCGCCTGCGATAAAACCCTGATAATCACACGCCAAGAGCAATATGAGCGCAGTTTGGCCAGTGCAGAACTAGTTATGCTGGGCTTTCATACTGATGTCAGCAACAGTGCTGAATTTTTCAACAATCGTCCGTTTCGCGATCCCAGACTGGTAAAAACGGCGCAGATAGGCGGCCATTATTTTTATAGGCGCATATAATCACAGCTATATAATTGATCCAAGTGGAGATCAAATATGGATATCATCAATAAAATAGACGGCGCAAGTTTTACACTAGCTGTCATTGCCACCAGCACTGTCTGGTACTTTATACTAAAGATTTATGCCTGGTATATTAAAAAGGAAATGCGTAACGACATGGTCAGTGATCTGCCAGTTAGCATGGAAGATATAGAACACAGCCGCAATCTGGAACGTGCTGTATATGACGTGGAACTTCGTCGTCGTGATCTAAAGATCGCTGAACAAAAGTTGGCAGTTGCAGAAGCTGATGCTAAAGTGGAAAACAGTCTTAGCAGAATCGACGAACTCAATCACAAGATCGAGTCAGACAAGATTGAGGTAGCAGGCAAGAAAGCCCGTAAAAGCTACGCTGAAGTGGGTTCAGACCTTAAAGTAGCATAAAAGATGTTGCGGTGCCTGATAAATATGTCAGGCACTCAACAACATTCATTTTTAATCAACGATTCAATCTAAAGTAAAAGAAAAACTCGACAAAATCAATTATTTTGGAGAGAATTGTGATTAAGAATCTAATCAAAGCCTGTGCTTTGATTGCTGGCTTATTTGTAGCCGGAGAAGCATCAGCACAGCAAGTTTACAACAGTATAGCCACAGCTTATGTGACTACTACCATCAGCCAGTTCGTGGTGTTCGACAGCACTATGCAACAGGGTGGTACTTTCGACTTTAGTGTCCTGGCACATAACGGTGGCGGCCGTGCAGGACAATCAGACACTGCTAACGTAAAGATCGAGTTCTTCACCAGTGGTAATGCACTGGTTACCAGTGCTAACACCAGCTTCAGCAACAACTTGCCTAACCCTAATGCACTGGGCGGCAATCCGCAGATCGATCCCGCTGTGCCCTGGACCACACTGGCCATCAGCAAGACATTGACTCAAGCACAGGCAGCGACGGTGGCCTATGCCAAGGTCAGCATGTATGGTATCGACGGTTCATATTGGGCAGGAGATTACGGTCCTTGGTATCGTGCGCCCACACTGACAGTGAACGGTGCTGGCAACAACAGGCTGTACAATCCAGAGTTTGGTCCTTACAATGGCATCACGGCACAGGGTTGGACAAGCAGCCCAGGCTTTGGTGCTTGTCAGGGTGCTTGGGGCGGTAGCAATGCCTGTATCGTCAACAGCAGCGGTACACCAGGACAGAGCACAGTAGGTCTGGTAGCCAACCAGAACGGTGGCGGACCAAGTGCAACTGGTGGTACAACTAGCGGAACTGCTGGTGGTTATAACAGCACAATGAGCACAAACAATCCCAACGGTGCTCCTGCTGCTACAACCAGCACTAATCCCACAGGTACAACTACTACCTTTACATTAGGACAGCCTACAGATGGTACCATCACAAACAACGGTACGATTAACGTCACAGGTGCTAACAGCAATGGTATCAATAGTACAAATGCTGGCACAACCACTATCACTAATGCTGGAACTATCACTACAGACAACGGCACTGGCATCAATGCTCAGCAGGGTACTAATACTACTAGCAACATCACAGTGACAAACAGCGGCGATATCACTGCTAACACTAGCGGTAACACACTGCTGGGCAATGGCTATTCAGCACACGGCATCGTAACTAGTTTCAATGGCACCGGCAGCACAGGCACAGCGACAGTTAATAACACAGCAACTGGTACTATCGCAGTTACTAATGGCGACGGTGTTGTTATGATGGGATATGGTAATACAGTACTAAACAACGACGGTAGCATCACTAGCACACCAACTGGCACTAATAGTATGCCAGCAGTACTTATGGGCAATAATGCTACGATTAATAACAATGGCAGCATCACTGGCGATGTTGGTGTAGACTTTATCAACACCACAGCAGGCAGCACTATCAACAATAATGCTACAGGCACTATCACTGGCAACAGCGGTATAGCCATAATCAATCTAGGTACAAACACTGGAGCGATTATCAACAATGCCGGAACTATCACTGGTGATGTCCAGTTATCAACTAATGGTGTGCTTAATCAACTAGGAACTGGTTCAGTTGCTGGTGCAGTTCGCACAACTGACAGCACCGCAGTGGTAAACATTGGAACTAATGCTACCACAGCAACAACTACACTTGCTGGCAACTTAGGCGATCCTGCTAACACAGGTGCACCCTCAGGCACATATGGCAACTTCCCAAGAGCGTTTACTTTCCAACCATTATCGGCAGTGAACATCAACACAGGCAGCACATTAACTGACAACCTGGGCGTTGGTATCAATGCCGTAACTGTTACTAACAATGGAACACTTGCGATTGGTGCGGGTGCTAACACTGTGGTAAACGGTGATATGACCAGCAATGGCAATATCACTACTTGGTTCAATGGTGTTGCTTATGGTCAATTGACTGTAAATGGTATGTTGACATTGGGAACAAATGCCACATATACTCCACAGATAGTGGGTAACACATCGACTAATGTAGTACTGAACAGTCCTTATGTGAATGTGATCAATGCCAGCGGCAGTATCACTGGTGCGTTTGTCACAACAAGCGGTACAGTAGCTGGTGTGAACTGGACACTTACACAGAACAATAATCTAGTAAGTGTCGAATGGAGACCAAGTGTTTATATAACAGGAACTGCTCCAGGTAATCCAGTTGTAACAACAACATCAACAAATGGTACAACAGTTACAACCACTACCAGCACACCAGGTACTCCTGTGCAGGTTGCTAATATCACAACTGGGACACCAACCATCACTACAGGATCAGCATTTGCTGGACAGCGACAGGGCAGCAATCTAGTAGTAACTAGAACTGTTACTATAACAACCAGCACACCGTTCAGCACAGTGATCACTACAACTACTCCAATAACTACCGTTGTTACAAATACTACTCCAGTGACAACTGTAACTGATACTACCCCTACTACTGTAACAACCTACAGCGATGGGTCAACTGTCACTAGCAATGGTTCAACTACACAGTCAACTAGTACAAGTAATAGTGTGGCTAGCACGACTACTATCAGTAACCAAGTATCAACCAACACTGTGACTGGTACACAGGTAGTGGCTAATCCATATGTTACTACACGTACAGCCAATGTGGGTGCTATGTCAGATGTGATGAAAGCCAACAGAACCAATCCGTTCATCGTTGATGCTCTCAGCACAAAAGACGGTGCTTGGATCACTCCCAGCTTTGATCGTACTACTACAACTGGTCGCATGAACAGCAAGAATTTTTCAGGTGGCTGGCAACAGACTGCGGAGAACAACACTACTGGTTTTGCTTTCCGTGCTAGCAACAGTGAGAGTGCTGGATTTGTCAACACTCGCACAAGCGGCGACACCTATGCTGGTGCTATCTATCTTCTATCCAAGCAAGACTATGTTTGGATCAAAGGCACATTGGGCATGAGCAAGGGTGTTTACACCACACAGACCAGTCTACAAGACATAGGTTTCGGTGGTGTAAGCAAAGCAGCACAGACCAACACTTATGGTGATCTAACTGTTTATGCAGCTGATACACTGTGGGGATTCCGTCCACTGGCTGGTGTAACAGTTGTCCGCAGCAGTGTGTCAAATGCCTGGGACAGTAATGCTCTGTTAGCAACTGCACCAGCAGCCAAGACCACTATCCAAGCCAATCCCTATGTAGGTTTGAGATATGAGTTCAACGACAATGTTGCTGTTGAAGCTCGTAGCACACAGACCAAGGACTTTGGTAATGTCAAGAGTATCAAAGCCACTGTCAAGGAGAAGCTGACTGATGACATCAGCGTGAATGCCAGCATCAGTTATGCAAGAGGCAACCACTATACCAACACAACTGGTATGATAGGTCTAGACTGGCGCTTCTGATAAATTTCCCCTGTATTTTAACTGATACAGGGGATTTTTCTGCCTTGAAATCATTGGAGAATTTTTCTGGAAAATAGTGGTTGACACCATCAGATCACGTGCTATATTGGGGTATAAGTTGAAGCAAAGGAGCACACTATGATTTGGGTAGCATACAACCACAATGGTCGTGAAATTTGCCGCAACGCTGATCTGGGTAACCTGATGGAAGAAGTGATGTTCTACGAAGAAGTTACTGGAAATAAATGCACCGTTCAGCAAATTAATGGTTGACACCTGATAAAGCCGTGTTATATTGAGTTATAAGTTGATGATGGAGATGCACATGTTGAATACGCAAGCTGTTGTTACTGAAATGACCATTGCCGCTCAATACGCTGCCAAACAACGGGCAGACGAGCGTTATGAAGGTCGTGATGGTGGTGCATGTGGCTTTGCCTGGGTGGAAGTTTACCCAGCAAACAAGGGCAATACCAAATTGGGCAAGGCTGAACGGGCCCAGCTCAAGGAGATGGGTTTTAGGCCTGGCTTTGGTGGTCCTGCTTATCAGATCTGGGACCCAGCCAAGTGGCCCGGACAGAGCATCGACTGCAAGGAAGCTGGTGCTGTGGCTGCTGCCGCAGTGCTGAAGAAATACGGCTTCAAGGCTTATGCCGCCAGCCGTTTGGACTGAAAAAAAGTGTTGACACGGTCTTAGACCGTGTTAATATGATAATGTAATTTGGACTTGAACTTTTAACCCTCAACTCTACGGAGATCTACAATGAAGACTTTTACATACGCTGGTACTGCTCGTGAAACCGATGGTTCTGTTGTTTTCCGCGCCACCAACCGCGCCGATTATGCCAAGATCTTGGCTCGTGAAGGCAAGACTGACATCGACATCCAGGTGTTGCCGCAGCCAATGACCAAGCAAGATGCCGCAGTTTACATCGGTAATGCAACCAAGCAGGCCACGATGCGCGAGAAGTTCTTGTCGCAGAATACCCGGGCCCAGGTCACTGCTGAAGCAGTTGCCCAGAAGGTCGAACAGGCTGCTTGATACAGCTTGATGATTGTGGTCTCCCGCAGATTGATCTGCGGGAGATCTTTCTTTTTGTGGTTGACAGATGGTCTTTGTGTGCTATATTGAATATATAGAGCCCAGGAGCGAGTGATGAAACAGCGTAGCATACAGGCAAAAGCATTGGCGGATCGCAAGTATCGCCAGCGCATCGTCGTTGCTCGCAAGGGTGCTGGCAGCTACAACCGCAAACGAGTTAACAAGGAGCATACAGATGTACGTCAAGGTTCGTGATCCCAAGTGGCCCAAGCGTCATCTATATGCTCGTGGGGTGGTGCGTGAGTTTCATGAGTACCGCGGAGAGCGTGTGCCTGCTCCCAAGTGGGCTGAGCCTGGTGCAGTGTGCATTGTGGACCACAAGGGCCTGCACATCATTCCAGCGGAATGGATCGAAGAGTGCAGTGAAGATTACACCGTGCCACCCATTGCCGTGAGCCAGCGTGTACACATCGTCACAGGCAGCAAAGGCAGCACCTACAGTGTGACCATAGACGGCAAACAACGCTCCTGCACTTGCCCAGGTTATGGCTTCCGCCGGGACTGCAAACATATCAGACAGGTTTTGGAAAATGCAGCTTAAAGGTATGATCATCCGTGATGCAGAGGTAGATGAAGACAGCATCACCTTGAAGTTTGACTTTGGCAAGTTGACATTGCGTGACAACGGTCAGTGCTGCTGCGAAAATCGTTACATGAGCACAGACGATGATGTGCGACAGCTGATTGGTAGCAGATTCATGTGCTACGAAGTCAAGGACGGTCCTGATGTGAGCGACGAAAATGGTTATGATGTACACGACACACAGTTCTTGGAAATCCAGACTGACTCAGGTTTCATCACACTGGTAAACCACAACGAGCACAACGGCTATTATGGTGGATTTAGCATCGAGGAAGTATGGTATGCAGATAGGTAATTACAAGGTTACTAAACTAGACCGCAGGTACAACGGCTGCGAAAATTTCAAATTCATGGTAGAGCCTTTCATCAAGTTCACTGCCCAAGCAAATAACACCAAAGCAGAGCTATTCAGTGATATGCGTGTCTGGTGTTGGCAGCAATGGGGGCCAGCTTGTGAATTACATCTGAGGAGAAACTTGCCCAACGTCTGGTGCTGGGAGAGCGAATACGGCAAAATGCGTATATATGTAAGAGACGACCTAGAACTTGCACTGATCACTATGGCGTTTGCAGGTGGGTGATGGCTAACAATTTCCAAAATCTGCTGAATGCTCAGGACAGGACAGGACCTGTGCCTGAGACTCATGCTGCTTTGCAGCTGGATAGTTTCATCATCAAACGTGAGTCTGACACTCCTCTCACAGATCTTCGCGAGGAATGGAACAAGATAGAAAATCTGGAACGCATCAGCTGGATAGAGGATCAGGGTTGGGAATATGAGATATTCCTAAAAAATTATCTGGACATCAATTGCGAAGAATATGTTGTAAAAATGTTTGTTATGTTGTCCAAGGAAGCCGCGACTGCTTATTCATTGAGGTGGCAAATTTGAAGTTCAAATTCCTCATGGTAGAGATGACAGAACAGGAATGGCAACCCATAAGGCAGGACTTGATTGCTGAACATGGCATCAGCATATTCCTCAGCTGGCGTATGCAAAAAGAATTGGGCTGTGTCAGACGCTTTGGATTTGATAACTCAGCTGAATATCCCCGTGACAGGATATATCTTGACTTCTTCGATGAAATGTCGTATATGTCATTCGTAATGAGGTATTCATGACTGTTCGTATCTGTTTCATAGAATGGGGTATCAATCCAGATGGGGTAACGTATGCCCGCGACTATGCACAAGTGTGGAAAAACTTCGTGGAGTCTGACGATCAGTATCTGTATGGCAATGAGATATTGAATAAAGAATACAATGCTCGCATCGTTAGAAACGACATCGTATTCGCCACAGAAGAAGATGCCGTGAGATTCATACTGAGATGGTCATGAATGATTGGGACGGTTGGACACCGGTGGACATACGACATCTGTTGCCTCAGAGACGTCGTTGTCCAGAGACTTTCTCAGAGTTATTATATATCGGCGATGAAGATGTGACCCAATGGCTGCGACTAATGCAGATACAATGGGCCTATATATTAGATCACGCAACAATGAGCCCTATGCCTATACTGATGTTCAAGCACAAGGAAGATGCCACGCTGTTTGTAATGAGGTGGTTGTGACTCGTCGTATACGATGGGCGACTGTGGACGGCAATCCACTGTGGTTGCGCGGCATACGCTGTCGTAACCCTGCGCCCAAGAGCTTCACGCAGGCTATGGAACCTGAACGCAACGCCCTCCTTGACGAGATGAGACTGATCCTTGATCAGTCGGTAGAGCAGGGTATGCGGGTCAGCTGGATAGGGCAGGGTATAATAGCTTTTGACAGCGAGGAAGATCTGACATTATTTGTATTGAGGTGGTCATGAACAATAATCTGGAACGTGAACTGTACGATAGCAAATATATTAGGGAAAAAGCTGCTGGTAATGACTTGTATTGTCATAACCTCTATGCTGCATTATGCAATAATGAATTCCAGAAACTGGCGGTGGAACCCGTGTTGGCTGATGAACGATGGAGTTGCAGCTGGCGTTATGCTGGAGGCATAGCAAGCAGGTTATTCAACAATATGGCCTCTGAAGATTATCTGGAATTCTATTGTGCAGGTATGGGGATTGATGAATATAACAACACCAGGGCAGGCGAAGGCACGGTTATTGACGAGATAAAAGCAGATCTATTAAGTATAGGATGGATAGTGGTAGCAGATAATGAAGTGCCTGGCGTTTAAAGGGCTGGTGGCCAAATTCGATCCTGTGGGCAAGATAGGTCTTTGCTGCAATGATCCTGTACAACAAGATAGACCAGATCAGACGTTTGTCGACAGCCGGCAGCGTATGCACTATGTGCAACAGCAAAATTACACGGGATTCGATTTTTGTGACATCTGCCATCACACGGAAGCAGCAGGGGATATCAGCACCAGGCTGGGCCTGAGCCAGACACCCAACCATTACAGCCTGACCATAAACGTGGGCAACCAGTGCAATCTCAGGTGCCTGATGTGCAGGCCCGAATATAGCAGCCTGTTGAGTGAGGATATCAGCCAGCTGCCTGAACATCTTAAAAGCTACTACAAGATAAAGAAACTAAAAAGTTTCAGCATACACATCAGCCAACGCGAGCGCATACAACGCTTCATCCATACCATAGATATGCCCCTGAACATCAACATCCAGGGGGGCGAGCCACTGTATGATGATGATATCGTGGAGTGGTTGCAGCAGCTATTGCTGGATCATCAGATAGACACAATGAACCTGAGTACCAATCTTACCTACAATACCAGGAAAACCAAAAAATTCATAGAGCATCCTGCCGTGAGGATCAATGCCAGCATAGATGGTTTCGCAGACAGCTACGAATGGACCAGATGGAATGCCAGCTGGCACAGGATAACTGATAATTTACGACAATTCCAATCTATATGCACAAACAGACTCAGTGTGCATACTGTGCTACACGCAGTCAGCATCCTGGGACAGGCTCAACTGGCTGATTATCTCACAGATCTGGGCATCACACAGGAGAGATTCACTCTCACTGATCCGGAATTTTTACAACTCAATGTGTTGCTGCCTGCAGAACGTGAGCGGTTGTCACTGCCACTATTAGATTGCAATCTGCAGAACCGTGTGTTATTCTGGGATTATATGACAAGTCTGGAACGAAGTCGTGGACAACAGATGCCAGAAAGCATCAGTAAATTCTTTGATACAACAGGTAAATAATTTATGTTTTTAAATTATATCGCGCTATTGACTGCGCTCAGCATCAGCGGAGTGGCAGCATACTACAGCATTTACGGTCTCACTGCCATATTCAGCGGTGTGTTCTGGCCCATCGTTATCATGGGAAGTGTGTTGGAAGTGGGCAAGATAGTCACCACGGTGTGGCTACACACCTATTGGGGTCATCTGAAATGGCTGCTCAAAAGCTACATGAGCTTGGCGGTGATAGTGCTGATGTTCATCACCAGTATGGGTATTTTCGGGTTCCTGAGCCGTGCTCACATCGAGGTGACCAGCCAGGCTGGGGGCGGGGATCTACTGGTGCAACAAGTGGACCAGAACATTGCCATAGAACAAAGACGCATCGACGATGCCCGAAAAGTCATGGCACAGATGGACGATGCGGTCGGCAGCCTGCTCAAAGGATCAGGGGCTAATGCTGATCGTGACAACAACCGCACTGCGGCTATGGCAACACAAGCTACCAAATTACGTGACAGCCAGAAGAAAGAGCGCGACAGCCTCAATGCCAGCATAGATGCCAGTAACAATCGCATCACAGAACTCAGCAGACAAAAGCTCAAGCTGAACCAAGAACAACTGAAAATGGAAGCCGAAGTTGGTCCCATCAAGTATATCGCACAGCTGATATACGACGACAATGCCAACAAAGATATGATGGAACGAGCGGTTCGTTGGGTGATCATCGTCATCGTGGCTGTATTCGATCCACTGGCAGTGGCGATGGTATTGGGTGTGACAATGGTCATGAACCGTCGCAAAGAAGATCAAGCTGAACAGCAAGCGCAGGCAGAAGCAGAAGTGCATCAGGATCCTGAAGTGATCCAAAAGATAGTCGAAGTGCCTGTGGAGGTGATCCGAGAAGTCCAGGTGCCTGTGGAAGTCATACGCGAAGTGCTGATAAAAGATGACTCAGAGATACAGCGACTGGAAGAAGAATTAGCAGAAGCCATCGTTAAGTTGGAAGCTCAGCCACCTGTGGTGGATAACACGGACTATGCCACCATCAGTAAGTTGACCACAGCACTGGATCATATGCTGGCAGAGAATGAAAGCAAACAACACACTATCAATCATCTGCAATCACAGTTGCAAGCAGTGCAAGACATCGCCAAGGAACAGGCCGCAGGGGCAGACGCAGAAGATTTCACAGCCAATGCTCACAGCAGCATACTGGGCCCCGAATTCCCAGATACGGGTGAGATAGGCCAGTTGTTCATCAACACCGGCAAACCAGATCTGCTGTACAAATTCAATGGCACCAATTGGATCCAAGTTGACAAAGCCACCAATACCAGTTACACTGACGATGAACACTGGCAGCACTGGCAGATAGGCAGGCTGGGTCGAGGCGAGATCGAACTGGACGAACTGACTGTCACGGAACAAGTGGCCATAGAAGAAAAGCTGGCAAATGGATGAAAGCAGGATAGTAACCGTACCTGATATGGACCTGAGCAATCGTTTCAAGATATTACTAGTGGATTGCGAATGGTCGGATGTGGAACGTTTCAGTCAGATAGTGAAAACCATGCCTGAACCCGTGACCGTTTTCTTGTATGGCAGCAAAGAGACCGACGATGTCTGGTGCATCAATGCAGCCAAACACGCCACTGCCTGCTTGATAAATTGCCGCTTTCAGGGCAATAAAGAAATACTGAAAGGCTATCTGCTGGCACAAGATAATGTGTGGGCCTGGGGAGACAATGCCATAGGCAAAGCCACGCACAGACAGACATTCGATCTTTATTCTTGGCTGGCCGAAAGATATGCTAATTACCAGAAGCACCAAGAGGGAAAAAATGAGCTTTGAAGTAACCGATCTAAAACAGAAGGGCCTGTTCGTGGAAGTCCACAACAACGACGTCAACAAAGCCCTGCGTAAATTGAAGAAACAGATCCAATCCGATGGTATCTTCCAGACGTTGCGCGAACGCGAGCGTTTCGAGACACCCAGCCAGAAGCGCAAGAAGGCCAAAGCACGTGCCCAGAAGCGTTGGCAGAAAAAATTAAAAGAAATGCGTACGGCAGGTATTGCACTTTAATACCTGAATGCATATATAATGTTGGACGGTGCCTTTATGGGCCGTCTGATATTCTTGCTTAACAAAGGAGAAACAAGCAATGACTAATCTATTACAGCAACTTCACGACTTCCACAGAGTTAGCGTAGGTTTCGATGACATCTTTAATCGCCTACACACCACTACCAGTGTAACAAACAGCACAGGTTATCCTCCCTACAACATCATCCAGAACGAAGAAAACATCTTCAGTATAGAAGTGGCAGTGGCCGGCTTCACACAGGAAGATCTGGATGTGACCTTGCACAAGGGATTGCTGACTGTCACAGGTGAGATCAAGACACCCAGTGAAAGCAATTTCCTGTACCGTGGCATCGCCACCCGCAAGTTCGAACGCAGCTGGCAACTGGCCGACAACGTGGAAGTAAAGAGTGCCACAGTAAAGAATGGTATGCTTACTATCGAATTGGAACAGCATATTCCTGAAGAAGACAAACCACAAAAAATATCTATTGCATATATCAATTAATGTGTTATAGTAATATCACAGCGGGTAATTTTGCCCGCTGTGTTAAATAATAGTGATGGATAAGATGAGCACAGACACTGCTACCAAGACCAAACATAAGATCGCAGCCAAGTTGGACATCGTTCCACCACCTAGGTACAACGTGGTTTTCCTCAATGACAATGTCACAAGCATGGATTTTGTCATCGCTGTACTGATGGAACTGTTCGAACACACGCCAGAATCGGCAGCCGATCTCACCATGAAGATCCACGAACAAGGGCAAGCCAGCGTGGCTTTGTTGCCTTTCGAGATCGCAGAAAGCAAGGCAGTGGAAGTGACACTGCTGGCTAGAAACAACAACTTTCCACTGAATGTCAAACTGGAACCCGAAGGTTAAACTTCGATCAGTTTAGGGTAATACACAGGGCTGAGATCGTCTCCTGGCCTGCCACGGGGATTGCAAACATATCGGATACCGTCTATGGTTTCGTCCCATTGTTTGTGTACGTGGCCGAAGCACCAGGCACGGATCTTTTTGTTGGTGTTGTATCTTAGCGCATTGGCCATAAAACTGTTGCCTGCTCTGCCCATATTTGCCTCACTCATACTGGCAGGAATGTAACGGAACTTCTTGAGCGGTGCAGTATGGGTCACGATCACGATGTTATTGATGCGAAAATCCGCATCGAATATCTGTAATTGCTGTACCAGGTAACGATACTCCTCCCTGGCCACGTGTAGATTTTCAGACATCTTGTATTCGTCATTGGTCTGTAACAGCAGTTGTAACCAACAATCCTGTTTGCTCATCTCGGGCTCGCAAAAGTCATAAGTCCACCAACCGTTGCAGCCGATGAAAGCAGTGTCATCCAGAACGATTGCGCTCTTGTGCAGATAGGTGACATTGTCCAGGTTTTTTATACGAGCCGAGAACAGGTCACAGTTGGCCTGTATGTTATTGGCTCCATTATGCTCGTGGTTACCATCCACGAATATCACGTGACGGTAATGTCTAGCCATAATGGCCAGATAGTCGTAGGTGTAATTCCAGTCCTGGCTGATGTCACCAGCAACCACCGCCAGCAGACTGGTGCCCAATCCAGCATAGTCCATACGTTGGTCCACTGGCCACCAGTTTTCGTGTAGATCGCTTAATAAATCAAAATGCATTTTTTCTTGCTTTGTTATAATTAGTTATATATAATGGTACTATGAACATAATTTTTGACAGCGCAGTTGCAGAGCAACTCAAAGAAAAACACACCATCCTGGAACTGGATACTTTGCTACAGCCTGGTATGGAAAAACCTATGGTTTTATATGCCGTGGTTGAAGCCATCAATCTGGCAGAGATCAGCACTTTGCCCTTCTACAAAGGGCTGCATCAGGAGATGATCACTGCTTATAAATCGGGCGAATGGAATCGCGCTATTGAAATTGCCGAGAGTTTACGTGGCCAATTCAGTGGCGAGATAGACGAATTTTATGAAAGAGTAGTTGACTTTTGTACAGAAGCTGCTAAAGTAAATAAGGAATGGGACGGCATCATGTTTGTCGTACCTACAGAAGATAATTAATTATATGCCGGTATGGCCCAATGGTAAGGCAACTGATTTGTAATCAGTAGATTGGGAGTTCGATTCTCTCTACCGGCACCAAAATTTAAAGGCGATTATGGCAAGATTATATCTGGGCGATAGCGGGTGGGTAGAATCACTACGCCGGCGATTCGGTATCGATAAACCACAATGGGCAGGCTTGGGCGAATGGGACGAGATCAATGCTCGCATCCGAAAGGAACATCCTGTAGGTTGGTTCCTCACTGAAACCCTGCCAGATTTTATCGAAGATGTATACAACTTTATTACATCTCCCTATTACAACACTCGTTATTATATCCGCAATCGCTTCTATCGCAAATCACATCAGTTGCGTACCGATTGTCCTGTGGGTGAATACTGGGACACTGATGAGCGAATCCTGACGGCACTGGCAAATGCCATCATCGACTATGTGGAGATCGAGCTGGCATATAAACATATGTGGTGTGGCAGTGATGAGGTAGAGAACGCACAGTGGCGCAACGGTCGTTGTCCTGGACTGGGGCTCAAGTACCTGGAATGGGAGATGGGTCTGGACAGTCCAGAACTGGACGAATACAATCGCGCTGACACCCAAGCTAACAGTGCCAGAGAAGTCAAGCTGGTCTATGACTGGGCTAAGTCACGCCCTACCAGACCTGATCCACATGAAGCAAGCGGATGGACCGCGTACTGTGCGAAATATCCTTATAGCTGGAAGCAGAAGGCAGAGGATGTCACACCTGAACAGATTGCAGAATCTGATACAGCATTCACTAAACTTCGTGAGATCGAAGAGCAGTATGAAAAACAAGATCAAGAAATGCTGATCCGTATCATTACAGTACGCAAAAGCCTCTGGACATGAAATTACTCGCATCACTGCTATTATTGCTGCTCACAGCCTGTACCCACACGGTTCCTGATCAGCCCCGGCATCCTGCTCGCGGCCAAGTGGCCGCCAGCCAATGGATGAAAGATCGCAACAGCACTGCTAACATCTCGGACAGGGCGGCAGCACTTGTCAGGATCTTTAAACAAGAGAATCAATTGGAATTGTGGCGGCACAAAGGCGATCGTTTCGTGTTGGTTGCCACGTTCGAGATCTGCAAATACAGTGGCGGTCCAGGACCCAAGAAACGCGAAGGTGATCGGCAGGCGCCTGAAGGTTTTTATGAGATCAATATCAGCAGTCTCAATCCACACAGCAGGGAATGGCTCAGCATTAACACTGGTTTTCCCAATGCCTATGACCGCAGCAAAGGCTATACTGGGTCGGCACTGATGATCCACGGTGGTTGCAGTAGCATAGGTTGTTATGCCATCAAAGATGGTCCTATGCAGGATTTGTATGCCAGTATCCGCGATGCGCTACAGGCAGGACAGCATACTGTTCAGTTGCAGATCTATCCCCACAGGATGGGCTGGGCATCTGGTATGTCAGGTCAGAACGCAGACTTTTGGCAACAACTCAAACAGGGCTATGACGTATTCGAATCCACACAACAGCCTGTGCCAGTGAAAATAGTTAATGGCCGTTACATTTTTAATTGACAAGTGTTAACTTCTTTAGTATCATCGATACTAGGAGCAAACAATATGTTGATTTATGGATTTAGAGGCACGATTGATTGGAGTAAAGTCAGAGCGGCTTTCAAAAAATGCACAACCATGGCTGCTCCTGATGTGGAACGATTGATCAAAAATATCAAGGCAGGTCAGACACAACAGGTCACGGATGACTTCGTGCTGCACGATGAGCTCAAAGAACTGGGCTTGCTTGTAAAATAACACTGAATCCACTAAATATCTCTAGAGGATTCGTGATGATCAATACCAAATACTGGATGCAGATCCAGCAGATTGCAGATCTTTCCAGATGGATAGAACAAGCGGAAGCCAAAGCTGCATTACTTGTAAAAGTAATAGAGTCGTTAGACCAAGTCCCAGAAACAATAATCTTTCCCAGTTTCAATCCTGTAGTGCTATGTTTGGAAAAAACATATGACTGCACGGTTGTTGCTGATCAGTCTGTGAAACATTATTGGGGTAGCAGCAGCAAATTTATCGACAGCCTGGATCAGATGCAGGAGCCAGCAGATCTGTGCCTGGCGCTGGACGAATACCTCACTTATGCTGAGACAGAACTGGAACAGCGAGACAGATTGAGTGAATTAAAAAACAGCACACGTGGCTGGTTGATCACCACCTGTCAGGATTACAAGAACGCCGCTCCTCACAAGCGTAGCCAAGCAGAAACCACCACACACCACACCGACGCAGACTATATCGTGATAGACCAGACCAATTGGGATAAAAATAACAGACAGAATTGGCAGAACTATATATACATGATAAAAGACAATCACGATTTAACAGTTCTGGGTCCTGAAATGCGTCGTACCATGTATTTCAAACAACTGGCCAAATACAGCAGTGATCTCAACGGCACTGATTATATGATTCAGAAAAACCTTTTATATCGTGGGTTTTTTAAAAAACATTATGAACATATAATCAATGTGAGGTTTGGTTGATAGATCTAAACATACAAGAACAGATCAACAATAGTGTACGTGCAGCGATAGAAAACTATCTGCAAAGCACCGATCTGGACAAAATCATCAGTGATAGCCTGCAGACCAATATAAACAACGTGATCGTCAACACCAGCAACAGGTTGCTGGCACAGGTGGTGGGCCACAGGGATCTGGAAGCTGAAGTCAGCGCCATCGTCAATAACATCGTCACAGATTATCTGATGGGGGCTGCCCAGAAGATACTGGAAAACAAACTGGCAGAGCTGGATCTCACTGCGCTGATAGAAAGCAAGACCACCAGCACTGTGAAAAACTTGCTGGATACGGTGTCATTCCCTGAAAGAAGCATAGCTTACAGCAGCGTGGATTTCACAGGATATACACTGAATGCCGAGAGCATAACTGGTGGCATCTACAAGAACTTCACCAGCACCGGCATACAGGATGTCAGCGACAGCCCCCAATTGACCATAACTGACACTGGGCTGGTGGTAGTCAACAACATCACAGCGGAAAACTTGCTGATCAGTGACAACACTTTCACCAATAACCTCACGGTGGAAGGCATACTGAATGTCACAGGGCCCATAGCCGACAGTGCTATACTGAGAAAATACGCCGCAGATATCAGTGATGAGAGGATATCTGCCAACAATCAGCTTAACATAGATTTGACCAATCGTGGTATACTGGATAACGGAAAACTGGTACTGAGCACCGACACACTAGGACCTGGCGTGATCAACAGCAACCTGCGTCGATTGGGTAACCTGACAGAACTCACTGTTAGTGGGCAGGCCATAATCTGTGAAACACTCATGGTATCTGATAACAAGGTGGGTATCAACACGGAAGAAGCCCGTGGAGCACTGAGCGTCTGGGACCAGGATGCAGAGTTCACGCTGGTTAAATCTGCACAGCGCACAATGTTCGCAGGCAGCACCAGGATGACAGATGTCAGCCTGGGCACCAACAACCAGGATCAGATCAAATTGAAGAACACCGGAGAGATAGAGATATCAGGTCCCATCAGATTCAACGGCATCTTGGTCAAGGTCACTGATCGTATTCCGGAACAAGTGGGCGAGCCTGGCGAGTTGCAAATCTTGAGAGACGGATCCGGCATCTATAGATGCCTGGGTCAGAACAGTTGGCAAAGGATAAGTTGATGTTCAAGACAATTTATAATTTTTTTTACAACATCTATTACAGATACAAACGTAAAAAAATGCTGGAAGAATTGAAGAAAAGAGATCCTTTTATCTATTGATGTTAATACCTCAAGATATTTTGATATTGGGAGACAGTTTTGCTTTTGATCGCAGCCAGCCAAATGATTGGCCACTGGTGTTGACCGAATTGCTCACTGGCGTTAAGACCCAGCCACGTGGCGCAGGTTTCAAAGGCGGCAGTTGGTGGAGCGTGAGATGTCGTTTACTTGCGGAATTAGAACAAGCTAGCCCCAAGATAGCTATTTTCTGTCATACAGATCCCTATAGATTAGCCAGCGATTACAATTATGGTATCACTTTGGGTATACTAGATAGCGATGATTTATTTGTTCCAGATGAAGTGAAACACACTTATTATCCTGAAAAATTTGATGCTGCGAAATTATTTTATAAGCACCTTTTTAGCAAAGAATATATGGAATGGGCCGCTGATCGCTGGTATAAAGAATGTGATGAGTTGATGCAACAGCATAATGTAGACAAAGTTATACATCTGTGGTGTTTTGCGTACAGATACAAATTTAGAAAAGGGATGACCAGCAGACAAAACCTATTCCATCTCAGCAGCATCCACGACAAGGACAGCAAACAATTCAGCCGCAACCATTTCCACGAAAGGGAAAACCTGCGGTTAGCTAATACTCTGTTGAACCTTTTATCCAATTATGCAGATGGTGAGATCATTCAGGAATTATTGCCTTGATGACCAGCGATGAAATATTGATCGTAGGTGATAGTTTTTGTGGGCAAAGGCACAAAACAGGCGACTGGCCCTGGGAGTTACACTATCTGTTGACAGGTGAGACAAACATACCCAGGGGCAAAGGTTTTCCAGGTGCCAGTTGGTGGAGCACTAGGAGGTGTTTGTTGCAAGAATTATCTATTAAAATACCTAAGTTGTTGATAATTTGTCATACCAATGAATACCGCCTGCCCAACGACCATGATCTGGGAATAGGACAAGGGCAAGCCAACAACGATCATATTTTTGTTCCCACAGAGGCAGAAGCTATTTACAGCAGCGAGATACTAGATGCAGCCCGTGGTTACTATAAACATTTGTTTTCCAGGAATTACTGGATCTGGGCAGCACAATCCTGGTACAACGAACTTGAAGACCTGATCCGATTACACCGGATACCTCAGGTATTACACTTGTGTAGTTACAATCAAACCTATCAGTTTCAAACAGGCATGGTATCGGAAAAATGCCTGTTTGATATGGTCATTTATAATGAAAATCACAGCAACCATTTTGGATACGAACATAATAGCCAGATAGCCAAAAGTTTATATAATACCTTGACAAATTATTCAGAAGGTAGTAGATTTATTATATGAAATACCTGGGTATAAATGCGTTAAATCACGACGCAAGTGTGTGTTTGGCCACTGAACAAGAAGTTTTATTTGCTGCTCATAGCGAAAGATACAGCAGGAAAAAAAGTGACAATTTGCTCAACGAACATATGCTGGCAGATATGGCCAGATATGGCAAACCTGATAAAATATTGTGGTTCGAGAATCCCTGGACTAAAGCACTACGCAGACTATACAGCGGCGAACGGCCAGTGTTTCAGGATCCTGTCGCACATCTAAGGCAATTCGGTCTGGACGATTTGAAATTTGAAACAGTGCCGCATCACGGTGCTCACGCGGCGTTGGGTTATTATACCAGCGGCTACACTAACGCTGCAATAATCGTGGTAGATGCCATAGGAGAATGGAAAACTACCAGCATTTGGTACGGATGTGGCGCTGAGTTATACTGCAAGTGGCATCAGAGTTATCCAGATAGCATGGGATTATTTTACACCGCCATAACACAAGCCATTGGACTCAAACCCAACGAAGAAGAATACATCACTATGGGTATGGCTGCCTATGGCGAGCCTGTACACGCGGTGGAGTTGAAACAGATGTTGTTCAGCGATTGGACACCGCCTCGCTGCCCTATGCGATATAACATCCATCGTGGCATTAAATCCTTGCTAGAGCACCGGGGCTGGCGAGCGGAAGACATAGCCGCCAGTGCTCAACAGATATTCCAGGAATATATGCAAGGTCTGGTATCCTATGCACGTAAGCTGCTGCCCAGTGACAACCTGATCATCAGTGGGGGGTGTGCTCTTAATTGCGTAGCTAATAGTGAAATCCTAAAATCAGGCGTGTATAAACGGATGTATGTGCCAGCCAATCCAGGCGATGCTGGGCTCAGTATGGGCGCGGTCTTATACAAGACCAGGCGTCAGCAAAGATTAGATCACGTCTATCTGGGACATGATATCTGTGGTAATGTTGATATCACAACAGTTGTGGATGCTCTGGAATCAGGGCAAGTGATAGGCATAGCAAATGGCAGGGCTGAGTTCGGCCCCCGTGCTCTGGGAAATCGCAGTATACTGGCCGACCCACGTGGGCCAGATGTGAAAGATCGTGTCAATACCATCAAACAAAGACAGAAGTTCAGACCATTCGCACCAGTGGTGCTGGCCGAACACGCCAGGTTCCATTTCGATGTCACGGATGACAGATATGATTTCATGCAATATACGGTAAAATGCCTGGAGCCTGACACATATCCGGCTATATGTCACGTGGATGGCACCAGCAGAGTGCAAACTGTGCATCATAACAATCCAGGTATCATACGGGCTATACTGGAAGCCTGGCAAGCACGTACTGGTTGTGCTATGTTGCTAAACACAAGTCTAAATATACGAGGCGAACCACTAGTTAATGATATGTCTGATGCCAGGCGGTTCAGTGAATTACACGACATAAGGGTTTTCTGATGTTCATAGCAATAATGGGGGACAGCTTCGTACGGGACTATAAAAACACATATCTGGAAACCATGGTAACAGAATGTGGATTGCATCTTATAAGCCATCAGGGTTTCAGCGGACAGAGCCAGTACAAAATATGGGAAAACTTCCATCGTGTTTTGAATAGAGAACCTGATGTGGTACTGATAGTTCATACGGAACATAGCAGACTGTATCATCCCACAGTTGCTATAAATCCACATATAGAAAATTTCACTTTCGACAATACTGTTAGATCAGAAATCATATCAGCGGCCAAGATGTATTATGAACATTTGTATGATGAAATTTTCAGTTTCAATATGTACAAATTATTGATAGATGACATACAAAACAAGTGCAGGGAAAGACAGATCAAATTGATCAATATGCCTGCATTCAATAGCACTTATGTGAACAAAACTTATGGATTGTGGTTGGTAAGCGATATGGGACTGTCAAGTTGCAGTAAAGCAGACTGGCCCGATTGGGGTAAAAATATGCAGGACAGCAGATCCAATCATTTCACTCCCAATGGTCATAGGATCCTAGCGGAAAATATCATACCCCACATCAAAACCTATTTGAATGGTACAGAAATGCTCTCTATCCAAATGATCCATCCGCAATATTTCGGTTGACAATCGTTATATCTGCTGTATATTAGTATTATGACATCAGAATCTTACGATCCACCTCCGGAAATACCTGCTGTATTTTTGTCGGACAAGGCAACTGTTGACAAACGTCGCGACATATGTAATAATTGCGACAATAAGAAACTTAATGTGTGTACATTGTGTGGCTGTTTCTTGCCTACCAAGATACGTGTGACATTCAGTTCTTGCCCAGATGGCAAATGGTGATCCATGAAAGAAAAAATAGGTAATGTAGTTTTGGCCCCCACTGACAACCGTATGCGAGCCAAACGCTATAACTTTGAATACAGGATGGTCATACTTGATTATGAAACTTTTAATGGATTGAGAAAGGTAGCCCAAGATCAAATGGGACATTGGGCTTGGTTCGATAGGCGCAAGGTGCTTATTAGGAATGAAAGATTCGCCAGTGACTATGATTATAGGTCCGATTTTACTAAAGTCAGACATAAATTGTACTTTCGTAATCGCGAAGATGCCATGAATGTGCTAACATTATACATACTCCAACACGGGACAACAGAATGACAAATCGTATAGGGTTTTGCTGCAAATGGCTTGACCATCCGGATCAGGTCAATGGGCTTAAACCCAAGGATGACGCCAAGCAATACACAGACCTAGGCACAACTGTGGCCTGGCTTAACCGTCAGCCACGTGATGTTGCTGAACAGAAGCTGTGGGACATCATGGTGTACAACACAGAAGCTGTACACAAATTGATCAAGAAAGTGGGAGAACAAGATGCCGGTCTTAGAATGGTGCGTCTTAGCAGCAATCTTTTGCCTGTCTACACTGAACCTACTTACAGTTATTTCTGGCAGCGTCCGGATGTACGTAATTATTGTGAGAAGGCATTCAGTACAGTGGGTGCCACTGCTAAAGCTCTTGACGTTAGGCTTAGTATGCACCCTGGTCAGTTTGTGGTGCTTGCGAGTGACAATGACGAAATTGTTAACCGTAGCATAGAAGAATTCGAATACCACACTGACATCATCAGGTGGATGGGCTACGGTAAGACATTCCAGGACTTCAAGTGTAATGTACACATCAGCGGCCGACGTGGTCCTGACGGCATTCGTGCAGCCTTAAATAGGCTGAGCCCAGAAGCTCGCAACTGCATCACAGTGGAGAACGAGGAGTACAAATATGGTCTGGACGATTGTCTCAGTCTCAGTGACGTTGTACCTACTGTACTGGACTTGCATCATCATTGGATTCGCGATGCAGATTATCTCGCGCCTGATGATGTACGTGTTGCTAGGATTCTTGACAGCTGGCGCGGTGTACGGCCTGTACTACATTACAGCGTCAGCCGCGAAGACCTACTCCGAGAATCTAGAGTGGTTCTGGAGTCTGTGCGGCCGGTGATGCCTGATCTGCTGGAATCTGGACTGAAGAAAGCAGCACTCAGAGCACACAGCGATATGATGTGGAATAGTGCTGTCAATGACTATGCTCTTACTTTCGCCGACAAATTCGACATACAGTGCGAAAGCAAGGGCAAGAACTTGGCCAGCTTTGCGCTTTATGCATATCAGCAATTAAAAAATAACGCATAAAAATCGTTGCACTGCACAAAAAAATATTGCACCGCATATAAATATCGTGTAATATAAATCATAACACAAAGGAGAACTAATAATGAATATCGAATCAATCACTGAATTTTACCGTAATACCGCTAATGTAGTGCTGGCTTATGTGCCCAACAAGGAAATCAAGGAAGTATTCACCAAGATCGTGGACGTCCAGGTGGACCTGACCAAAGTCACCAACACTGCCATCACCAATGCAATGAAGACCCTAGTACCTTCAAAATAATTCATTAGTGTCCGACGGTAGTAAATAGTTAAACTAGGAGACATCGATGTTTAATTGGTTAAAAAATCTATTTGGCATTACGCCAAAAACTACCGAAGTACCTGCCGCCACTGTGGCTAAGATCGAAGCAGAAGTGCAGAAGGTCGCGGACGAAGTAAAGGCAGATGTTAAAGTTGTGGAAGCAAAAGCGGAAGCAGTTGTGGCAGAAGTCAAAGCAGAAGTTGCTGCTGTGGAAGTGAAAGCTGAAGCAGTTGTGGCAGAAGTAAAGGCAGAAGTTGCTGCTGTTGAAGTGAAAGCTGAAGCAGTTGTGGCAGAAGTAAAGGCAGAAGTTGCTGCTGTTGAAGTGAAAGCTGAAGCAGTTGTGGCAGAAGTAAAGGCAGAGATCAAAGCAGCTGAAGCATTACCAGAAAAAATGGTAAATGAAATTGTTGCCGAAGTCAAAGCTGTTAAAGAAAAGGTCAAAAAGGCCAGGAAGCCCAAGGCTAAAAAATAATACCTAAAAGGGCCGCAAGGCCCTTTTATTGTCTTGACACCCTGTCGCAGTATGCTATAAGTAATGATAAACAGGAGGTAACCCGATGAAACTGATTGTTAAAACTCGAGTACTTGCATTGATGGAAGATCATTTCAGCGATTTCGCCACACGTGAATATGTGTTGCGGCTGGGACGTAAACCTGTGACCGATCCCAGTGTGCTGGAACGACTGGTGCACCAGGTGGCCTGTAAGGTGGAAAAGCACAAGCCTATGCTTCACGAACACGTGGACAGCTGGTACGTGATTCCCGAAGATGCTCTGCCTGATACTGAACAGCAACAGATGGACCGTTGTGGCGCTGTTGTCGTACCTGCTCACGAACTTTATTGATAGGTGTAAAATGGGTCAACTTGTGGATTGCACTAGCGAATTTACTATTCGTCATCAGTATAACCGTTTGAATCGTATCCTGAACGATCAAGGATATGGCAATCGTGTACTGCTTGTTACCTATCCTTTCGAACATTCCAGTACTGGAATCGGTTTTGCCCTGTATGACAAAACCAGCAAGATAACAAGACCATTGGACGCCGATCTTTATGAACCGCTTATTCCTAAGATTGAACATGGACAGTAACACATTAATATTGTTGGCTGATGTAAGTAGCAAAAGGGCTTATCCTGATGTCAACAACATATATCTGGCCTGTATGAGTTATGAAGATATTCTGGAACTGGTGGAAGCCGTTCCAGAATTCACCATCGTTCAGCCCTGGCCACCACATAATAAAATCAACGTGGAACAGCAACGCAAGTGGATAAGTCGCAGTAAATTTTTCCTGCTATTGGTGCCCAAGACCAGCGACAGCAACAGCACATTGCATATGAAATACAGCATAATCCATAATCGTGGCCTGCCACATTTACGCCGCAAAGATTACGATTAATTATTGCATTAGGCCAGCAGTCACTATATAATAGCAACAATAGCGGAGATACTATGACAAAAAATGTATTGGTAACAGGTGGTGCTGGCTTTATCGCGCATCACGTAATCGACCACTTGCTTAAACACACAGACTGGAATATCATCAGTCTGGATCGTCTGGATTTTTCAGGCAACCTAAACCGACTGCACGATGTTATGCAGGATCACGATGCACTAACTCGCAAACGTGTCAAGATCGTGTTCCACGATCTTCGTGCAGAGATCAATCCTCTCACTGCTCAGCGCATCGGCAAATGTGACATCATACTGCATCTGGCTGCAGGAAGCCACGTGGATCGCAGCATCGACTATCCCATGGAATTCGTGCTGGACAATGTGGTGGGCACTTGTAACATCCTGGAATTTGCTCGCAAACAGCCTGACTTGGAACGCTTTGTGTACTTCAGCACAGACGAAGTTTTTGGTCCGGCACCCGTGGGCGTGAACTATGGCGAATACGATCGTTATAATTCGGGTAACCCCTACTCAGCTACCAAAGCGGGCGGAGAAGAACTGGCAGTGTGTTATGAGAACACCTACAAGTTGCCAGTGATCATCACACATACTATGAATGTGTTCGGTCAACGACAGCATCCTGAGAAGTATATCCCCATGTGCATCCGCAAGGTGCGCGATGGCGAGACCATCACTGTACACAGCGACCGCACCAAGACCATTCCTGGCAGTCGCTTCTATATCCACGCATCTGATGTGGCCGACGGTCTGTTGTTCTTGTTGAACAACGTGGATGAACGCCATTACACAGATATGGGCACCAAGGTATGTCCCAAGTTCAATCTGGTAGGCAAGCAGGAGATCAATAACCTGCAACTGGCTCAGCTGATAGCTGATGCACAGGGCAAGCCACTGAACTATGAACTTATGGACTTCCACAGCAGCCGCCCGGGCCACGATCTCAGATATGCACTTAGTGGAGACCTGATGCGTAGCATGGGTTGGGAACCCAAGATCGAGCTGACAGAACGCATCAGCCAAGTGGTGGAATGGACTCTCAAACGCACAGATTGGTTGGATCTAGATGAATAAAAAACGCAAATATGGTGTATTGGTAACCAGCGCAGTAAATGCCAAGTTTAGCATTTATAAACCCGACGAAAGACTGGCGCAGACGCTGGAAACAATCAAAAGCATCAGAGAACGGGTGCCCAATGCTGTGATCTGTCTGACAGATTGCAGTGTGCCGGCTATCTCAGATGATGTGAAAGCAGAACTACAGAGCCACGTGGATTATTTCGTTGACTTTAGTCAAGATGAAACAGTCAACTGGATAGCTGAAAATATCACAGTGCAGGATGTGGTAAAAAATATGACAGAGCTGGTGGTGGTCACTGGTTTTTTCGAGATGGCACTGGAGCAGGGCTGGTTTGCTGATTGCGATCGTGTGTTTAAAGTCAGTGGCAGATATAAACTGACAGACCGTTTCTGGATCGGCGATTACCAGCGCGGTGTGGTGGGCGACAAGTATGTGGTCAGCAAACGCAACCTGAGCCAATTCGCGCCTGGCATCACTGGTGTTGATATGCAGTATATGTTGCGTGTGTACAGCCTGGGTACCAATCGTATACCTGAGTTTATCCAACTGTTGACAACGATGACCAAGCACATGAAAGACCGTGTGGATGCTGGTGGTTACATAGATATCGAGCATCTGTGGTACAAGTTCCTGCCCAACAAGGATGTGGTCATATTCGACCGCACAGGTGTGACCGGAAATATCGGACCCAACGGTCAACAGATCGAAAATTAAGGACAGCCAATGGCACAGATTAATGCTTTCACTATTCCTATCTGGACATTCAATTTTCCCCAACACGATGAATTGAAACAACAGTACATAGAATATGCTAGCGACAGTGCCAATTGGGGTCGTGATTTACCACATATCAAATTCGGCAAAGCCACACTGCACAACGAACCATTGTTCAAGAGCTTTGCCGAATTCGTCCAGTTGCAAACAGAATGGGTCATGAGCCAGATGGGTTACCAACCCAAATGCCAGATAACCAGTCTGTGGAGCACACTACAGCCACCTGGTGGCAGACATCATCGTCATATCCACGGCAACACTTTCCTAGCTGGGGTGTATTATCTCAGTGGTGCAGCTGGTACACGTGGTACTACATTCTACAGTCCGGCAGCAGCCAGCCACATTATCGTTCCTGCCAGATTGCCTGGCAGGAATATGTTGATAGCACACAGGCATTCCACTGAATTCGTGCCTGGTACCCTGGTGATATTTCCTGCTTGGTTGGAACACCAGACCGATCCCAACGGTACCAATGAAAATCGCATCATATTGGGTTTCAATAGTATGCCCGTGGGACAGACCACGGCTGATCCTTTCGACAGGTATGTGTATCAGGATATGTCAGATCAACCTTTCATCGAGAATTATTGAGGGCTTTAATAAAGCTGGGCTTGCCTATTAGATCAGGTTCCAGCGCCAGTATTTCTATGAAACGGTTCCTGTTATTCGTGAAACGACCGATGTTATCTTTTTTATATCGTTGCATCTGTTCCAGAGTCCAGTCACGACAGATTTTTTCCAATTGATCCACAACTTTAATTATACGCAAGGCAGGATCGGGTTCGTGATCATAGCTGTGATCTATGACATCATCGAACAGATCGAAACCCATCTCTCTCAGGTATTTCAGCTGATCTTTATGGCACAAGAATAATGGTATCTGGCCGAATACCAATGGTTTGAAAGTCTTTTCGCTTAACAGGGGCACCAACCAGGCACCCCCTTGTTGGGCATAAGGAAAATCGTAACTGGTCTCCATGACCACGTGTACGAACGCACTGCATACCCTGGGATCGTTCTGGCTTAGATAACAGATGCTGGCGGCAGGCACACCGTCTCCTATATAACCGTCCAGATACATTGGCATAAGGTGTTTGTACCTGTCTGGTATAAATTCGAAATTATCCCTGCAATAAGACAGCCCAGGATCGTCGACACTGGCATAGGCACTGCCCACGCTCATGTATCCATATTTCAAAAGATCCCTGTCCAGTATTTCCACACTAGCTACAGCTCTTTGCTTTCGTAGAATCCTACACAGACTTATGAAATGATGAGTGGGTGGTTGAGTGTGATCATAGCCCGACCAGATCTGTTTTCTTAAAGCAATATTATAACTGGTGGCTACTCTAATGGGATCGTCGAAATATCTTATACCGGCGCTGAACAGTATCTGGTCATCATAGGGCACTATATTTTTATCATTTATCTCATCACATAATTGTTTCAGATCGAAACGATAACAAGGTGCTTCCCCTATATTGAGATATATGATTTTGAAATGCAAGGAATTTTCCTTCGCGTATGCCAGTCTGTCTGATAAGATATCCCAGGGAAAGTCTGCTGAATAGAAGCTATTTTGATCTATGAAAAACAGGTATAGGTTCTTCTTGTCCACACTGTCTAAGAAACTCATGACGTAGCCTATCTCCCATAATTTTTCTTGATCGTAGGCTACGAAACACCAGTTGGGATATTGGCAAGAGATTTTCCACATAGGTTATTTACTATGCAAACATAATCAAAATGCGCTATAGATAAATACTTCTGGAGAGTTTTATGCATAAATTTATGACTTTTGTTGTAATTTTGATGATTTCTGGTCCTGCGTGGACGAGTGAAATGGTTTTTGGCTATAAAAATCCCAGCTTCAGCGGCGAAGGATTCAGCAGTCACGCCTTGACTATCGAGAATCTGGAATTTAATCGCAAACAAGCTATTAAGCAGGAACAGCGAGCAGCACTGGATGCCATAGCAACTGCTGCCAAGAACACCAATCTAAATAAATTCTTGAACAATCTGGAATCACGTATCTATGCCCAGCTGAGTCTACAGATGAGCAATGCTATGTTTTCCGATGGTGCCACCTCTGGTTCTATGGACTTCGAAGGCACTAACATCAGTTGGATAAAAGATGCAACAACTAATATGATCAAATTGACACTGATCGATCCCACTGGTAACCGTACTGAGATCAGTGTTCCCATCGGGAGTTTCAAATTTTGATTAAGAATATAGGGCTGATATTATTGCTGGCACTGTCAGGTTGCACCAGTTTGGTGGGTAAAGTGCCCACCAGCGTGGAACCCAACGATATGCCTGAAATCATCAGCAAACCCAGATTAGCAGAACTGCCAGGTTTGCGTAAGCCAGACGGTCCTCCCATAGTGGTAGCTGTGTACAGCTTCACTGACAAGACTGGCCAGCGCAAACCTAATGACAAATTCAGCACTTTTAGCAGTGCTGTCACCCAGGGTGCAGAAGTGTTCCTGATCAAAGCCCTGCAAGATGCTGGCACTGGCACCTGGTTTAAACCTGTGGAGCGTGTGGGACTGGACGACTTGATAAAAGAGCGTCAGCTGATCCGCAACCAGCGTGAGACCTATGAAGGACAAAATGCCAAACCACTGGCACCCATGTTGGTGGCTGGTATAATGTTGCAGGGCGGTGTCATTGGTTATGATAGTAATGTGGGATCAGGCGGTATCGGCGCCAGATTCCTGGGCATAGATGGCAACACTCAGTATCGCACTGATGAGGTAACCATCATCATCAGACTGGTCAGTGTACACACTGGCGAAGTATTATTAAGTTCTGGAGCCAGCAAGACTGTTTACTCAGCAGGCACCAGTGCTAATCTAATGAAATTTATCGATGCTGGCACCAAAGCTGTGGAATTTGAAGCTGGTGTCACAATTAACGAACCCACCACATACGCTGTGCGAATTGCGATCGAGGCAGCAGTGGTGGATTTAATCAAACAAGGTATAGTCAAGGGGTTGTGGAGACACGCTCCGCTTACAGCAGAAGAACTCGCGGCAGCGAATCGAAAGACGGATAAAAAATGAGGTATCTAGGCTATGAAACAGTTTATGAAACTGTTACTAGCACTATCGCTAATGGCCACCACTCCGGTGTTCGCTCAAAGTCAGAATACAGTATACATCGATCAGATAGGCAGTAGCAGTACGATAGATGTGACACAGACAGGTAGCAACAACGTGGTGGGAGACGAAACTAATAAAACGATCTTTCGTGGCAACAGCCAGCTGGTAAGCATAACACAGATAGGCAGTAATAACAACAGCGTGTTCAATATACAGGGCAATGGTGCTCAACTGACCAGCAATGTCACTGGCAGTTTCAACACTGTCAATGCCAGTTGCGGTGCTGCGCCCACAACTGCTTGTACAGACACTATAATAACAGCTAATATAAATGGTAATACCAATACAGTTAATGTCACAGCTGGCGCCAAGAGCACAGCCACAGTGGATGCCACTGGTGATAACAACACAGTGGGAATAACAAGTTCAACAACCAATCTACTGGGAGCAAGAGCTCGTATCACAAGCACTGGCGGTAATGGCAATGCCATCACTGTGAGCCAAACCGGCACAGCTGGCTTAAACGGATTCGATGCGACAGTAGATGTAACAGGCGGCAGCAACACAATAGGAGTCACTCAGAGTGGCACAGTGGATTCAACAGTCAATATCAAGAGCGTTGGCAGTAACAACAGCATTACTGTGCGTTCAGGCAACTGATGTTTGGTCGGCGGCCGGTACTGTAACAGAACAGACTGGTCCTACTGAAATTCAACGCGACAAACAAGTGATTCCCAGCGCAAAAGATTCAGGCGTGGAGCAGAATGATGCTGTGGTCACAGCCAACAGCAAAGTCAGCATCACCTTTCAAGACAACAGCACTGTGAAAATAACCGAACAGAGTAAACTTGTGATAGACAGCTTTGTGTATGATCCAGCCAAAGGTGATGCTGGCAAAGTGGGACTCAAGATGGCCCTGGGCACAGCCAAATTCGCATCAGGCCAAATAGCCAAAGCTAATCCACAGTCTGTGAGTATAGAAACACCCACTGCTACTGTGGGTGTGCGTGGCACGGACTTCAGTATGACAGTGGATGAGCTGGGCCGTAGCCTAATTGTTCTGTTGCCCAGTTGCCCAGTGGGTTACAAAAGCCTGGAAAAAGATTGCAAAGTGGGTAAAATAAGTGTCACAACAGATATGGGCACGGTGTGGTTGGACAAGATGTTCCAGAGCACTCAGACAGTTAGCAGGGAAGGCAATCCTGCCAAGCCCACCATATTGCAACTGACAGATGCACAGATAAGCAATATGTTGATATTGACCAAACCCAAACACGCCACCCACGATGAGACTGGCAAAAACATATTAGATCGCAATGAGCTGGATAAAGATTTATTGAGATACGATGCACTCAATGTGGATCTGCTAGCGGAAGCAACTGGCAAACTGGCACAAAACTATCTGGATTCTTCATTCCTGGAAAACATTATCGATCTCATGAACGCTGGATTATTGGATAATGCGCTGGCTGAACAGGACGATCCCATGTTGCCCAGATATAAACCCAACAAAGTACAAGGTCTCAAATACTATGTGGAAGACTACAGCCTTAACCTGTATCGCGCAGCCCCCAGTCACTTCGCTCAAGTCATAGTGGACAAGGACAGCAGCGCACAGATAAACATTTATCAGGACGGTTTGCCCATACTACAACAGGTCAATAAACCAGGTGGCAGCACCATAACCATAAGGCAGAGCAAATGAAACGATTATGGTTACTGGCGATTATAACCCCAGTTTATGCTGCTGATACTGTTTATATCGACCAAGTGGGAGATCTTAATAATATAACCGTCAACCAGAAAGATAGTGATAGCAAGACAGCCATAGTGCTCAATCAGGGCAACAACAATCAGTTAGCCATCATACAGGAAGGCACTGGTGCCCATATGGCATTCATTGGCACACCTCCAGCTGGACAATCAGGAGCTAATTTTATCACTAGTATCGCTCCCAATAACAATAACAATATACTGACCATATTCCAGACCGGATCAGGCAACCACACTGCTGCCATCAATCTGGATAAGACCACCAGCAATAACAACAACTCAGCTGTGATACAACAAGCTGGTTCAGCACCCAAGAGCTTTGTGTTTAATCTGAGCGGCTCAGGCATCACAGCTAATGCTCTGCAGGATAATGCATTAACACCAGATGCCAGCAGCATGAGTATCCAGTGTTTGACACCCCCCTGCTCAGGATACACTTACACAAAACGTTGATATAATAAGTAAAAGATCGAGGGGATCAGTATGGAAAAATACATTAACTGGATCACTGGCACTGGCGCTGTGATCATCTTGGCCTTAGCATTGCTGTTTGTGCGATATGCAGATCCCAGCCTGGTTAAAACACTTAGATTGAAAGATTTCGATTACCTGATGACCAGTCAGCCACAACAGGTCAGCAAAGATATTGTATTGATAGACATAGGTGAAAAAACCCTCAAAAGTTGGGGCCAGTGGCCGCCACGTCGCGATGCGTTTGCTGAATTGGTGGGCAGATTGCGCCAGGCCAATGCCGGCGTAATCGCTATGAACATACTGTTCGCCGAACCAGATAGATTGGGTGGTGATGATCCCTTGGCAAGTGTGCTGGATCAAGGTGTAGTGATTAGCCAAGCAGTCAGTATCAAAAGCCAACAACCAGATGCTGTGCGCCGTGGTGTGGCCAAGATAGGCGCAGATCCCGCACCCTGGACATTCAGCTGGCGCGGCGGGGTCAGTCCAATTCCTGAATTGGCCAAAGCCGCGGACGGTGTGGGGGTAGTTGCCACAACACCAGAAATAGATGGTGTTGTACGCCGTATGCCCATGATAGTCAGACTGGCTGGAGAATTATATCCCAGCTTTCCGCTCGAGATAATCCGTGTGGCCACAGGAGATCCCAGTTATCAGATCAAGACTGGCGATGCTGGCATAGAAGCGGTACGCATACCACAGTTTCCCACCATAAACACAGACAACAATGGTCGCATCTGGTTGAGCCAGAACACCAAATTCGAACGTGTGGAAGCCATAGATGTGATCACTCGTGAAAGCACCTTGGATCTATCAGATAAGATAGTGATAGTGGGACTAACTGCTGAGGGTTTGGGTAATATCATAGGCACTCCCCGGGGCGAAATTTATCCACACGATCTGCAAGCGCAGGCATTACAGACTCTTATTAGCGGCACAACTATAAGTCGCCCAGCCTGGGCAGATCTAGCAGAATTAGCAGCATTGGCTTTATTGAGCATTTTGCTCGTCTTGATAGTACCACGTGCTGGTATTAAAACCACATTACCTCTGTACGCTACATTAATAGGAGGGGTCATATATGTACACATTAGCCTATTCGATAATGGAAATTATCTCCTGGATGCCAGCTATCTTCTGGTCGCTGGTAGTCTTGTATTTTTCCAATGTGTTTTTAACAATTTTGTTCGAGAATTTAGACAAAAACAACAGATAAAGAAACAGTTTGGCACTTACCTGAGTCCCAAGATGGTGGAAAAACTGCAACAGAATCCAGACCTGCTCAGGCTGGGAGGAGACAGCAGAGAACTAAGCATCATGTTCACTGACGTGCGTGGCTTTACTACCATCAGTGAGCATTATGGCAAAGACGTCCAAGGATTAACTAAGATCATGAACCGCTACATGACAGCAATGACAAGGAAAATCATCGACAATGAAGGAACACTGGACAAGTACATCGGTGATGCTCAGATGGCATTCTGGAACGCTCCGCTGGATGATAAAGAACACGCGAAGAACGCCGTTAGAACGGCCTTGGAAATGTTGGACAGCCTTGCTGCGTTCAATGCCGAAGTCACTGCGGAAGGTATTCCTCCTTTTGGTATGGGTCTGGGCATTAATACCGGGGTCGTCGTTGTTGGTAATATGGGCAGTGAGCAGCGTTTTGACTACACTTGCTTGGGCGATAGCGTTAATCTCGCAAGCCGTCTCGAAGGGCAGTCTAAGCCTTATCACGTGGCTATGGTCATTGGTCCTCTAACTAACGAATATGTCAAAACGGATTTCTTCACGCTCCCCTTGGACTGCTTGGCGGTTAAGGGCAAGAAAGAAGGCGTGGACATCTTCACGGTACTAAACACTGAAGGTGCTGATAAACCCAATTGGAATCAGGATAAGATCAATCATGTGACTATGATGAAAGCATACAAGGCACAAAGATTCACGGTCGCTAAGAATATGAGTAGGGATCTAATAGGCGCATTTAATGGTCAGATGGATCATTATTATGAGATGTGGATCGAACGTTGTGCCGATTATATAAAGAATCCACCTGGCGCAGATTGGGACGGAGTATTCCGCACAAACACAAAATGATCAATCTAGCCACGGTCAAATGGTTACACATAGAATTAACCAGCAGATGCAATGCCAGCTGCATAGCCTGCCCCAGGAACAATGACGGTTATGGCGTGATACCTGGTCTGCAGATAGCCGATTTACCTATCCCACGGCTAACAGAAGTTTTAAATCAACTACCCAATTTAACCAATGTGTTTTTCTGTGGCAATTTTGGAGATTGCATCGCCAGTAAAAATATAGATGATACCATAGATCTGGTCCTGGGCAAAAACCTGATGATACAGATACACACAAATGGCAGTTTAAAAACCACCAATTGGTGGCGCCAATTGGGTGTGAAATTAAAAGATCATCAACACAAGATTATTTTTGGTATAGATGGGCTGGCAGACACACACGCCATCTATAGACAGAATACTAACTTCCATAAAATAATAGACAATGCCCAGGCCTTCATTGATGCAGGCGGTTGTGCTGAATGGCAATTCCTGCCCTTTGCTCACAATGAACATCAGATCAAAGATGCTTACAAAATAAGCAAACAGATGGGATTTAAAAACTTTTATCTGGTAAAAAATGTTCGCTATCGTAATGTGCCCCGGCACCACAAGACCGGCGAACCTATAGAAATTAAACCATGGTCCTTGGAAGAAAAGTTCGGACGCCACAAAGGCAAAGTCAGTAATATAGAAGACAATAAGAATAACACATTACATCCAGAAAATTGTATGCATCTGAACTTGCCCAGTGTGTACGTCAATTTCAAAGGGCAGCTGATAACCTGTTGTTTCATTAAAAATTTACAGATAACAGATGCAGACATAGCACAAGAAATAGAGACAGGGCAGATCAGAGAAGAATGTTTGATATACTGCGGAAGTAAAAAATGAAGATATTAGCTATCCACGGTGCATTCAGCACCCCCACAATCTTTAACTATGCTAGGGCCAAGATTAAGAGCCATAGTTGGCAAATGTTCGACTACAGTCAAGATATAAATGACTTTCAACAAGTCTGTAACCGCGCCATAGACTCCGTGACAATACCTTGCCACGTGATAGGTCACAGCATGGGCGGTATGATAGCATTGTTTTTAGCTGGACACCATCAGGTGCAAAGCATTACAACGATCGCCAGTCCACTGGATGGTCTGGATGTTAGCATGGCTCAGCAATATATGAGCCGCAGCAGTTTCATTAGGGAATTGAAGAAAAACGGCAGGTTCATCATGGATTTGCACTACCAGGCCTATCCTATGCCAGTGCAGCATATAATCACTACACGCGGTTTTAACCCTTATATGTTCGATGAGAATGATGGGGTTGTTAGTCTTACTAGTCAGCGTGGCTGGAGTGCTGGCGCTGTTCATGAGATAGCTGCTAACCACGCTGAGATAATGCAACACGATGATTGCATCAAGCAGTTAAAAGCATTTATCAGTGATTGTTGATGATATAATGGAAAATAATGCCTGCAATGACTGCAAGCACTATTCCGGCGACAATAATAAAAATACTTGAATCAAACATCAAAAGAACAAAAATAAACCTTGTGCCATCATTGCTATAGCTGCTGCTTGAGCTGCTATGCCTGCCCAGAACATAAGCATACCTGCACTGAGCATACTAGCTGTGACCAAAACTATACTGATCTGCATCACACTGCCAGCAATGCCTATCCAGGGTGCTTGTTTTTTAGCACGATCTCGATCTGCTTCTATCTGTTTGGCTGAAGCCAACAATTCTTTCTTGCCTTCACCACTAGCAGGATCCGATTCATATCTGGCCACTGCTGCTTTGTATTTGTTCAGTCTGGCTGTGAGTTGCTCACGAGGGCCAGCCGCCATATTCTTGTCTTCCAATACCATTTCCAGATCATCTGCTGCCATCTGATACAGGCTCTGTTTGATACTCTTGGCCTGATAGAAGCTGTAAACGTCGTTGAGATGTATTGTTTCGTTCAGGATGCGGCTGCTGAGTGTGCTGCCTATGAAAGCATCAAAGCTGTAGATAGCAGCGAATATACTGATGATGAATGCTGCTTTGCTCTTGAGACCTCCTGTGGGAGCATCGCCCACTTGGTCTGCTTTTTTACTCAGTTGTTTTAGAATTGCGTCTCCTAGTGCCATTTTGTTGATCCTTTTAGATTACTTATCTGTGGATCACACCAAATGCCACTGCACCGAAGAAAGCAGCCACCGCCACGGTCGCCACGCCCAATATTATCAGCATCAAATGACCAACGCCCAGCATCTCATCCTGCTGTGCCTGTTTCACTGTGCTAGCAATGCGTTGTTCTTTCATTATTTTCTTATAGGCTTCGCGCTCGCTGTGGCTCATTTTCATGAACGCTTCTTCTTGCTTTTGTTTAAGGTAGGCTTCGTTTTTAGCTTTGATCACAGCATTGTTTGCAGCAGTCATAGCATTTTGTTGTTTCATCTTAGCATTAGCGGCAGCCTTCATGTTCTTGCCGTCACGCAACACGTCAGTCACGTCGAAGATTGCTGAGGCAAGTGTCTTACCCCATTTTTCTCCAGTTTTTAATGCTTTTTCTGGATCCATATCCTGTATTGCCATACAAGTATTTATTAACTATTATATTTTCAAAGCTACGCATATAAGTGCCACGAGTAGCAGTGCTGCCATTGTGCCCAGGAATATGGCATCATTGATGGGTAAGCGATATCCAAAAGCCCATAAATCGTGTATGTTACCGAAATTTCCGCCCATCATCACTCCTTGCTGTTGCCGAAGAAGTAACCTATGATCGTGGCCACAGCCGTACCCAAGAGGAAACCCAAAATGATATCTGCAAAATGTTGGCTGTCCTTGGGCATGGGTACGAAAGTCACCGCAAAGAAATAAAATGCACTCACGGCACTCCAGAACCAACTGAACCAATATATGAAATGAGCAGCGGTTTTGTCACTGCCGTGAAGCAGCTCATGTTGTTTTGATCTAGCATCAGCTACATCTTTAGCTTGGGTTTCGTTTATTGGTTGTGCCATTGACTTTTTCCTTGTTTTCTTGAGGTGAGACACTCACTTTAACAGTATCTATTCCGTTTTTTTCTGTGACTTCGACGGTGCCGTTGGGTTTCACTTCCACGGTGTGTTGATGTGCCAACTCTTCAGCGGCCTGTCTCTGTTCAGCAGCAGCCTGCAGTTCTTTCTTCTGTGCTTCACTGGAGTTTCTGACATCTTCCAAGTGTCTATCACTTTCGATCTGCTTGCCACGCAACTGTAGCACTATGTTTAATTTCTGGTTCAATCTGATCAGATCATTGTCCAGCATACGTATGCGGTCGATCAGTGCTATCAGTGTGGTATTTGCTTCGCTTAATACAGGTTTAATCTCCACAGTGGCCCATATCCAGATGGTATAGATGATGTATCCCATACCCCCTGCTGCGATGATGGGAAAACCAAACTTATTGACGAGTTCTGCGATATCCATCAGAAGTGGATCCTGTGCATTATCATATCGGTGGTCATGAATATAAGTGTCACAAACAATATAACTAACACGTGACTAAATGTGTCCATATTGTTCCACGCATCTTGAATTTCTTTTATATCATTATCTATATGTTTTTTAATAATTTTTATCATATCAGTGACCCAAAAAATAACTAATAAATTCTTCTATAAACAAATAACCCCAGATAGCAAAAAAAACTAGTGCTACTGTCTGGTTATCCATCAATCTCTCCTCGCATCATTCTTACCGTCTGCTCTGGCGATACGGTCCACGTCTGGCTTGACGCCTAGCGCATTGCTCATAAGTGTGTCAATCCTGATAACATCGTGATTCATTGTCTTGACACGATTATCCAGTGCCATGATGATACCTTTCAATCCGTTGACAGACCCTGTGACGCCTGCTAGGATGAATTTGATGGTAAGAAAGATGAAATAACCCATAGCGCAAGCTGCTGCTATGGGGAAACCTACGTCTGCTACTAATTTAAAGAACATATCCATGGTTCATCTCGAACAAAAATGCAGGATGATCTCCAATAACAATACACCAGATACACTTCCGAATATCACCCCGGCCCATGAATAAGGGCAGGCCAAATAATTAGGAAAGTGTCTGCGTAATATCTGCCATTCTTGACGACTCATTGTTGATTCCCAGCTACGACTTTATTTATTGGAAAACTGCAGAAAAACTTTGACTTATCTGCATAATATGTTATAGTGGATTATGATTATAAAACCCAGAGATATTATGGTGGATCTGGAAACAGTTGCCACTGACCCGCAGGCTGCAATTTTGACCATTGCTGCTATTCGTTTCGACAACAACAAAGATTATTCTGACGTTGCAGATCCTTTCACTCTGGATTACTTCTATACTCGTGTTGATCTGGAACAACCTGGTCGTACTGTCAGTGATGACACTATGAATTGGTGGGCACAGCAGGCGCCGTTAATCCGCGAAGAAGCGTTCGGTGAAGCTGATCGTTTTCCACTGTCCGATGCGCTGATTGCTTTGGAAGCCTGGGCTTCTGGCGCGGATCGTTACTGGGCCAATGGCTCAGCGTTCGACTTTCCAATCCTGGAATCAGCCAACAAGACTCACAATATCCGCAACGCCTGGCAGTTCTGGCAAGTGAGAGATGCACGAACCATCTATCAGATGGTACCTGATCATCAGATGCCCAAAGCAGCCAAGCATCACGCACTATATGATTGCTTGAATCAGATCATCAGGTTGAACGATTGTTTCAATAAGATGGGCCGCTGGCCAAAATAAAACCGATTATCTATGTAGATAATAAATATATTTCTATTACTGGAGGACATAATGTCAACATACTGGGGATTTCACCTCCTTCTCGACTGCTCTGGCTGCGACAATGCCAAGATCAGCGACGGAGACAACATCACTGCTTTCACTAAAGAATTAATTCGTAGGATCGATATGGTCGCTTACGGTGAACCTATCGTAGCACGATTCGCTACACACGATCCTGGCAAGGCTGGTTACAGTATGATGCAGTTGATCGAGACCAGCAACCTGGCTGCTCACTTTGTGGAACGTGACAACACCATGTACCTGGATGTGTTCAGTTGCAAGACCTACGAGATCGACGATGTCATCGCTGTGGTCAAAGAATATTTTGGTGCGGACAAGGTTCGTATCAATTACATCACACGCAACGCCTGAACTGAAACCCCCCTCTGACGGGGGAGGCGATCTGAGCTGTAGGAGCCCGGATCTGTTTGCGTGGATACACAATGGCTTGAACTAACACTGATCCGGCGGATCAGAAGCCAAATCGTGGCCCATAGGAGATATCAAGAGTATCTGAAGGGTATTGTGTATCAGTTTACATACAATGGCAAACTAGGCCCATTTGCATCAACTGAAGCATCTGGGTAGCTGGACCTGGCCCGGGTTAGAGCAGGGTATTGTATAAGGAAAAAACCGGCTAGCGCCGGTTTTTTTTATTTAAAATTTGCAGCTGGCATCCATTCACCAGTATTTTTGTTATAAATTTCTGCGTGATTTACATCTACCGCCGTTTCATCGGGAATCATCCCTACTGGTACACGAACTCTGACATTATCTTCTTTGTTTTTCCAATCGCGACCAAAATGCCCTTGGGAATCGCCTGATGCCCAATATTTGTTGTCTGCTGGCCAATCTATCCTGGGACTGGGATTGGGATTCTTTTCAAAATATCCTGAACTCTGTGCCCCTTGCAGTTCTGCTGGATGCATGTTCCTGTAACCATGCGTCACATCTTCTGGTTTAGCTGGCACCCTGCCATTGAGCAATCCACCTTGTTCTGGTGGTGGCACCACTACATTCTTGACAGCTGGGCCCAGATTGGGAGCAGGTCCTGTATTTTTACCAGATGCTCCTGATGATGCAGGTACAGGCAGCTGTGCTATGGCATTGAGGGGATCGAAAGGTTCTATCTTTTTAGGTTCGGTCATATTGTGTTGATCTAAAGGTATACCCGGACCCTTCCCAAACGGCAATTCTGGTTGCTGCGTTTGTTTTGGTTTATCTATTTTGTCATCTGTATCCGATTCGGATATGAATTCTTTAGCCCTCATCTGTGTGGCCAGTATCTGTCTTTTTTCTGTCTGTGTGCTGCCTGGTGCATGGCATCCACACCACCCAGGCTCCAGTCTGATTTCTTTTCTGGTTCTTTTACAGGTTCAGCTACAGGTTCCTCTGGTACTTCTCTACTGGCAGCACGAACACTCATACGTGGTTTCTTACGTGGTTCTTCTGCAGCTGGTTCTTCCTGTGCCTTAATCTCAGCAGCCTTACGCATCAGCACATCATACATGGGATGGCTACGTGGAACACGATGTCCACCGATGAACAGTGGTTCGTCTGCCTCTGAAATGATTTCTTCCACACGCATTGTGTTTTGCTCCGGTTTGACTGTTTTGTAAAAACTATCGATATATTTATTGAATTGTGATATCTGGAAAATATCGTACAAATGTGTCATTTTTGTTGTTCCTGACTTTTTTGATCCTGCCACGGATCTCATCGAAGAAATTCCAAGCCAATGGCACGAAGCATATGCTGCGATCCGGATATTTTTTCAGCTCATCTATGGTCGCAACTGGTATGCTTTGCCCAGGAGTAAACTTGCCCTGTTTCAGGGGGTTGTCATCGATGATGAAATCCAGCGATATCTTACCATAGTTCAAAAGTGTATTACCTTTGGCCGGAGCACCATATCCCACTATCAAATGGTTATGGTATTTACGCTGACCATCCAGCACCATAGCCAGCTGCTCCGTGGTCTCACGTGCTCTGGTAGCCCAATCTGTATAGGTCTTGATATCGTGTAGTCCAGCAGCACGTTCCATATCCACCAGGCCCTGAATACGTGCTGGGCTGCTGCGATAGCTACTGAACACGAAGATGTCTGATCCACCGTGGATGGTGCCACGGAACACATCTATCAGATTGAGTCCCACATTCTGTGCCAGTGTACGCATACTCAGCACGTTAAAGAAGTTGCGATGCTCGTGATAGATAGTGTCGAATTCGTTGTTGGCTATCATTGCGCTCTGGCTGTTCTGTATGAACAACAGGCTGCTGGTACCCATCACTTGCTTGCACAGTTTCAGGAACGTTTCAGGATCATCCTGGTGTGCGAACACGTTCTGTGCATAGATGATGTCTGGGATCTTGTCTATCTGGGCAGCACTTTCAGGTGTGAAAAAATCACATATGATCTTGTGATTCCGGCTGCTGATGGGATAGATGTTTTCCGCAGGATCTATGCCATATGTGTCCAGCCCATAACGTTTGAAATAATTCAGCTGGCTACCGTCATTACAGCCGATCTCCAGCACTGTCCTGGGTTTAACCTCGGGAAAATATTCCGTGACAAATCCTGCGAACCATTGGAAATAATTCTGCATAGTCAGGCTGGTGCCTGACACATACAGGTAGTTTTTGAACATGATCTCAGGAGCCACGGCGTGTGTGAGTTGCAGATGGCTGCAATCTGGACAATAGTTCACTGCCAGCGGATATGCATCTTCTGCTTCGGTGGCTGTGGCTTTGAAGCTGTTTGCTAGAGGTTGTTGGCCCATATCCAACACCAGGTGGAGTGCTGTGTTACCACAGCACAGACATTTTTTAAGGGGTTTACAATTTTCCATACAGATAATTATTATTCCCCGCCAGCCTGGGTCAAAAGTTCGACTATGGCATTGACGTCATCCACACCGATTTCAGTGATGGGTAGCTTGCTTATGGTCTCCATATAATCGGCCAACCAAGCAGGTATATCTGCGATACTGTTATACATCTGTGCCTCCTGTCATATATCATAATAACATGATGCAGACACAAGTCAACTTAATATGATTAAGCCAGATAAATATCAGATCAAATGGATCGGCACTGATGAAAATACTGGAACTGTGGACGAATTTTTACAGATTGGATGAAGAACTGGTGGGCCAGAAGGCCAATCGCGCCGCATTCATCAAACAAAAACTGGAGCAGACCTGGCGTGGTCTACCAGGATATAAAGACCTGGATGCGTTCCTGGAAAAGCTGGGCGATGTGGATCCCAGCCAGAAAGGCATCTATATGCCCTGGATGGCTGGTCTTATAGTCAAAGCACCACAACAGAATCGTCCGGAAGATCTGGATCGTGTGGGACAAGACCTGCAAGCGTTCGAACAGAACAAAGCCCGCATCGCAAACAAAGACATCAATCAGTACAAGAGCTTTGCTGACTTATATGATGTGATAGCACAATTCCAGAATCAACCTGCTGCCGACCCAGAAGCTGCACAGAAAGCAGCCGAACTGGAAGCGGTAAAGAAAGAACTGATCACTGTATATAACGGACCAGAAGGTTGGATCCGTATACCCACTACACAGAAGGCCGCCTGTTTCATAGGACAAGGCACTCGCTGGTGCACCAGTGCCAACAAGAACAATATGTTTGCTCATTATGACAAGAGCGATAACCTGTTTGTGGTATATGACAAAGCTACCAAGCAACGCCATCAGTTGCATATCGATTCAGGCCAATTGGCACAGGAAGATGACCGCAATGTGGGTGTGAATGCCATACCAGACTGGGCCAAGAAACCCATCGTGGATTTCTACAAGAAGAACAATCCACAACTGAGCATGAAACAGATAATGACACTGGGTAACTGGACAGATGAGAACCTGGCAGCTGGTACACCAGTGGAAGATCTGATGAATCTAATGAAGCAGTATGGTGTATAATCATGAAGATTAAACAAGTGATAGCAGAAAGTTTCGCATATGATTTTGCTGAACCATACGAAATATATGACGCTGACGATTTCATAGCAAAGATAAAAGAGTGGGCCGCAACTGATTTCGATGATGCTTTGATGCTGGCAACGTCAGGACTGGAATATGAGTATCCTGAATTACACGATCAGGTTTGTGCAATAATGAAGCCTTATGCTCTGAAATATGTGCTGGAGATAGCCAAAAACCAACACATACCCAGGGACTGGGAATTGGACGACTATTTCCATCATTATGTGGATAGGATCCTGAAAGAGTTACAACCTGATTGGCCTGAACTGGACCACATCATAGCTGTGGCCGACAAGGCATTCCAACACGCCAAGAAAAACGAATCTTTGGCAGAAGGCACAGAAGAGTCTGATGAATTGGTGGCTGAGTTCCTGGGTTATCTGGATCAGAAAAATTATTGGGAAGCCTTCAACAATCTGATAACTGCTTATGACACAGACAGAGATTGCCTGCAGAGCTGGTGGGCTTCTTTTAACGAGTTAAAGCCAGAGATAATGAAAGGCTTGCTGTATGTGATCAAGAACGAATCAGATATACCAGTGGAAAGCATAATTGATGATATGTATGCAGATCTCCAATGGCCAGAGCTTGTGACTGTCAAAAAAGCAATGACGTACAACAAACAACAAAAAGCAGTTGGTGAAGCATATGATCCTGATTCTGATCCTGTGATTGGTTATGTGCAAAATATGTATAAAGATCTGGCAGATGGCGCCACAGATCTCACTGTATTGAATCTGCGTGATTACATTTATGATACTGGAAGCCCAGAAAACCTGGCCAGATCCATCCTGGAGATAGAACCCAGACTGCCAGCACTGATCCAACAACACAGACACGGTATCATCAAAAGTATGTTGGAGATGGTAAAGAAAGATTACGAGTATGCCGGTAAGGCTTTGTTTCCGGTTTTTGAAGTATTGCAACATCTGGGCATCCGTTGGCCCGAATGTGACCGCATTAGGGCTGCACTATCACAAGGTGCAAAACAAGAATCTGTAACTGAAAATGCAAAACAGTTTCCTGCTGCTGAGATCCTGAAGTATGTGAAACATATCCATCCCGAAGGTGAATTTAATATAGATCATGTGATAACAGATCATCCCTTTTGGACAGAAGCTGATGTGCCTGTGAGCAGCCTGCATATATTCGATCCTGAACAGGATGACATCTATGACCCCTATAACCGTGTGCAGGACACTGACCTGTATCATGTGGACAAACTGATACCCAACATCGCTGCCATACTGCAGAACAAGCCCTTGGTGATCGATGATGCAGGATATATCCTGGACGGCAACCATCGTGCGCTGGCTGCACAGAAAGCTGGATTGAAGATGGTGCCGGTGTGGCAACCTGTAAAAGGTCAGCAGGGTATGGCAGAATCCAATGTGTTTACTAATGCCAGAATGAATGCCATTAAAGCAGGTAAAGATACATTTGTGGTACGCGGAAAAACATACAAAGTGACCGGCGACACCACAGATGAACTGGAAGCAGTTGTCACAGAATCCTGGAGTAAAAAGTACAAGCGCAGCATCAACTGTAGCCATCCCAAGGGATTTAGTCAGAAGGCGCATTGCGCTGGCAAAAAGAAACACAATGAAAGCACAGAGATGGAAATGGTCTGTGAAGACTGTGGCATGTGTCAGACACACGGAGATCATTCAAGAAATACATTGGATGAAGCATGTTGGAAAGGTTACCACAAAGAGGGTAACAAAAAGATGTTTGGTAAAACATATCCCAACTGTGTCAAGAATGAAAGCGACGAAGGTGTGGCGGAAGGCTCGGAAAACAATGGAATTAGTTTCAAGGTACAAAAAGGTAAAAACAAATTTGCAACTACTTTAAGTGTTGGTGTCAACCCAGTAGGAGTATACCAATATGATGCTGATACAGGTCGTAGTGTGGCCGAGGTTTATCCAGAATTCAAAGGCAAAGGA